AAAGAAGATACTTTTGTTACAGATAGAGTTATTTACAGTGTTATAAGTAAATACTCAAAACTTGCTCTTAAGAAGTTAGAAAAAGAAGGTAAGTTATTTGTTAACGATGACCTTTTTACAGAGATCCCATGTTTAGAATTAACAGAAGTAAGTCTTCTAGAAGCTTGCTGTACTGATGTAAGAACATCTTGTAAGATTGTACGAACTAAAAATAAACTACCTAAAATTTTTAATAACGGTTCTGGTCACACTATTAGTTATGTTGCCTCAATCGATGGTTCGACACTTCTAGTACAAACTCATCCGAGGATTTACTCTGCTATGAGTAAGAGTACAAACTTTAGATTTAATAAGAGTAACTACTTTTGGGTAATTAATGAATATATGTATTTTCCTAACTTATTATGGGAAGGAATTAAAATAAGCGCATTATGGGAAGAAGATATTTCTAACTATCAATGTAACAATGAAGAGTGTGCTTGTAACCCAGTTCAGGAAAGTGAAATAACTACTCCTGAATATTTATTTGCTGAAATAGATAATATGGTTATTCAAGAATTATCTACAATGTATAAAGTACCTTCGGATAATAACGATGATAAAATAAACCCTGCTAGATAATGTATAATTACACACTAAGATATAGAACCTTTGATCAGTTACTAAGCGAAACTATTTCAGATATGAGAAACTTAGCTATGGCTGATTCTATCGATCCGCAGAACTTAATCAAAGTAGCTAAGAAAGTTAATTACGATTTGGGTCTGAGAATTAATATGACCAAAGAAAAAGTACTAAATGTAGAAAAAGGTAAGATAAAATTACCTGACGACTTTTATACTATTAATCATGCTTTTATGTGTGGTGAAAGAATAATACACCGTCCGGTACCTCAAGGTACACACGTTGAAAATGTATCACCTTCAGATCCAGGGTATGAAGTGTATACACCGTTCCCTGACTGGGAGGGCGCTTGCGATACAGACCAATCTGTAAAACCGTGTGTAAAAATTGATTGTAAAGGTGATACTTACGATATAATACAAACTATCAATACAGAAAGAATTGTTTATAGATTATCAGTACCTGTTAGATTTTTGAATAACTCTCAAGGTATTGATTGCGATTGTCCCGGGATACATGTTCGTAGCCCATATACTGCTTGGATTAAAGATAACTTCTTATATCTAAATGTAGATTGTGCGAATGTTTATATAAACTATCAAGGTAACTTAGAGAATGAACAAGGAGAGTTACTTGTTCCGGATCATGATTTACTAAACGAGTATTACGAATACGCTTTAAAACAAAGACTAATTGAGAATTTGATTTTAAACGGTGAAAACATAAGCAACGCTCAGATACAAATTATCGAACAGAGACTTCGCGCGGCCCGTAACCAGGCTTTGAGTTTGGTTAATACTCCGAACTTCTCAGAACTTAAACAGGTTTGGGAAAAGAATCGCAAAGCTCAGTATCATAAATATTACGATATGTTTAGAAGTTATAACACGATATATGAAAAAAACTACATCAACCGCATCTAACAAGACATCTTTTGGAAAACGTAAAGGGGGAAAACCTAACAAGTTTAGAGGCCCTCGAGATAAAAAAGTTTCAAAATACAGAGGACAAGGATAATGGCTAAGTCAAATCAAACATCATCATCAATTACTAGAAGAACCGATAGCGGTTTAGTTAATGATATAAGTAATTATCACCTTAAAGATAATTCTTGGACCAGAGCTAGAAACGCTATTAATAATAGTTCTACAGGAGATCTTGGACAAATCGGTAACGAGCCTTCGAATAGATTTTGTGTAAACGCTCCGTATAATATAATCGGAACCATACATCTTTTCCAGGATAAGTGGGTAGTATTTTCTACAAATAATCAAAGATCTGAAATAGGACTTTTCGAAAAAGACACTTGTAGATATAGGACCATAGTAAATGATAATTGTTTGGGATTTAATCAAACTAATCTGATATCAGGAGCTTCCAGAGAAACTAGTACATGTTCTTGGAGAATATATTTTTCTGATGGTTTAAATCCAGATAGAGTTCTTGATATAGGAAATCCTCAAACCTGGCCGGAAGGTAATTATTTAGGTAATAATCAATATGCTACTGGTAATCCTAGTCAACCATTTCAAGTATGGCCAGGTGTTGCCTGGGAACAAGATTGTACGTTAACTAATAATTGTAATACTTGTATAGACACAAACGTACTAGATTGTGAAAAAATACGATTAGCTAAATTACTTACCCCAATATGTGCTCGTATAGAGAAAGGAGATAACGCAGGTGTTTTATTAAATGGTTCTTATTTTGTAACCACAGCTTATCTTATTGACGGTCAAAAGGTTACAGATTATTTTATACCATCTAACGTACAGCCGTTGTTTGAACATAATAACGTTGCCGGATCATTGACTATTACTTTTAGCGATATTGACTCAGAAAACTTTGATGAGTTTGAACTAGTCGTTGTTAGTATTATAAATCAAAATACTGTAGCTAAAAAGTTTGGTGTATACTCTACAAGAACCAGTGAAATAGTCATAGATATTATTGAAGCTAGCTTACCTTCGGTAGATATAGGATTGATACCTTTAGTTAACCCATCTTATGAGAGATCTGATTTGATGGCCGACATGGGTAATTACTTATTAAGAGTAGGACCAACATCGAGACTAAATTTTAACTACCAACCTAGAGCTAATCTTATAGAAACTAAATGGGTTCTTACAGAGTATCCGGTTGATTATTATAGAAACGGTGGTAATAAGACCGGTTATCTTAGAGATGAAACTTACGTATTTTTTATACGTTGGGTGTACAACACTGGAGAAAAAACTAACTCTTATGTTATTCCTGGAAGACCTTCTAGGGGAACATTAGATACAGGCCCTACAACTTATTATAGACCGTTAGTTGATGGAACAGATGTTAATGATAACGCAAGGTGGATAGCTGAAAATACTGCAGAAGTAATATTACCAGGTGTAAACGAACCAACTGATGATGGTGGTTTTATTATCAATAGAGGATGGATGGGTTATTCTGAATCATCAGAAATATATCCTGATAACCAACCAGAAATATGGAACGCAGAACCAGGGTTAAACCCTCCTTATGTAAATATTCCTGTGGGTAATAATTATGATCTATGTGGTAAAAATATAAGACTTCATAAGTTTCCTGACCAGACCGTAGAACCTTTAGGTAGACTTAATCATTTTGGTGAAAGTCTTATACTAGATCAAAATAATCCTCTTTTTAAAAGACAAGTTATAAGAATACTCGGTGTAGAGTTTGGTAATATCTACCCGCCGGTGGATAATAATGGAGCTGTTATCCCTGGAATAATAGGTTACGAAATATTACGAGGTGATAGAAACGCTAATAGAACTATTATAGCCAAGGGTGTAGTAAATAACATGGGTCAATATGCGATAGATCAGAATAAAATTGGATATTATGCTAATTACCCCTACAATGATATTAATAAAGATAAATTCTTAAGTATAAATAAACCTACTTTTAATTGTCCTTTATTTGGTACACCAAGCGATAATGAACTACAAAACCCAGTACCTTTTAGTCAAAGACATCTTACTTTCCATTCTCCCGAAACAATGTTTAATAATCCGTTTCTTTCTGCTAAAGAATTAAAAGTATACGGTGAATTACACGGCAATGTAGACGGTAGATTTGAAAAAGTAAAAGATCATCCTAAACTTAAATTAATATCTAACCGTACATTTTTTTTATCTCTTATTACAGGTTTAGGTATAGCATCATTAAAAGCTAGTGGTGGTAGAAGAGTTTCAACTCCTCAAAACCATATTACCGGTTTAGCTTTTGCAGTACCACCTACAACAGAAGTTTTAATGGCACCCGCAAGAGCAGCTATGTTAGGTACAAATACTGCTTTAAATATATTAAATAATGTTTTTTTAACAACCGGTCAGTATTTATTAGACATGGTTGCGCCAGGAACTTCTGCTGTTATTACGGCTGCTACTAATACAGGTATAACAGCTCTTGCAAATACTCCTGGTGTAGGTTATAGTTCGCCTATAATACAAACTGAAGACGGTGAAACTTCACGTTTAGGATTATTTGCCGCACTTGCGCCAACCATGCTTTATTATTGGTCTATTGGTACAGATAGTGCTTTACAACTAATAAGATCGTTTTTAAGATTTAGAGAGTTTGCTTTACAATACGATTCTCACTGTGAGTATAATAGTTTTGTAAATTTTACAGGTGCTACTAAGTTATATCGTAATTCAATAGCTGACGGAACATACTTAGATAATAATATAACAAACTTTGATAATGGTTTGATTAATAATCTTTATAGAAGTAGAACTGTTGCTTTAAAAATTGACGCAACACCAAACCCTCAACAATTAAATCCTCCTCCTACTACCGAACCTCAATTACCTTATCCTAATAGTGGATCAGAACGAACTAGAATACTAGCTTCTGAAGTACCTTCACTATATGATATAAATTTTGTTTTTGGAAGTCGTTTAGTTAATCCTGATAAAGAAAGTTTTAATAGTAATAGTTATGTTTATTATACAGCTCTTAAACAAAGGTTGCAAAATCAATATGGTCAACTAGATAGAGTAAGACAAATTCCTGTTAGTTCGTGTACAAGGATAATAAATCAACCTATTACAAATCAACCTGTACTTAATAGCGGTCCATTGTTTAATGGTGATACTTATATTGGAAGATACACTGAAAAAAATACTTTTTTTTATTTCTTTGATTGGTTAAATAAACAACCAGACGGTTTTGAATATGATTATTCTACAAGAAGAATGTTAAAATTATATCCAAGATTTTGGTTAAATAGTGAAAAATTTGAAACAAGTGATTTTATTCAAAGCTTATCTCCTGCAAATTTAATTACTGGTGGAGGTATTACTACACCCAAAAATTATTATAATTTAGACGGTCAGTTTTGTTCTGGTATTTTTTCATTATCTCCTGGAAAATTTAATTTAGCCGTAAAATACGCCTGGTTTTATTTATTTAACTCAGGTATCAGAGACTTTTATGTTGAGTCTGAAATAAACATTGATCTTAGAGATTGGGAAGATCGTCCTGAAAGAAGACACTATGATCCTAAAAGATACACTGATGTAAAGGCTTTGTTTGATGTTGATATAATCAAGTCTGGTAATTTTATGAAGTATGACTACTCTCTTAGTCATATCAAAATGTACAGTAACTTTATATCATGGTCTTTACTACAACCTCGTAACTACGACCCTCAAGTGGCCGAGTTTTGTTACACCTATCGTCCTAATAGAATATTATATTCATTACCTCAACAGTTAGAACTCACACGAGATAACTGGAAAGTGTTCCTGGTTAATAACTATAAAGATTTTCGTAGTAGACCGACTGCTATTAAAAAGACTGATATGAACGGGGCCATGTTCTTTTTTGAAAACGAAAGTCCTGTAAAGTATCAAGGTGTTGACCAACTTCAAACAGATCTAGGAGTTAAGATTACTCTTGGAGATGGTGGTTTGTTTTCACAACCTCAACAGAACATAGACAACTCAGAGAGATCGATTGAGTACGCATCTTGTCAAAGTCGTCTTGGAGTTATCAATACTCCTTTCGGTATTTACTGGATGAGTCAGGACCAGGGTAAAATATTCACTATCGGAAAGGGTCTCAAAGAACTCTCTATGAAAGATATCAAGTGGTGGTTATCTACTTATTTACCATCGCAGCTTTTAAAACAATTCCCTGATTTTGAATTAAGAGATAATCCTGTTTTAGGTATTGGATGTCAGATTACTTACGATAATGATAATAATCTAATCTACTTCTGTAAGAAAGATTATTCGTTAAAATCAAGCGTAGAACCTAGAGACGTTATATATGTAGGAGATAATCGATTTATTATAAATAACTTAAGATTTAGTTTAGGAGATCCAGATAATCGTTGGAAATTTTATTTTGACGATGCTTCTTGGACACTTAGTTACGATCCTAAAATGGATAAGTGGATGTCTTATCATGACTGGCACCCGGATTTATCAATATCCACTAAGAATACTTTCTTAACTATTAAGAATCGTAATAACCAAGGTGGTATTTGGGTACATAATGATAGATGTGATGATTACTGTAATTATTACGGTATTTATTATCCTTTCGAAGTAGAACTTAATTTTAACAGTGTTCAGCAAGTAACTACTCTAAGAAGTATTCAATACCAATTAGAGTGTTATAAATATTCTGAAAATTGCTTTGATAGATTTCATAATTTAGATTATAATTTTAATCAGATGGTTGTCTATAATTCTGAACAATGTTCAGGTATACTAAGATTAAATATTAAACCTAAAAACGATCTACAAGAGTTATTACGTTATCCTATTCTAAATTCTGTTACTGGTATAATTGATGTACTATTTTCTAAAGAAGAAAATAACTATCGCGTAAATCAGTTTTGGGATATTACATTAGACCGTGGTGAATTTCCTAATATAAGTATTCCTGGTAATTTTGCTGAAAGAGCTATTTGGCAAACATCTCCGGACGGTTATCAAAGACAGCTTAACCCGGCTAATATATCTGTTGGTAATCCGAATTTTGGTAAAAACGCTTTACAACGTAAAAAATTCAGACACTACTCTAATAACGTAGTACTTACAAGACTAGCTCCACCACCGGGTGGTACTAACCCTTATAAGATGATGTTAATATTTAATAACTCTAAAAATCTAATCTCACCACGATGAGCTCGAATAAAAGAGAATTAAAAGTTAAGTATACAAAAGGTACGCCTCCAAAGAAAACAGATCCTTTTGGTAAAGATATTATATACGATCCTGACGGTCAGTTGGAATACCCTGGCATGGTAACAAGAGTCCCGGGTGGTGATATAACAATGAAAGGTGTACCCTATCCTGTATTAGGAATAGCAGATACAGGAGAAGAACAAATGATGTACCCTGGAGAAGACTATGAATTTGAAGGGGCTGAATATATTACAGAATATCCAAAGGGAAAACGTCCTAAGAAAGCTAAGAATGGTGTGAATCAAGCAGATGAAAATTCTTTGGTACAACTTGATCAATTAACTAATTTTACAAATTATAATAAACCCACAAAAGGTGGTTGGTTAGATAAATATCAAGAAGGTGGAAAAAAAGGTGGTTGGCTTGATAACGTGAAATAAAATGATTATCTTAATTTTACATAAATATCTTAATTATGAATAAACAGCAAATACTAGATTTTATAGATACCCAATACGGAGGTAGTGTAGATTTATTTTATAAAGATTATCCTACACCACAATCCTTTAAACAAGGAGGTATTAATAATCCAGGGTTTCAAGCTCTTCCAAATTATGTTCAGAGAAAGATAAAATCTAATATGGAAATGGGTGGAGGTATGTACGGTGAAGAGTTTATAGATCCAAACGAAGATGTTTTTGTAGAACCTATAGGTGATTTTAGAAAAGGTGGTATAAATATTAACCCGGCTAATAAAGGTAAGTTTACCGCTAAAGCTAAACGGGCCGGTATGAGTGTACAAGGTTTTGCTAATAAAGTACTCAAAGCTAAAGAAGGTAAGTTTTCAGCTTCTACTCGTAGACAAGCTAACTTTGCTAAAAACGCTTCTAGATGGAAAAAACAAGAAGGTGGTGCCCAGGAAGAACAACTAATGCAGTTAATACAAATGTATTCTCAAATAACCGGAGAAGATCCGCAAGTTATTATCGAACAACTACAGAGTTTACAAAACCCTCAAGAACAACAAGCTTTCGTTGAACAAATAGCTACTGTAGTAGAACAAGCAATGGCTCAACAACAACAAGGTTCTGAAGAAGAGTACGATGGAGAAGAATATGAAGAAGAAGATGATAATGATATGTCACCGGAAGAGATGTACGCTAAAATGGGTGGTTACCTTCCTCCAGCTTTTCCTTTCCAGGGTGTTATAAACGACATGTATAACACTGAACCTATAAAAGGAACACCAGCTTTTTATCAAGAAGGTGGGGCTAAACAAAAAGGAAGAACTCAAAATCAACCGGCTAATACTACTGAGACTTTTACTGATAATAAAATGAAAGAACTATTATCAGCTATACAGGGTAATAGTATGGGAGCGTATGAAGAACAAGCTGAAGAAGAAGCTAATCAAATGTTGATGGGTCGTAGAGGTTTACAAATCATGCAAGGTACTGGTAATAGTCAAGTGTTAGGACAACCTGGTGCTGATGGAGGTAAGTCTTCTACACAACCTAATTCTCAAAACGAACAATTAGCTAGTCTTCAGTCTATAATGACAGGGTATGGAGATCTTTTAAAAAGTCTTCAAGGGTTTTATGATAAGTATCCTGGGTACGGTTTTGTTCCTGGAAGTAATCGTGATCTATCAGGTAATAAACCAGGGTCGTGGCAAATGATGAATGCAAACCCTTATTACTCTCCTTATGAGTATAGATACAAAGATAATTTTCCAAGAGAATCAGGAGAAGGTTCTGGAAGATCTGGTGCTGGTTCCGGATTAGGTAGATATAACTGGAATAGATTTTTAAAAGATTTAGCTGAAGGATATAAAGGAGCTACTTATACTGATAGTAAAGGTCAGAGTTATGTAGCTTCTCCTGATGTGGGTAGGTTTAGAGCAAAAGTAAAATGGACTCCAGGATCTTATTCGGGCGGTAATAGTAAAACTAATGATGTAGATAAACCTCAAACGTTTCCTAGCTGGATGAAAGTATCAACACCTTTTGACGAGTTGGAAAAACCTCCTGTACCAGTTAGTGCTGATAATTTTGATAATACAGCAATGGCTAAATTTGGTGGTAGTAGGGGTAAAGATATGTATCTTACAGATGAACAAATTGAACAGTATAGAAGAGGCGGTTATACAGTAGAATATCTAGATTAAATATTATGAGCACATATAGTTTAAATTTTAAAGAGCTTTCTAAAGTAATGGGTACCCGTGGTAACAGAGATTTAGATAACAATTCTATTTCTGTAAGGGGTACTCTAGAACCTGTAGCCAGGGATGAAGCTAATGTCGAAGTCGAAAAAAACGAAACTGTACTGACGTATTTAGAGGGTGATCCTATACCAACTTTTTATAGAGCCGGTGGTAAACGTCATAGTAACGGTGGAACACCACTAAACCTTCCTCCGGATTCTTTCGTATTCTCCGATACATCTTCGATGAAACTTACCGGTGAAGTATTGAAAGACTTTGGGTTTAATTCTAAAAAGAAATATACGCCTGCTGAGTTATCGTATCAATACGATATAAACAAATACAGAAAGACTCTTGTAGATCCTTTATCAGATGAGATTGATAGATTAACTGCAGAGCTCATGATTAGTAATAATATAAACAAACTCGGTAAGTTAGCTTTACTACAAGAGTCTAAGAAAGGTTTTCCTCAAGGTATTCCTGTAGTAGCTATGCCATACGTTATGACCTCTGGTCTAGATCCTTCTATGTTTATTCCCAGTGAGTACACACAAGACGGTTTACCAATGGCCCGTAAAGGAGGTAGCTACGGTAATCTTCCTAAATATCAAGACCGCGGTGAATTACAAAGAATCTCAGATGCTCAGTCAGAACAATCAGAACCTTATGAACAAAATTGGAGAAGATTTTCAGGAAAAAGAATAAAAAACTTTTTTGACGATCCTTACTTGGCAGATAAAACATTAGCCGGGATGGATTTTATTACAGGTATGAACGAAAGAGATAAAGAAAAAGATTTTCTAGATCGGTTTTCTTCAGGTGATAAAATATACGGACCTTTAGCTGAAAATCAAGATCGTGGAGATTACATGGTACACTCTCCATATATGCTGAGACCTAATGAATACACACCGGTACAATTTCCTGGTAACCTAGATTCAGGTATGGGAATAGCTAAAAAAGGTGGTGCGCTTAGAAGAGTAAGATTATTACCCAAAGCTCAAATAGGTAGACAATCTTTAGATTCAAGATTAGATCAACCATATAATTTACAAAAAAAGACTCAACCTCAAACACAACAGAAAAAAACATTTAGTGAAACATCTTTTGAAAAAGATCCTTATAAATCATTTTGGGAAAGGGCGGCTAATAGAAATGTTTCACAAAGAACTTCTCCAGAAGATATAGATCCTAGATTTAAAGAAGCAATTGATAAATTAATATTTAATAAAAAACCAGAAGGGTTTATGGATTATTTATCAACTGTTTTAAAATTACCTCAATATGAGATTAATAATTTACTAACAGGTTATTATGAAGGTTTTGGGGATACTAATAGAAGATATAACCCTGATTCAGATTATAATTGGATGTATAACGTTTTAGCAGATCCTCTTTTGTTTCAATCATTAATACAAAAAGGTTCTTTAAAAGCGGCACCTTATTTAGGTAAAGGATTGGCCGGTGCTAAAGATATCGCTGTTAAAACTGTACCGTATATAAAAGAAGCGGCAGAATTTGTTGCTCCTTATTTAGCAACTGCCGCTACACCTTTTGTATGGGCTGGCGGAAAGTTATTACAATTAGGAAAAGATTTTGCTCCTAAAACTTTAAAAGAAATTCCTAAAAAAGTAGTTGATTTTGCTACAAGTCCTGCAGCTTTAGTGGCAGCTAGTAACGCTGCTACAGAAAACGCAAAAAAATCAAATCAAACACCTGTAAATCAACCTTATAGAGTAAGAGTAACTCCACCTGTATATTTACCTAGAGATTCTGCTGTGTTTGATATTGAAAATATTTACCCTATGCAACAACCTATAGATACTACACCGGTTGTAGATAAATCAGATACAATTGTTACTAGTAAAAAATATGACTGGGATACTAAAATAGATCGTAAAAGTTTTTATTAATTATGGCTAAAACTAAATATATAGTAAAAAAAGAAGTAGGTAATATTGGTGGTATTCCTACAGAAAAATATTATGTTTATTCTTATCCAGAAGGTCGACCTGATTTAGCTGTAAAAGGTGAAAGAGTAGATAAAAAAACCTATGAGGATTTTATATCTAGTGTTCAACAAACACAAGCATCATCTAAACCTGGTACAACCGCACCTGCTAAAACCTCGGGTACTGCTACTGCTACTACTTCTGGTACTACTACTTCTAGAACCAAAACACAGAAACCTTATAATCCTAGTTTATGGAATGATATAAGATCTGGTTGGAATTGGAGACAGAGTTTAGAAGATATGGATATAGATATCAGTAATAATTTTACATTAAAAAATGCTCTTAGAGATGAAGCTGTTGCTTTATTAAAAAGTAGTAAAAACCCATCTGCTAAAAAAGCTTATGATAATTTAAAAGAAGCAACTTCAGCAGAAGATTTTTTAGAAAATTTTAAACAGTTTCAAAACCAAGTATATACTGTAGGTGAAAATATACAAGATTTTTCAAAATTTGACTTAGAAGGTAAGTGGGATAAAGATCGTAATGAATATATATCTACTGCTAATAAGTTAGGATTAACTCCGTTAAACGATGAACAAACCGCTTTGGCTCAAGCGTACTGGCAAGCACTTGATAAATTAAAAACAGATCCTAGATATTCGGAAGATCTTGAAAAATACAGTACTGAAGCTCACGGTGTTACAGATGAACCAAAAGGAAAAATATCTGAGATTGATGGTTGGATGGGTAACACAACTATAGGTCAAGGAATATTGAGAATCGATAGAAATGCAGCTACTGTTGAAAAGAAAAAAGATGAAGAAGTTGGTTCTATAAAACCTAATTATAGTTTAGAAGATGGTTACGCTGTTAGAAAGAAATCACCTTTCTGGCAACAGGATATGATTGCTCTTGGAAGAGACTTTGGCAATTTAATGTCAATTAACAAGTATTTACCCTGGATGAACAAACCAGAGTTTTTCGAAGCTGATCCGACTTTCTACGATCCTAACCGAGCTCTAGCAGCAAACGCTGAACAAGCGACTATAGCTTCTGACGCTATTGCTATGTACGCGGGACCTCAGCAAACTTCAGCAAGAATAGCAGGTACTCAGAGAGAAGCTTCTAAAAACGCGGCCAATATTATTTCTGAATACGATAAGAGAAACGTAGATGTAGCTAATCGTACTGAAATGTTCAACGCCCAGGGAAGAAATCAAGCCGCTAGGTTAAACTCAAATATAGACAACGAACTCTACAAGGGTTGGGTTATTGCTAATCAACAGTATGATAACTCTAAGAGAGCGATGAAGAATAATTTGATTAACACGTATGTCAACGCTGTTACAAATAGAGCTTATACATCTAATCTTAATGAGTTATTTCCTCAATATAGTATAGATCCAGCTAGTGGTGGGTTTTTAAACTTCTCACCAGAAAGAAATAAAATAAAACCTAGTCAGAGTAAAAATGCTATTGAAGATGTTGTGGCTCTAAAACAAACCTATCCTGATATTGATATAAATAAACTTGCTGAGTTATATTTAATGGCTCAGAAAGATTTAACTGAAAGTAACGAAGATCCTGGAGTAAAAGCAATGAAAGCCATGTTCGGTACTAAACGTTAAATTTTTAAAGTTTAAAAAGTAAAATTTTAAATCTTTATTTTTAACTATGGCAACATTTATTCCCGGTATAACTGATTATATACCTCAGATACAACCTTTCAAACCTGATTATAATTTCTTATCAGGTATTTTACAAACTAAGCAAAGTAGGTACGATGCTGCGCGTAAACAAATAAGTGAAACTTACGGAGCCCTTCTTAACGCGCCTCTTGCTAAAGACGAGAACGTTAAAAGACGCGATGATTTTTTTAAAATGGTCGATAACGACATTCAAAGAATTTCTGGTCTTGACTTATCCTTAGCTCAAAATAAAGACGCAGCTCTTAATATATTCAAACCGTTATACGAAGATAAATACCTGGCTAAAGATATGGCTTGGACTAAGAATCTTCAGAACAAAGCTGGTTATGCAGAAAGATTAAAATACTGTGCTGATCCTGAAAAGTGCGGAGGAGTAAGTTATTCTGGTGAAGGAGTAGAGTATTTAGGTTATCAGAGAGAAAGATTCAAGAACTCTTCGATGGATGATTCTTTAAATTTTGACAATCCCACTTATGCTGGTGACCCTGGATTACAGACTAAAGCTTTAAAGTTTGCTAAAGACATGGGGTATGATTTAAAAACAGTAAGTTGGTCTAACGGAGGTTTTTATAAAATTGAAAGAACTAATGATGTTACAGGAACTGTTGGTCAAACGTTTCTAGAATCTTTGACGCAGGCTTTTATGGGAGCTTTTGGTAATGATGGTAAAGTAACAGATTTTTATAATCAAAAATCTGCTCTTAACAGAGAACGGACTATAAGAGCTATAGCTCCTAATTTTAATAATGATTTAAACGCGGCCGAAGATTATTACAATCAAGAAATGATTAAGCTTGTAGGATCTAATATAAAAAATCTTAAACAAGGATCAGATAAATTATTATCAGATTCTCAAAATGTTATTAAAGTAGTAGAACAAAAGGTTAAAAAAAATGGTCGTGTACCAGGTGATGTTATTGATAACGTCTATGTTGATGCTCAGGGTAATTTAAAAATAGCGCAAGACAACAGTAAAGTCGTAGATGGAGTTTATAACGATTATATAAATACTAGTAATACTACAAGTGATAGAAAATTTTTATCTAAAACTGTAGACAGGTTATATTCAAATAATCTATTAAATATAGATTTTCATAATATTGCTACTCAACACGCTAATTTAAACTATGAGGAAAAATACGATGTAGATCAATATAGATTAGCAATGTATAATGATCAGTTAGCTCGTGGTAGGATGCAAGTAGATTTTAATAATAGTTTATTAAAAAGCGAATTTGATTCTAAACTTAGATTAAAAGAAATTCAAAAAAAGTTTGAATTAGATAACGGTATTACAGAAGATGATAAAAAATTTATACCTATTGCTCCTGATCCGGGTATGGGTACTAAAACAAACGTCTTAAAAGATGTTCAAACCTTAATTAAAGATTCTTTTAATAAAACTAATAGTACAGGAGATATTATCGCCAAGTCCTTTGTAAACGAAATGGTATCTGTTATAAACAGTAATAACTCATCCCCTGAAGAAATAAAAAACGCTAAGAGTCAATTAAAAGCTGTTTTTAATACTAGTTATGATGAGAAAGATAATAAGTTTTTAAAACCTGACGGAACACCAATTGATGTAACTCTTGATAATATTAAACAAATTAAAGCTTTTGAAAATTCAGCTAATGTTATAAATAGTATTAAATCTTTAGTTAATACAAACGATTATAAAGCTCTTTATGAAGATTTTACTTTAAAGATATCTCCGGCTATAAAAGATTACGATGATGAAACTAAATTAAGATCAGAACTTAATAAAGCTCATCAAGAAAATAATGGTAAAATTAAAGGTGTTTTATCTACAAGGATGAAGCTATCTGAAGAAGATAAAGATTTATTAGAAAACGTTTATTTTAAACCAGAAAGTAATGGTTATAATAGGTTAGAGTTTAACAATTTTAAAACTCAAGCTAAAAGTAAATATTATTTTAAATCTGATAATGAGTTGAAAGAACTTTATGATACATTTCAAAAGAATTTTTTTGATGTATATATGTCAGGGCAAGTTACCGAAGGAGGTAAACCGGTGTTTTTAAAAAATCCGGTTTATAGTACTAAAGGGACTAATCAATCAGGTTTTGCTTTAGCTCAAAATATTGATGCTAAAAAATTTGTTGTAGGTACAGGAGCTTACAATACTGTACAAATATTAAAAGATGTTTTGTATAATCCTCAAGCTAAATTTTATTCTAATATTACAGATATAACAGGTAAAGAAATTACCGGGCAAGGTGCTAATAAAATAGAACCTTCAAAAGAAGCTAAGAGTGATGCTCAAAATCTTTACAACGATCTTGTAGATCCTAAAAGTAAGACTTCTGAAAGTCGTCCAAGAGGTACCTTTTTATATAAAGGTACTATCGGAAACGATCCTAATTTAGAAGGTTATGTGTTTGTACCTGATAATGATTATACGACAAAAGTTTATGACGGTACAGGTAAGACAAAAGAAAAATCTATGGCACCTATCTTAATAACGATACCTAAAGACGCAGCTAATAATAGTTTCTCAAGAGGTATTAGAAACGATAGAGCTCAACTTTTATTAAACCTAGGTCCTATAGAATTAAATCAATATCCTTTGGCCGGGAGTTTAAAAATAGAAAGAGATGAAAACCAATCTATTTATCTTTCTGGTAGAATTATAGATTATAATACAGGTAAACCAAGAACCGTAACTGTTAATGATAATATTACAAACTTTAATCAAGAAACTTTAAATAGAATCGAAGGTATTTTAAGTAAATTCCAAGAAGCTAATGTTAGAAATATTTCTTTATTAAACCAGGATAAAAAAGTGTATAATCTTAATGATTTAAGTAACGCACAAGTTAGATAAGATGTCTGAAAAATTAAATACGATATACGGTTCTGCTGATTTTTTAGATGTTCTAAAAAACGAAGGTATTATACCACAACAAACGGCACCTATTATTCCTACAGATAATGCGCCTGTTCCTATATTACCTAATATTGAAGGTGAGCCTGGGTCAGGAACTGTTAAGTTAAATCTTCAGGGCGATGTTATGTCTGGTCCTAATCCAGGAATAACTTCTGATAATACTAACTCGTTTGGTGAAATATTTTCAGATTACGTAAGTCAAGCCGATAAATGGTCAGCTAACCCTTACGAAAAAGCTAAACCTTTTGCGTGGGGTTCTAACGAGATGAATGAAAACTTCTATCGTTTCTATAACCATCCTCGTTATAAAGATTTAGGATTTTCTCCTTTTAGAGATAATGAAACTTTTTACAACGAAAACTCTTCAGCCTGGGATGATTTCGGAAGAACGTTTGGTGCTTGGAAAAACTTATTCGGTACAGCTTTTAAATCATCTATTTTATTCGGAGCTGCTTATGATGGTGGTTCAGACCAAATGGCGAGAGAGTTTATAGATGCTAATAATCAAGGAGCTTCTACAAGAGGTGGTATAGCTGGTTTTGCTAATAACTTGGTACTAAACTCAGCTTACACTGTAGGTTTAGTAACAGCGTTAACTGCTGAAAACCTAGCGATTGCTGGTACAACTTTTGGATTAAGTTTGATTCCTGGAGGTCAAGGTGCAGCCGTTGCTGCAGCTACAACTGGAGTAACCAGAAATATATACGGACTTGGTAAAATAGCTCAGGGTTTAAAACTAACATCTCAATCTTTAAACTTCGTTAGGAATCTGAATAAAGTAGATAACGCCAGGGATTTTTATAATATGGCTAAAAATGGAACAGTAGCTGTAGGTAAATTTTTAAACCCTCTTGAAGAATCTACTCAGTTTATAAAAGGTCTTAGTGATTTAAAGAAAACAACAGATCTGACTAAAAACTACGCGTTAATGGGCCGAGGAGTTGGTTCGTTTTATGTAGATATGAGAAACATATATGTAGCTTATAGTGAAGGTGCTCTTGAAGGGGGAATGGTTAAAAAAGAACTAGGTGATAAGTTTATATCAGATTACTACGAAAAGAACGGTATTATGCCGGAGGGGGAAGCTGCTGATAAAATTTATAACAACATAAACGAAGCTAAAGCCAATACTACTTTATATAATTTACCTATAATACTTTACACTAATAAAATAGTATTACCAAACTTTAGTAAACTATTTCCTACGTTTGCTAAAACCGCAGGAACTATTGCCGGTGAAACTTCACAAAATGTATTTAAACAAGCGGCCGATTGGAAACTCGGTAAAGATTTTTACCAACAAGGGGTAAAGACTTTTAGAGATAAAGCTACATCGGTTATTACAAAAGGTGTTACACCGTGGTCTTTAAGATATGTAAAAGCTAATGTAGGAGAAGGTGTTCAAGAACTATACCAAGAAGGGTTAGCTGCAGGTATTGAAGATTATTATACGTCTGTTTATAGTGATCCAGCTTACGCCGGGTTTATAGAAAGTGCGTCCAAAGCTGTAAACTCACAAATATCTAAACAAGGGTTAGAAGTTTTTGCTAGCGGGTTCTTAATGGGCGGATTGATCCAGGGTCCACAAACTTTAGTAACAAGTTATATCCCTAAAAAGATATTTCAATACACAAAACCTGAACAGTATAAACAAACAATAGAAAGAGCTGAACAGAAAGAAGTTGAGAATATGAACTCAGCTAACGTTTTATTAAAAAATATTCTAGGGTTTACTGAGAATAATTTAGAAAACGCTGTTAGAGTAAAAGCTGCTGCTGAGACAATGGACAGAGCTATCTTAGAAGGTAGACAAGGAGCTTTCCAAAACGCTCAGGACGATTTATTATTCGAACATACGTTCAATCTTTTAAGAAATGGTAGAACAGAATTATTAACTGATGCTGTAAGTTCTTTCAAGACTATGAAAGATGAAGAGTTATCAGAAGCGTTTGAAGTAGATATGGCCGATGTATCTGCGCTACGTAAAAGATTAGATTCTTCTCTAAATCAGATTAGTAATCTAGATCAACAATATAAAGACATAAATAAAAAGTGGATAAAACCTGATATTTTAAATGTTCGAGATTCTGGTGAGGGTCCAGCCATAGAAGACAGTATTAAACTTTCTAGATATCATGACTTCGCGGTTAAAATGTTATTATTTAATCGTAACGCTTTTCAAAGATCCCTGGAAAGAAAAGAATCTATACTACGTAATTTAAACTCGGATAATAAACTCAAGGATCTTTCGGACTTTGATTTTAATACCCTGGCCGATGAAATGTTAGGAACTAGTGAAATGGTTGTTTTAGGTAACCAAATACAATCTTTAAAACTAGCTGAAAAACCAGACACTAAAGAAGTTTCAAAATTAGAATCTAAGTTAGATTTGTTAAATAAATTCTGGAACGGTATAGCTGAAAGAAAACAAATAAGTAAAGACGACATAGATGGTTTAGAAGAGAACGAAAGATTATTATTTAACTTATACAAGGATTACTTAAATCAAAACGCTAAGAGAAAAGGTCAGCCCGTATTTAACGATCAAATTAAAAAGTCTTTTATTGATTTGATGGATACCCATGTTCTTACAGAAGATAGTTTAGATTTCGCTAACCAAATTAACATTTTAGATTCTCCTGAATGGTTTTATGATGTCGTTAATTCTAGAAGATTCTTAACTTTAAGAACTGCTGAAAAGTATAAAAACCAAATAGATAAAGGTTACGATGAGTTTAAGAGAATCGAAAAAGTAAATAATCTATTACTCACTAAGTTAGATGAGAAAAACTTCTTTTTATTAGCTGATCAGATTAATAACTACGTTCGTAATAACGTAATACCTACAGAAATTTACGATAGTAATACTAGAACCTTAGTTCAACCTGGTACACCAAGATATGACGAAGCCCAGGCTATAATAGCTGAAATATTAGAAGAAGAAGTTAAAGCCGAACAAGCTGTAAAAGAAGCTGCTGAAAAAGAAGCTAAATCGATTATAGAAAAACTAAAGAATATTAATTCGTCTGTTTTATTAAAAATACAACGTAATAATTATTCTATAATCGAGTTTGATGATTTAGATGAAAACCAAAAAACCGCTTTAAAAAAATTACGTATTGGTGCTTCAGATAAAGAACTTGATGAGCTTTCAAAAACTTTACAGCTTAAACGTATTGATGAACAAATAAATCAAGAGTTTGTACAACTATTTAAAGAACTAGATACTATATATAAATCTATTTATAATAAACCATTAGGTGAGTATATAAAAGAAGTATACGGTAAAGATCCAAAAGGTACTACTCCAACAAATGTTTTAAGATATTATTTCGCTCTTTACTCACCGGCCGGTCAAGAATTGATTGATAAATACAATGAGAATAAACCAGACGATCAGAAAATATCTAAACCTTCTTTAGAAGTTGTAGAAGAACAAGCTCCTGTAACAAAAACTGAAGAAGAAGTTGTAACACCAGCTTCTGTTGTTACACCAGCTCCTACAGCTCCTGTTTCTGATAAGAAAGCTAATATAGAAAAACAAAAAGAACAATATAAAAAAATGACTAAAGGTACTCCTATTCATAAGGATTCACCTAAAGGAATTAAAATAGGAGATAAATATGATGATATATTAGCAATTATCAGCGTTGTTGAAAGACTTGCGATTAATTTTGATAAAACAATAGCAGATGACAATGGATTAGGTTATGAAGTTATAAGTAAAATTAAAGAATATGGTGAGATGGAAAATGGTGTTCAGACAAAAGCACCAAAAATTGAAGTTATAACTTTTAACAACAAAGCTGATGCAGATGCATTCTTTGTAGCAGAAAAAGCTAAATTAGATAAACATATAGCTGATGCAGAACTAGCTGCTTCAGGTACAGCTACTAAAGCTGATATAGAGAGAAGAAGACAAGAAGAATTAACTGAACTTGGTCAAAAGCAATTAACAAAAGGGTTTAATAGTTTATCAGAAGCAACTAAACCAGAACAAGTTGCTAATGCAATAGTAAATATTGAACAAAATAAAAACCAAGGTGCACTGCTTTCAAAAGAACAGGAGCAAACATTATCAGAAGCTAGAGCAAAATTAAAAGAACAGGTTTTAAAACAAATTGATGAAATAGTTACTCTTTTAAGAGAAGCTCAAAGTAAGTTAGACGAAAAACTTTTTGAACAAGCTAACGCTATAGTTAGTGATATAAATTATAATACTAACGCTACCGAAGAACAAAGAACTTACGTTAACGAAATATATGATCAAGCTGTAAAAATATTAGAGGTAGCTCCTATGATTGAAAAGAATAAGAATGTAACTTTAACCGGCGGTATAACTTATCAAATAATAAAAGTAAATCCGGTAAATGTTATGATACAAAAGGTTAAGATTGTAAACGGTATAGCTGAAATTACAGGAACTCCTGAGAAAGTAAATAAACTAGAATTAGCACAAAATATAGTAAAACCTGAAGAAATAACTATTACTAAACAAGATGAGACTAACGCTCAAGATCCTGGAATAGTAAGCGTTCAACCTAATAAAGTAATTGCAAATAGAACTGTTTTTTTAGATAACATACAACCTTGTTAATAAATGAGTAATAATTGTAGTCTGGAAATTAGATTAACAGACCAAGAGAAAAAAAAAACATTAGATAATATTATCGGACTATTACAAAATGAACTTTCTGATAATTATGATCTAGAAGATTTTATGAAGTTTATTTATAACGCTTACCTTAGTAAAGGTAAAGCGCCAGTATTAGCCCTAGCTTATGTTAAGTTAATACCTTCCGGTATACTAAATGTTTATGGTGCTAATGAAGAGTTTACTAAAAGATTTGACGCTTCTGGTTTATCTCTAGACATAATAAATCAACTTAAACTAAAATTTGATTCTGTAGATGGATTATCAGAAGTTGCTAGTTATGTTAGCGAATCACAAGATGTAATTAGTATTGCTAATATTAATTCAGTAAATGAAGAATTAGCTCTTCAAGAAGAAATAAAAAAAAATGAAGATAATAAATCAGTAAAAGCTTTAGAAGAACTAAGTAAGAGTTATATAAAAAACCAAACAATAGTTCTTCAGTTAAGTGACTTAAAAAGAGATATCAGTCTTTACGATAGAACTATTGATCCATCAAACGATGTTCAAATTTTATTAGGTCAAGAAAATAAAGCGTCTAATTACAGAGTAATTCCTCATAATATATTTAATATATCAAGTACTGTTAATATAACGGCCCCTTATTTAGTTAAATTACCAAACAGTTCTAAGTGGGAAGAGGGTTTTAAACCTTACTATTATATTAAACAAGGTAAGGTAATATTTACCGATATGGCTTATATGTTACCCGGAACAGAATCTAATCCAAAACTTTCTAATATACCAGATGATAATATAGCTTTAAAAAAAGCTTCTGATAATCCTAGTTTTAATAGAGAAACTACAAATATAAATGTAGAAAGGCCAAATATTCTATTAAATAATTTATACGAAGCTGCTATTAGAAGTGTCGTAAGTAACTTGTATGTATCCGGTACTCCGTTAATGTTTGATAAAAAAGTAAAAGTAATTATTGTTAAAGAAAAAAATAACTACTATTCTACATTTGCTTTTGAAGATGATACAGAAATTCTTTTTAACACAGATACGTTTGATATAAGTAATAAAACGGGCCAATCTAAAAAGACAAATCCTTTTAATTTAAGTTCTTTTGGGATTGACTCTAAAGTTAAATTATCTGATTTAGTTAAACAAGATGAACTAGGTATAGATGTAATAGATGATACAGTGTTTAATAATTCTAAAACTAATGTATATAGTACAGTAGTTATTGAATTAAGTAAAGTTTATAATATCAAGGGTACGTTTAAAAACGAACAAACAAAAGAAGTTGATTCTATAATAAAATCCCAGTTACTAGATCTTTATAAAACATTCAAATATCTTGAAAATAAAGAAGTTGGTTATAAAGAATCTTTTAATATAGTGGGTGGTAGTTATGGGACTGTTATACGAAAAGATGATAAAAATGATTATACACTATTATCTGATATAGATTTTAAAGTTAATAATGTAGAAATACCTTTTAATTATACAATAAATAATAACGGTGAGGTAACTATTCAGCATCAGACAGCAACTTTAAATATACCGGTTACTATCGAAAGAAAAGAATTAACTTTTGATTCTAAATATGCTCAAAACATAACAAAACTTTTAACTGAAAAAGTAACAGATAGTTCGGATAAGGTTTTAGTTAATTCAGAAATTAAAGATATAATTGAAACGTTTATTAATATTAAAGCAAGTTCTGGTTTTCAATTAACTATTAAAGATAATAACTTATTATTAACCGTTAATTTTCAATCTTTTATATTAAAGAGAAATAATAATAACGATTTTATTTTTGAACAAGTTATTGGTAACAAAATTGAAAAAATAAATAAAGAAAAATTTGTTGAAGCTTTACAAAAATACTTTAACGGTCTACACGGTAACCCTAAAACCGATAAAGAAGAAGACTTAAGTGATTTACAAATAGAAAATTATAAAAATAAACCTTACAGTTTTTCTGAAGGTAAATTTTTATTACAAGGTAAAGTAGTTTCTGAAAGCCAACTAAAGGTAAATGATGTATTTAAGTTTAATGATAAATTTTATGTTATAGAAAAAGCTAAACTGCATATTAAAGAAAGCGTTCGAAATTTCATGATTAATGATTTTGAAATAAACGACCAGAATCAAATAATAGATAATGTAATCTCTTATCGTAGTTTTATAAAAAACAATTTTACTTTACCTTTTTATACTTCTATTGATAATAAAGTTAAGTTCTATAATCCCTACATAACTTTTGAGAATAAAACTATACTAGAGGTAAAACCTGATGAAGATGAAGATTTATTAAGTGAACTATTAGGACTTGATAAAAACAATACTCAGAAAGCTCTTGAAAATCAGTTAGGTTCTGATTTAAAACAATACGAAGAAAGAGCTAATAAATGGTTTGCTAATCATCCAGCAGCACGAATGGCTTCCGATATTTGGAAGATGAACGATATGAGGAGTATTATGAACATGGAAAAAGTAGCTGAGTTTAATAGAGCCGGCGTTACTTTATACATGGGTTCTGACTCTACTGATTTGTATCACGAAGCTTGGCATATATTTACTCAAACCCTATTAACAAAAGAACAACAAGATAAGCTTTACTCAGAAGCTCGTAAACTACCTGGAGTATTTAAAACCCATACTGGTTCTTTTGTAAAATTTAGTAAAGCTTCAGACCTGGAGTTAGAAGAGTATTTAGCTGAAGATTTTAGAAAATACATGTTAACAGGTAAAGGTGAGTTTGTAAAAGCCCCTGCTAAGAAAGATATATTCAGAAAAATTAAAGATCTACTAATTGAGTTATTTAAAAATCTAACTACTATAGATTTAGCTAAAGGACAATCATCGGTACCATATCTCTATAATATGTACGAACAGCTAAATACTGGTAAAGGGCCTTTGTTTGAACAACCTTTTTCCTGGAATAACTTTAAAAGGTTTGATTCATTAGCTTACGAAGGACCAAAGACTTATCAAACTGATAATCAAAAACAAGAAAATATTCTTTTAGGTGGTTCTAGTGTAGAAATATTATCTAGTATGGATTATTATTTTTCTGCAGTAGTTAATAATACTGAAATTAATTATTCAAGTGCTACAAAAACATTTACTAAAGACCAGCTTCAAGCAATTATAAATAAATATAATAACTTACCGTCTGATACAGACGAACAAAAAATTTATAAAGATAAAATATACAATAGTATAGTAAATCTTGAACCAGTTATTGGTAAACAAAATTATGAAGGAAATTTTTTAACATATATAAACGATCCTGAAAAATTAAAAAAAGCATACCAGATAGTTAAATCAGATCTTGAGTTGTTAAGATCGTTAACCAATTTACAACTTAAAAATACTAGTACTAATACTGATGCTTATAGTTTATTATTAAATAAGTTTCAAGAATTGTCTTTAGCTATTGATAATTTTGGAAATCTTGATAATATATTAGATAATCTTAACAGTAGTAAAGGTGGTTTAATAAATTATCATATAAGAAAATCTAATATCATCCCTCTAAAAGCTAAAGATTTATTAGAGGAAAAAAGTAAAGAAGCTGCTAAACAACCAGTTAAAGAAAATCTAACACAAGAAGAACAAGATGCTATAGAAGCTGAAAAACGAGAACAAGGTTTTTCAGAGTACGCTGACAGAACAGGTATCGATAAGTCTACCCAGGAATTGGCCTTTGAAGAAATTCAATTTATGTTAGGTACTATGATAGACTATGATATTAAAGAAGACAGAAAAGTATTAAAAGTAAATCGTTACGGTACTCCAAAGTTTATTCCTTTTAACATAGCCTGGAATAAAGCTATCACCGCTACACAAAATAATTTAGATTTTGATAAAATGTATCAGAATATAATTAAACGTGGTGATAAAGACTTAACTAATATATTTGGTCAAATAGCTGAAAGATTAGGCGGTATTGATGAAATAGGTTCTGATGTAGAAAGATTCAAATTACAAACTCGTTTCTGGCAATCTTTTAACAAGTCTTATATTAAATTACTACAAGTAAATTTAAAAAGAACAGAGTTAGGAGAAGATGTTACTGGTTGGGAAGTAACTGCTGGTAAATCTTATGGTCAAACTAGCAAGTTAAAATCTTTATGGCGAGATAATTTTAAAACTAAAGAGTCTATTTATTCTATTGATGTAAAAAGAAATGATCAAACTTATACGACCAAGGTACTTAACTTGAGTCAAATATTTAAAAATTTCAATAGTCTTGATAAGGTTAAAGAAAACCCTATATCTTTTTTACACTCTCTAGGAGTATATGTAAGTAATACAAGTTTAATCAAAGATTCTATTAAACTAGGTGATAGTCAAATAGGTTTATCACAAGACAATCTTAAAACTATACTTACAAAAATCAGTAAATTAAAAAATAATAATTTAACTGTAGACGAGTTTTGGAAGGAATCTGATTCTGAGAATATAGTAGATCTAAGTTATTTATTTGAAAATTATGCTAAACTAGAAGCTACATACGGTGAGACTAATTTATCGTTTATGGTTTTAAACGCTGAAGGAGAGACTCAGTTTGAACATAGTTTAAATAACGAACTAACGATTATAACTAATACGATAAATGAAGTAAACACTTACCAGGAGCTTATAACGTTACCCTGGATGAGTCATTTTGATATTAAACGAAATCCGGATGCAAAAAGATCTATCGTATTAAAATCATTGTTTGAAGAAATAACTGATGAAAACGGTTTAAAAACTTTCGGTAACAAATTAAAAGAATCTAATTTTCAAAACGCAGCTAATGTTAAATTAGACTTACAAAATCTTAGTGGTACAGCTATATACGATGATGAAGAGTTTAGTAAAGGTATTGCACTTGCCTCAGCAGATCCTACAACAAAAAGAGTATCTGATATAGCTTTAGCTATAAAACTTGGAATATTTGAACTACCTCGTCATTCAGATAAGTCTACTTCTTATAGTTATTCTTTAACCAAAGTATTAGGAAGTAATTCCAGAGCTTATATTGATTTGGATACTTTTATAAAAGATAAAAATACCGGTACTCAGACTTTTACCAATATCCTTATAGGTTATTTAAACGCTGAATTAGATCGTATAAAAATACTAAGGGATTTAGACAAAAGTACTAACGCTGTATTTGATTGGAAATATGCTCAGAGAGGTTCTGATTTTTTAATGTTTAAAGATATCTTAAGAAAAGATACTAAAGAAGAATTATTAACACTTTTAGAAAATAAAGAATATTTAAAAACAAGTGAGCTAGAAGAATATCTTAATAGTAAAGATCTAGTTTTATTAAGTAAAATACAAACTGATATTACAAATTACTTTAATAAAGGTTACAAAGCAGATATTTTAAATCCGTTAACAGACTTAATAACCAACAAGAAACTAAGTATTGGGTTTAGTGAGTCATTATTAAATGATAAAAAATTATCAAACTTAAATATTTATGAAAGGTTTGATGTTATTTCTAGATTTATGTTTGCTAATACGTTTATAAATAACGTAGAAGCTTACACTATTTTTTACGGTAACGTTGCTTCTTTTGAACATACAAAACAAGAAGCTAATAAACGTATAGCAGGTGCCGGTTCTACTGGTAATATTTATAGAACTGATAAAAAAGCTTTAAGTTTTATTAATAATCTAAGAACAACAGTTAAACCTAATAATCGTTTTTCAACTTATGCTCAAAAACTTGGCGTAGAATATGACGAGTTATTTGACGGTACTATGAATACCGCTGTATTACAAGATGAAACGGTTAAGTCGGACTATGCTGCTGCTTTTGAAGAAATCTTAGGTTCTAAAAAAGCTTCTAAATATACTGGAAAAGAAGAATCTACAAATGCTCAGGGTTATATAACTTTTGATAAATATCGCGAGTTAAATTATTTAAAAGGTACTTGGTCAAACGATCAAGATGTTCTTTACAATAAAATACTTAACGGTGATACTGTTAATTTAGAAGATATTCTTGAGTTCTTCCCGGTTATGAAAGATCAATATTACGGGCCTTTAATAACTAATGGTTTACCTATAACCGCTTTTCATAAGTATTCTTTAATGCCGTTAATCCCTTCAGTAATAGGTGAAAATAGTATACTTAAAGAATTACACGATAAATTAACCAGGGAAAATATAGGTTACGTTACATTTATATCCGGATCTAAGGTGGGAACTCTTTCTAGGAAAGATAATCCAGATAAATATTTAAACGAAGCTGGTAACACATTATCAAACAATAACAATTTTGAGTATACTAAAAACACAATACATCTAAAGTATCTTAAAAATCAGGTAGACATTGCTCCTAAGTTTAAAAAGAAAGTAATATTTGCCAGTCAGTTAAGAAAACTTGTAGCTGAAAGTTTAATGGTAAACGGGGTTCCTGCCGATTATAAAATAAACGAAGGTTTAAGTTTAGAAGATAGGATATCTTTATGGAACTCTGAACCTAAAGAAATAAAACTACAGTCTAAAGAATATCGTTTATTACAAGACTATAACCGAGTAGTAAATGATTTAACTGAAGCTAAGAAAAAAGAACTACTTAATGAAATAGGCTGGGAGATAAAAAACGGTAAACCTTCTGGTAAATTAATAAACCTTGTAGAGTTTGTAAAAAAAGAATTAACGCGTCAAGAGATCGCAGATTATGAATTAGATTTTTTAAACTTTTCAGCTACAGAATTAAACAATGTAGATTTTTCTTTAACCCCTCAAGCTGAAAAAATTGAAAAATTAATTACATCTCTTGTTGTTAGAAAATTAATTACTCAAAAAGTTAAGGGAGAAGGTTTAATCCAGGTATCTAGTGTAGGCTGGCAACAATCTGGTTTTAAAAAACCCGATCAAAAAGATATACTTAAATACGGTACCAACGGTTTAAGGTTTTATCACAAGGGTAAAGACGGTACAGTAAGTATGCAAGTTAAAATTGCCATACAAGGTGATTTTGAAAAACTACTTTATCTAAAAGAAGTAGCTGTTTATGATGAAGTAAAAGATGAGAACGGTAAACCTAAAAAAGAATTAAACTATAAAGCTTCTTTAGCAAATCTTAATAAATTAATTAAGAATGAAACTTGGTTAAATACTGGTAGTAATCGTAAAATGATTACTATGATTGGTGTACGTATTCCTGTACAAGGCCATAACTCTATGGAGTTTATGGAGGTAGCAGAGTTTTTACCAAAAGAAGCAGGTAATATTATTATTCCTCCGATAGAAATTGTTGTTAAATCAGGTTCGGATTTTGACGTTGATAAGTTAAACGTAACTATGCCTAACCTTAGTATTAAAGATGGTGTTGTAAAATATGATACCTCAGAAAATACTGTAAAAGGTTTAGAGAACAATCTTATTAATGTAGTAAAAGATATACTAGCATTAGATAGTAATTTTAAATCTTTAATTACACCAAACGATACTGATATTGCTAAACCAGAAGCTACTAGAATGGCTTCTAAATCTAAAAAATACAATCCTTTTAGAAACAAAACGATTGATGGTTTTTTAGGTACAGAAGAAAAACCTTTAATAGCTGAAACGAAAATATTTGAATACGGATATAATTTACATAGTCATACTTCTAACTCTGTTGGTAAACAAGCTTTAGGGCTTGGCGCCGTAGATAATACTTTTAACACATTATTCAATATTGTAGGGATGTATATGAATCCTACAAGAACAAATAATACTGTTCCTAAAAGGCTTCCTCAAAGACTTTTAATACCACATAGAAGTCTAATAGTAGATAATGAAAAAGCTATTTCTTTATCTGATGTTACGGATGTGAATGGTGTTAACCGTATAGCTGATGTAATATCTCAGTTAATTAACGGATGGGTAGACGTAGCAAAAGATCCTTGGATTTTTAATATCCAGGGTAACAAAGAGGCCGCTCCTAAAATATTATTCTTAGTTCAGGCCGGTGTTCCGTTTACTACTATAGTTAACTTTATGAGTCAGCCGATTATTGTTGAATATATCGATAGTAAAATTGCTGCAAATAGTTTATTATCTGAAACAAATACTAGTGAAGTAAAATTTAAAATAGGTGAAGAATTAGGTCTTTCGCAAAATGATATTTCAAATCCTTATGTAAAAATAAGTAGTATTAAAGATCGATTAAATCTAGATTATAATATTAATCTAGATGATGATGGTAGAGTTTTAGAAGAAGTTTTACAAAACTTAATCGATGATGAGACGCAAAATATAGAACCAGAAGTTAAAAAATTATACGAACAGCTTATCTTTTTACATTACTTAGAAGTAGAAGAAATGTCAGATAAGGTTAGAGCTATTAAATTAAACTTTAATCCAGATACTACTCGTCCAGCATCGTTATACGAGCTAATTGAAAAAGAACAACAAATTAATAAAATTAAAAAAGACGATAGTATACCTCTTGATAAAATACAAGCGTTAGAAAAAGAAACAATGCTTAAATCTTTTTTTATCAAAGATTATCTTGAAGCGTTTATTTCAAAATTATTTCCTCTAAGAAATAACCTAGAGTTAAATAATTTTATAGCAAGCGATGTAGTAAAAAATACTCTTAATAAAGATGATAAAGAGTATAAAGTAAAAACTTTTAAGAATCACCTACTTACTTACATTTTCCAAAAAGAAATTTTAGAGTTTGATTACACTAAAGCTAATAGTTTTAAAGGAGTTGAAGTCAAGTTTAAAAAAGATACAGAAGCTAAAAAAATTAACTATTCTGAATTTGGAGTAATTGTTACAAAAACTGAGGATAAGTATACTATTTATATAGATCCTATTACTGTAAAAAAATTATACAGAGAAACCGTACAGTATAATAAACCGGTAGATAAAATTTCTGATGAAAATATTAAAACATATAGGGATAAAAGCTATAAGGGTTATTTTACTAATGATAAACAGTTTGCTGAATTTTTAGTACAGAGAGAGTTATTCAGGGTAATGTTCCCTATAGAAACTAAGTACAAAGACATTGAAGATAAAGTAAAAAGAGTAGAAAAATACGAAAAATGGTTAAAAAATCAAGCTCTTAGAAAAACTTATAATCCAAGAGCTATATTCCAAACAGTTATAAACGAAGATGTTACAGAAAGTAATAATTATGCTCAGAGGTTTTATAATATAAAAAACCGTTATCCAAAATTGGTTAATGATTATAAGCTGGTAGAAATCTTAAACATAAACGAGTTCCGCGGTTATAAAAATTTGACTTTAAAAAACGTACAGTTAACTAAAGATTTACTACAAGTTCTAAATTATGAGTTAAATCAGTTAAAAGATCCTACAGTAAAAAAAGTAGAAAATGTTCAGATTAATAGGGCAATATCTGAGTTTTTTGAAGAGTTTGAGATAGTAGCGTTATTACAATCAGGTTTTATATCCGGTACCCAATTCACTTTAACGAGATTAGTAAATCCTCAAAGGTATTTAGATGTACTTAATCCAAAAGTAATTAATAAATATATCAGATCTATTTCTGATAATCAAAATATATTAACTGACTATAACGTTTTATTAAATAGATTTTTTGGTTCTAGAACTAAAAATTATTCAGCAGACTTTTTATCAAACAACACTGATATAATTATTGATAAATATATTACTATAAAAGACGAATATCGCGGTAAGGTTATATACCTTACTCCTGGCTCTGGTAAAACAACTTTTAAATCTAAAAACCCTTTAAGCGTTATTGACGCTGATGACATTACTATAGAAGAAATATATAAAGTAGTTCCTGAGTTTAAAACTACCGAAACAACTCCTCAAGGTATTATTTTAGATTTTTCAAAAAAATATAGTTATAAAAATGATGAAGTTAAGGAAAGAGTTAGAGGTAGATTAAAAGAATTTGCAAAACGTGGGTATACAGTATTAACAGGTTCTTTACACCATTTACCGGTAGTAGATTTATTTTTTACAATAACTAACGAAGTACAATTATTAAAAAGATTTAAAACTCTTGAAGAGTTAAGAAAATATCAAGTTAAAGAGTTAGAAGCTATCAATAAAGTTTTAGCTGGTAAAGGTTTAGAAAAAATATCTGAAATATCGGCAACATCAGATTTTATTTCTGAAATTAAAGTAGTTTCTCCAGATTACGGTGTTGTTAAAGTTGATACAAATCCTACAAAAGTTGATACTCAAGAAATTATAAATCTTATAGCTCCTCAAATTCAGAGACAAGCTTATAAAGAAAATGTTGGAGTTAATGCTAACTGGCAGTTTTCTTTTGGTCGTATGTGGTCAAGAGTAAATCTTAAAGCAAAACCATTATTAATTAATTCTTTTGCTGGTGTTGAAAAAACTAAACAACAAATAGCGGCTCTAAAAAAAGCTGGATTAACAGTAGATAAGTCAAAATATATTTATGACTATCACGAATTAGATCAAAACGGTAATCCTTTACCTCCTATATCAGATTTACAACCGTTAATTGATAAAATACAAAACGCTTTAGGTCTAGATATGTCTGATTATGATTCTATATTGGGAAACATATATTTAGATAACCAAAGTATAGCTCCGCATAGAGATACTACAGAAGCTAAGTCTGCTAAAGGATATCCTGTTGTTGTTTATACAATAGGTAATAATTCTGGCCTTGGTATATGGGATGATAATAAAGGTAAGATAACTTTCCAAGGTGCCTATAAAGAAGATTACCAAGGAAGAAAACCTACTAATGAAATTGCTACTAAAGATGGTACTATTTATACATTTGGTATGGATGGTAAAGGTAGATTTGCTCTCTCTCACACAACGCCATTAGGAAATATAAAGAAGAATCCTTATCCGCCAATTAAACTTTCAGATGGTAGAGTTATTACTAATTATACTATTACCCTTACATTTAGAAGAGCTGCGGATTTAGAACCAGGTATACCCGCAACACCAGCTAAACTTACTACTCAACCGCAAGTTATTTTAACAGCAGAAGAAATTTATTCTGACATAAACAAAGACAATTTAATACAATCAGAAAATGTTATCTTACCTAAAGATTTAGAAGAAAACACAGAATATACAGGTAAAAACTTTTGGAATGATATTGTTCCAGAAGCAAAATCTATGTTTGATTATAAGTTTCCTGGTAAGAAACCTATGCTAATTGCATACAGAGGAAACAAGAAAAAAACATTTTTACAAAATTATAAAGATGGAAACACTGTAGGTAATCCTTTTGATTTTGCAGATGAAACAGGTACAAGAAAAGAACAAGGTATAAAATCTACTAAAAAGTTTATTGAGTGGATGATTACTGGTAATAATTTTGGTAATACTAATGCTACAAAAGAATATAGACAAGCTATTATTAACGATATTAAATCAAGTAAAATAATAAAAAGTCCTATTCTTTATTATGAAGAAAAGAATTATGCTACTCACGCTACAGCTTTAGATTATCTTATTAATAAATATGATTGGGGTACTGAAGTAAAACCTCAAGAAGAAGATGAAAGTGAAAGTGTAAAAATTATTTCTCAATCAGATATAGATGCATACAATCAATATGTAGAAAAATCTGATGGTAAGATGCCTAAAGAATTTTTTACTACTAATACAAGATTTAAAGAGTTTTATAATAAATCTACAGGTAAAAGAGAAAAAGCTCCTCAGTCTTCTAAGTGGATATTACAAGATAATGACTTGTATAATTTAGTAGACAAAGAAACAGGTGAGGTTTACATTAGTAATGTAGACTTAAAGACAGGAATGAAGATGACAAGCAAGATTCTAGAATCAAATCCTTTAGTAGCAGCAGGAATTAAGATTAATATTTACGCTGGTACAGGAGAGAATGCTGAGTTAAGTAACTTTGCTATTAGACCTTTTATACACTTAGGTATAAATTTTGATTCTGTAGAACAAGCGTTTCAATATTATAAAACTGAGTTCTCTCCTAAGAATGAGAATAATCGAGCTGTAGGTAGTGTTATAAAAGATACTAAAGATGGTAAAAGACTTAGAGAATTAGGAAAAGAGTTTAAAGGATTAGATCAGAAAGTTTGGGATAACATGTCTCCAACAATTATGAAAGCATTATTAAAAGATTCTTTCCAACAAAATCCAGATGCTCTTGCTAAGTTATTAGCTACAGGAAATGCTGAACTTACACATAAATATAATGGTATAGAACAAGATAAAGGTAGATTTTCCAAACTTCTTATGGAAGTTAGAGGGGAACTTAAATCTATACAATTTACTCAACCTAGTGTAACTACAAAAGTAACCCCTGTTAATGTTTCACCAATAAGTAAAATTCAATCTTTAAAAGAACTATTAACTGATGTAAGTACTGATCAAAGTATTTTTTTTGACACTGTTAAACCTCTAAAAGAAAACATATTTGAGTACCGGGATAATAATGCGATGGAAAATGTATACTCAATGTTTCCAGGAGCTCTATTTTTAGTAGACGGTGTGGGTGTAACAGAAAAAATACCTAATAAACCAAACGTAATAAAATTTGATATATTAAAAACAAATCTTAAAGATGTTAGAAATGATAAAGGTATTTTGGTTGCTAATCCTAAACTAAAAACTGATGTAGATAATTTTATTACACAGCTTAGAGAAGATATCCAAGATAAAAGCTTAATGTTAAGTTCTAGTGGTTATGGTCAAAGTTTGAATAAAGATGATTATAGGGGAGGTTTTCTTTATTTATCTAACGAGTTATTAAAAAACTTTGGATATTATAACCCTGGTTTTATAATAGAAACTTCATCTCAAAAACTTAAAGACATAGTAACTTCACAACAACCTGTATCAGATCAAGATGTTATTAGTAATTTCGTAACTTGTTTTAAATAATCAAATTCAATGAAAAATTCTTGTCCTAATTTTAATTCTCCAGAGTGGAAAGCTTTAGAAAATAATCCTTTGATCGGTAAGTTTGAAGCAATGAGGGATTGGTTAGAGAACGATGGTGTTATACGTACTCCTGAAGAAGTTATTAAAAAGATTTCTGACAGAAATATGGGTTTTAATAAACCTGGTGAACGAGTAGTACAAGAAATAAAACCAGGAGTAAAACCGAGTGTTCAAGAACTATTTGATTCTAATCCTGAATTAGCTAACAACCTTGAAAATAAATTAAAAGATTTTTTAACATCTATTAATGTAGATACTATAGTTGTAAATAATTTACAAAAAAGATTACAAGAAAAAGGATTAAATAGTAATGCTGTTGCAGTATCTGATATATTACACAAAGCTGTATTTCTTGATTCTAACAAATATAACACTTTAGATTATGCTGAAGAGGTTGCTACTTTTGCAATTGAGTTTATGGGTGCTAGCAAACACGCTGAAGCATCTCCATTAATTAGAAGAGCATTAGAAAATATAGCTAGTTGGGAAAAATACCAACAGTATTATGATTTATATAAAAATGATCCTATCTATAAAAACAATGAAAGAAAATTAAAAGTTGAAATACTTAGTAAACTTTTAGCTGAAAGAATAGTAGAAAATAAAGATAGAACTAAAAAAACAAAGCAAGATAAAAAGCTAACAACTTTAGAAACTATTATTAATGGTATACTAGCTTTATTTAATAAAATATGGAAATCAGATTATTACAAAGCTGTTGATAGATTTTTAAAGCAAAGAGGTATTGAAACTAAAGGTGTTAATAAAGTTAACATTAGACCTTTTGATGCTGTAATAAATGAAATTGTAGATGATATATTATTTAATAATACATCTAAAATAGTTAATAATTCTAGTAGAGCTAGAAAAGGAGAAACTGTTGTATCTTTAAAAGAAGTGTTAGAAAATAATTCTACTATAAATAAAATATATCATAAATTAAATTCTTTAGGTTTTATGTTTACAGGTTCTCCAGCTCTTTCAAATGAAGGAACTGTATATAGAGAATCTAATGATAACTTGCATGACTTAGATTGGCAAGTACCAAAAGAATTACAAGATAACTGGTTAGATTTAGTAAAATCTACTTTTCCAGATTTAACCTATAAAATAAATCCAAAAACAAATCAAGCTCAAGTATTTAGTAAAGGTGAAAAAACAACTCATACTTTAATAATCAAAGGTATGCCTGTTGACTTTTTTATAAATATCAATCCTCCATCTAATAAAAATACATTTGGAGACATGAGATGGCAAGATACTTTTGAAGCTAAGATGGATATAGGTAGAAATAAAGATATTAGAGACCTTATTGATTTTAAAACTTCATTTAATGATTATTTTTCAAACCCTAATTATTTATATTATTCATTAGGACAAATTAAACCAGGAGTAGAAGAACTATTTGATTCTAATCCTGAATTAGCTAATGCTGTATATGAAGCTTTAGGTTTTAATACCGTAGTTAAATCTAAAGCAATCATTACTAATGATGAAAGAATTCCAGAATATGATGATAAAGATTTTAAAAATGCTCAAGTAGCTTTAAAGCCAGAAATTTATGATTTTGAAGCAGATAAAATAAATGAATTGTTAGATTTATTTATACCTAAAATAAATAAAGCAATTTCTTTAGGAGCAGTTAAATTTACATTAATAAGACCATTTTACACAGAAACACATTCCATAGAAGATATTGGAGACAAAGCATTAGAAAATAGAGATAAATTAAGAGATGAATTATTAAATGATTTAAAAACATTTTTAAAATCAAAAGGGTTTACTACTAATGATGAAGGTTATGATTTCACTAAAGAAATAACCCCACAACAAAAGCAACAAGCTCAGCAACTATACTCTCAATATCTAGACACTATATTTTCTGATAGCAAAGTAAAAGATATTGTTTATCATGAAGGTAAAGCGGATTTTGAAAAATTCGATTTAAATTTTGCAATAGAAACACCGGGTATATATTTTAGTTATTATAAGTCGAGTGGTATATTTGGAGATAAAATAAAAAGATTGTTGTTAAATTTAAAAAATCCTTATATTGAAGATGATAGCTTACAGTACGATTCCTTAGAGCAAAAATATAAAGATAAATTTATACAGAACGGATATGATTCTATTATAACTCCAGGTGATATAGGTCTTATATTTGAACCTGAACAAATTCACATATTAGGTTCTAAACAAGACATAGAAGGATTTAGAGAGTTTGTTACTCAATCTTTTACTAACGTTAAACCAGGAGTAGAAGAACAAATAAATTTTGAAGATTTATTATCGTCTAAATTAATTGATTTCCTTAATAGTTTAAACTTTACAACAGAATTTAAAAACGAATTATTACACGAATTTAATCCTTTAGCAGTAACAGATCTATTATATAAAACTATTCGAATAAAAAATAATTTTAAAGACGAAGGATTATTAAAAGAAACGGCTTATGTTGCTTACAGTTTTTTAGGTAAAAAAAATAAGATTAGAACAGATTTAGTTTATAGTATTGAAAATATTAATAACTATCAACAAATTTTTGAAGATTATAAAAAAAGAAGTCCTCAGTTAAATGATTATACTATAAAAGAATTAATAGTTATAGATTTTATAGCTGACGCAATCAAAAATAATTTTGAAAATCCTAGAGATAGTTATCAAAATCGAAAAGCCGATTACTGGAGAATAGATGGTAATAGTAAGTTAGAAAAACAAATTAAATATTATTTATCTAAAGTAAAACAGTTTTTAGAAAAATTATTTCTAAATACTAAATTAACTAATGACGAACTACAAAATTTATTATCTGATATTGCAAACGATGTGTTAAATAATACTTTTGATAAGTTTGGAACGATTTTAGATACAGAACAACAAATAACTAATTATAACAATACTATTGAAAAAGATGAAAAAGCCAAAGAAATAATATCAAAATTTCAAAAATTAGGTTTATTACTTACAGGAAGTTTGAGTTTAAGAAAACAAGGTACTCTTTATAGAGAAATAACTGAAGATTTACACGACTTAGATTTTACGGTGACTTTAGATAAACAAGGTGATTATTTTAACAAGTTATATAAAGACATAAAATCTCAATTTGAAGGGGCTTCAGAAACAGGTAAGATATTTTTGATGGAAAAATTTCAAAAAGAACTTGCAAAAAACTATAAAAAACATCCTTTATTAAACTCTATAAAAAAAGAATATCCTTCATTTAAAATAACAAATAGTTTTAAAGGATTAAAAAAAAACGATGTAACAATAACTGGGAGTATTGATGGATATCTTATTGATTTATTTTTTGTATCTGATTTAGAATTAGATAAAAACGAAAAAGGGTTTCAAGATTGGGAACCTATTTTCGAATCTAAAATAAAAATGGGTAGGGCTAAAGATATTCGAGACTTTGCTAATTATATTCCATTTAATAGAAAAAGTGATGGTAGTTTTGCTAATATTAAAGGGTTTAGACATTTTACATTTAGTAATAAAAATACATTTATAGATAATAAAGTTGATAGTGATACAATAACTTCTGAAGATGTTTATGATCAATTAAGAGAAGAATTTATTAGAGAAAATTCGATCCAGGAAATAGAACCAAATGCGTCAGAAGAAGACCGTTCTCTTAGTATCGTATTTCAAATCGCTGAAAAATTATCAAATAAGTTAAGAGTACCTTTTCAAATAATTACTTCAGACAAAGCTTTTGAACTAACCACCGGTACAAAAAATCCTTGGAAAGGTCAAAAAGCTTTCTTCTTGGGAGGTAAAGTATACTTTGTCGGAAACAATATTGACTTTGAAACACAGTTCCACGAGTTTGCTCACCCTTTTGTAAGAGCTCTTATGGTAGAAAACCCTCGTTTAATGAATGATTTATACGAGAAGTTTATAGCCACGCCGGAAGGACAGGTGATACTACAACAAACCCTGGATGAATATTCAGGAGTCCAAGACAACTCAGGAATTGTAAAAGAAGAAGTATTAGTAAAAGCAATACAATTATCAGCTAGTAAAAAAGCTCAGGGTATTAAACCGGATAACATACTACCTACACTAATACAAAGATTTTTCACAGGTCTTAGAACTTTCTTGAACAAACTTTTCGGTAACAAACCGGTAAGTAGAATTAATGAAAACTCTACACTATATGACCTGGCCGAAATATTACTAGATGATGAGCAGTTTGAACTAGATTCTACAAAAATAACTCAAGGTGATATTGTTGCTTATCAGAATAACAATGCTGAGTTAATTAAGAGTATCATGGATGTTACTAATGATAACGCGGCACCGGTGTTCGAAATAGTAAAAGACATGTACGATAAAGCCAGGGGTACTATCAGAGCTATGAATCCTTTGAAAGACAAAGAGTTGATTGAAGCTTTAAAAGATGAGTATCAGAGAGGTGATTTATACGATCTTACACAGAATCTTAATAAGTTAAAATTAGAACTGGAAAAAGATTTAGAGCTTACTAAAGACAGGGCTAATCGATTTGTAGTTACTCTGAACCGTGTAGAAAACATGGTTTCCAAACTTAGAGAACATATTAAAGTTATAAACTCAGACTTATCAGATCTTACTAAAAAGCAGAATTTAGATTATATTAAAAAGTTAAAATACTATGAAAACATCATAAACTACTGGTCGAACTTTACTAAGAATACTATGAATGTTTTTAATAATGACTTGAAATTAAAAACAGATGATCCTATTTATTCTTTTGTAAATAATATTGATGAAAACCTTGAAAACGCCCGTAAAGAAGTACAGGGTGATAATGAAACCGGTTACTTAAAAGGTGTGGGTCAAGTTCTTTGGGAACAGTGGGAAGATATGGCTGAAAGAAATGATAAATACTATACAGAAATTATCAGGACTTTACAATTAAACGGAGCTCCTCAATCTCAAATCGAAGCTTATCATAAAGAATATTACGGTTTAACTATTAGTGAAAAAGAAACTTACGATCGTTTAAGTTCTGCGCGTAGTTTAAATATAAAAGATAAAGCTCAGTTAGAACGTTTAAAAAGGAAAATGTATACGGAAGGTGTTATTCTCACCAAAGAAAAAATACTAGAAACATTAAAAGGTAACCTCGGTGATTCAAATTATTTTAACGGATGGTTGGAAGGATATATGTATCAGAGTGATCCAGTTATTGGAGGTTTTGCTAAGTTTCTTAAGGATGCCCTTATAGAAGTTAATGTAAAAAGTTTTGATACTTACTATAATCAAACTGAAGTATTAAAGCCTCTTTTAGATGCTCTTGGATATACTCAAAGACAACAGGGTAAGTTGGGTAGGGAAATTGGTTTTAAAGATAAAAGAGGTTTTGAAGAAGATGGTGAAATTAAACCTAAAGAAGTATGGGCTTTTATAGATAAGTTTAAAGATGTTGATTATACTATTTCTCAAAAAAAGTTAGAAATAAGACAATTAAAAGAAGAATATGATAGAACTCGTGATTCTGAAATTGAAAAAGAACTAAATCAAAAAAAGACAGAGTATCTAGAATATTTAAGAAAGTGGTTTCACCAACCTTATACTGATGTGTTTTATGCTAAGGATGATATATTTAAAAACTCCGCGGAAGGTGCTGCTGCCAGAGAATTAAGAGATAATTGGTTTAATGATCTTAACGCCCAAACTGACCCTGACTTAGCACTTGATGACGAAGCTCTTGTAGCAGAAAACCTAAGAGCGCTTCGTATCAGATATAAAGAAATGTATAGTTACTATGATCGTAATGGTAATTTTAAAAACGAGTTTGATAGAAAAATAACTGATATATTAATCGAACATAGAAAGCTTACTAGAAACTTTTATGAAGAAAGGGAGAGAATTGGTGTTTTTGAGAATGAGTTTAACGCTTTTAAAGACAGATTGATAACTGTAGAGCTATTAGATCCGGTAACCCAGGCTGAAGAAATACGAAGAAGAGAAGATGAGTGGTTAAAAGAAAATACTTATCAAAGATTAAAAGTAGATGCGGATGGTAAAGTAATTTATTATAATGTTCTTAGAGAAAAGATTCAACAGTTAAACGCTATAAAAGATAGAATGCCTCAAGGTGATAAACAACGAGAGGCTATGGAAAAAATATCAAAACTACTTGAGCAACAAATATCAATGGTTAATATTAGTAAGGATGATAACAATACTCCTGATGGTACTATAATGTCTGAAGAACAAATTGATACTTTAGCTGATATACAAGAACAAATAAACTCTCTTAGACAAGACATACTAAACGTTAACGGTTTTACTAAAAAAGAAAGTGCTCAATTAAGAGGATTATATCGTTCATTAGATCGGGGAATACCTGGAATACAGCAGTTGATATCATCTCTTTACGCAACCGCTAAAGCTAGAAAAAGAAAAGCCGGTATAAATGATAAAGATTTAGAACGTTATAATCTGTTAGTCCAGGAGATATCAGATATGAGTTCTAAAGAACCAACTGAATATTATCTTGATATATTAAACGACAAGATTAAAAATATTGAAGGATTACCTGACGATTTTATGTTAAAAAATTTTGGTCAGGACGTTAATGAAATAACTATAAGTAATGTTGATAGACTTTATGAAAATATTTTGGGTTTAGACAACGAAGTACTAAAAGAGCTTTTTAAAGCTAGTCCTGAGTTTAAAGCGTGGTTTGAAAAAAACCACTATCAAGAAGTTTATTATGATAAAGATCGTGATAATGAAATAGAAGTTTGGAAAAGGTTAAATATATGGACCGTTAAAACTCCTGTGGGTGATGAGTATTATAAAAAAAGAGAAGTTACTTATAGTAATGGAGATGTAGTAAGTATTAATAGAATACCTAATTATAAATACATTCGTAAAGTAGTTAAGAAAGAATACACTGATGAAAACGGTAATGTAGTTAAACTTAGAACTGAAAAGATTGTAGGAAAAACTGTTACTAATACAAAAGAATGGTTACCTAAAGAATTACCAGATTCTCCGTTTCGTAATGAAAGATACTACGAACTTAAAAACGCCAGTCCCGATTCCAGAGACGGTAAGTTATTCAAACTTCTAGAAAAAGTAAAAGAGTTTCATTTAAAAAACCAAGAAGGTAAACCGGTAAGATCTAGATTATATTACGATTTTCCTCGTTTTGAATCTTCTTTGTACGAAAAAATTATAACTTCTAAAGAAGATAGACAAAGGGGTATTAGTAAAACATTAGGTAAAAAGTTTCCTATATTCGAATACATCATTAGAAGGATTAGACAGTTTTATCAAAAAGCTAAAGATGATGGTTTAGAAACTTTAAATCCTGATTTAGATTATGATTTAGTAAGAGTAACTTCTGAAGGGATTGAACCAGATACTATTCCTGTTCAAGGTCTCTATAATATTCCGATAGATGATGTATCTACCGATTTTATAACTAGCATGTATGCTTACGCATCATCTTTGATTAAACAAGAAAAGTTAATTGAGATACATCCTATAGCCAAAGCTTTAGACCAGGTATTAAAAACAAACACTCCAAAAGAGTTAGAAAAACTTGATAAAAAGAATTTTCTTAATAACGCTATCGAGTTTGTTAAAGGAGATTCTAATGTTAGAAGTAATATTTACGAAACTCTAATGAAACGAGAGTTTTATGATGAAAGACTATTAGGATTTGGTAAAAATAGTAAACCAATACAAACATTCTCTAAATTTATTTTTGGTAGAGCTTCGATGGCAATGTTTGCTTTAAATATTCCAGCCGCTTTAAAAGATTACTTGGGTTCTAAGTATCAGAAGATGTTATTAATGTCTGGAGGTAAATATATAGATCCTAAATCTATAGCTAAAGGTGAAGCATGGGCATTTAAAGTAATGAGTGAAAAAAGTTTTGGTTCTGCTTCTGAAGGTATGGGTCCTCAAATTTATCAAATAGGAGCTAAAACTTTAAATGTACAATTAACAGAACTTTTCCAGGTTAGTATGAAAGATCCGAGAGAAAGTTTTGCAAGAGCTGCTTCAAGATCTTTACCATCTGATGTATTAGGTATGTCATGGTTGTATAACTTTAGAGAGTGGTTACAGGGTCAATCTGAAACATCTTTATTTGGGGCCATGATGTACAAACAAACGGTTTATCAATATGACAAACCTATAGCGTATATGGATGCCTGGGAAATACGTGATGGCGTTTTAACTATTAAAGAAGGTATAGATCCTGATTATGGGCCTAGAAAAACAACACATTTATTTGTAACTGGTGATACGATGGATTCTATTTCTACTAGATACAACATTCCTATAGACGAATTGAAAAAAAGATTAGGTTTAGAAAATTTTAATGATGTAGAACCAGGTACTGAACTTACTATAGCTACTGGTGCTAAGTTTAAAGACATGCTTAATAAGTTTAATATTGTTCAGCAATCTTTAGAAGGTAATTACGCTAACATGAACCAACCGTTAGCTCAAGGATTTTTATTCTTTAGATTTATATCTTACCTAAAGAAGTTTTTTACTACAATGTTTGTAGAAAGATTTGCATTTGCTGGAGATCCTTTATCCGGAAATATAAGACCAAGATATAACCCGGGTCTTAATGAATTAAAAATGGGATTTTATATCAGTACTCTAAGAAATCTTTATAGGTTATCAAAAAATACAAGCGAACAATGGGGTATAATGAACCAGGAAGAAAGATTTAATATGTTAAGAATGCCGTTAGAAATAATGGGTCTGATATTTATACAATCATTATTATTACCATTATTTGGTTGGGATGAAGATGATGATGAAAAATATGAAAAACTAAGAGAAAAAAGTGGTGATTTGCCTTTACCATTTATAGCTGATGATCCTGAACATCCTTTCAGACTTATGGGGTGGGCTGAGAATCACGCTTTACTCCTGGCCATGAACGTTAGATCTGAAAACGAAACATTTATACCTCTACCAGGGTTTGGATTAGACGATTATACTAAACTTTTAGATTTTCAATCATTAGCTTTTGGTCCAACAATAGAATCTTATTCTAAAATGGGAGCTCTTGGTTATCATACGTTAATGAATAACGAAAGAGCTTATTACAAGAGAGATAGTGGTCCTTACGAATGGCAGCAAGAAGGTGGTTCTAAATTTATAACTACATTAGCTAAAAGTATAGGTATAGATGGTTCTAACGTTTCTCCTATAGAAAAAATCAAACAAAAAATCTCTATAAAGAATCGTAGCGCAGGCGGTTAAGAGAGTAACTATAGGAAAAAAAAAGGGAACCGAAGTTCCCTTAATTTTTTAATCTAGTACTTTGTTTAACATTAAATGGATATTATCGTGACCGGTCGGATTCATGGTGTGTACCATGTATCTTGGAATTTTAAGATTATTCTTGGAACAATATATCAATAACCAACGAGCTGAATGTAAGCCGGTTTTCTGTTTGAAAGTCATATAAAGCTTGTTATACTGCTTCGGTATATGACACAACGGACTATAGTGCTCATGAATTAAATCGTGATCAAAAGATATTAAATCTGGTAATCCGTTTTTAGTTATCCAGTTAATAAACTGATCGTGATTTCTTAGTATAATCCAATCATTTTCTTTATAATGATGATATAATTCAGAATCTCGCTTTTGCATATAAGAGTAACAATCTAACGGAACTCTTTCATCATCTAGAAATAATTTTATCATAATGTTTCTTTATCGATATCAAAATCAGAACCTGAACCTAATACTACTAAACCTTCTTCTTGTTCTTTTTTAACTTCAGCAATCATATCTTCAAGATCGATCTGATTAGAAGGAGTTTTTACTTCTTCATCATAATCAAATAAATTAAAATCTTGACAAATAGCGAAGTGAATCATCTTCATCGTTTCTATCCATTCAGAAGGATGCGCGTGTTGTCTCAGTGCATAGATTATATGACAGTAATTAAACCATAAAGACCCTGGGTTAGAATAAACAAACGATGGTTTCTTGTACTCCTTTTTTATAGTAGTTAAAGAAAAGTTTGTTAGAAGACTGTGTTCAAAGAATAACCTTCCGATTAACTCTGAAAAAGTTCTCTTAGAGATCTTTATACCCATCATTTTATTCTTATCCAAAATCAATTGATTATAAAACTTATCAGCACTTACTATTTGCTCATGAATATAGTCTTTTACCACATTAACCGCGTCTCCAGTGTGAACCCTGGACCATAAACTAGCATCTGCAGGTACTATTGCACCCATATTTAATTTATTATAAGCTCCTACGGTAAAACCAAAACTGGTACTTTTATCATAAGAGTTTACCCAACTTACCATCATTGACAATTCGGGATCGTTTCCGTATTGGATGAAGTATATACCAGAGGCTACAGTAGAATCGTGATTAGAACGATACTCTGTTTTCTCAATAGTAAAATTATGCTCTAGGAGCTTTCTTTTAACCTCGTCATCTACAAACTTGTGTGAAATCACAGTATATGTTTCAGTTTGTTGAGGTAATGGGGCCGCTATCAACTCTGATAACGGCCTTGGAAAATTAGTTTTTATCATTAAAATAAACTTATTTGGTTATTACTTTTTGGAATTAATGTTTCTAATTCATTATAAACAGCTTCGATATAATACTTATAATCAATATTGTATTCTTCCCACGGTTTTTCTTTGTATAAATTAAACTCCGTCTGCATCCACTTACCAGCTTCTACCTGGATTTTTCTACCATCGTTTATATTACACTTTAGTATTTTAGACCCTTTAACGGATACATAATATCTAACATCTTTCTGAATGTTTTTTTCTACGTAATCACCGTTAATAGTTGATAGTTTTTTAAACTCCCAACCGTGTGGCGCCTTTACAAAAGCACAAAAATGATAGATATTTCGATAGTTACGAATATAATCTTCAATAGGAGTTTTGTGTATTAGAAAGTTAAAAATCGTTTTCGGAATAATTAAATGACTCTTGTTCTTATGAAGATGTGTATACTTATATTTTTCCTGGTCTTCCCACTCAAACCTACCTTTACATTTTGGAGACTTGCTAGGATCTGTATATACAGCAATGTAGTTATTTACATCCCATATAAACATCTCTTTATAATCAGCAAACTCTAGAGAAAGTTTGGTTACTTCTTCCCACTTTTTACAAACAGAATAATAAACATCTTCTTTATCTTTTGGAATACGAAGAGTGGCACCATCTGTATTAGTTTGTAGAAGCTGTGAGTCCGGTATATTTACAATAAGATCTTCTACTAACATCGTTATTAACAACTGACCGTTAATAGTAGTTTGCATTGTATACTGAGGATCATATAACCAGGAATAAATACTGTTACTGTTACCGTAAGATGCGTTGGCTGCTTCCTTAAAGCCCTCGATAATAGCTCTATCTCCGTCTTTACCTTTGCGTTTCTCAGCAAGTCTCACGTCAACAATACCTTCTTTATATACAGTAAAAAATTCTTTTCCTAGATGGGCCGGATACATTTCGTTCATACACGCGATACTCGGATATAGAGAAGCTACATCAAGATCTTTTATGATATAACCTTCATCCGCGCGATATATTCCTGGTTCAATACACTGGTGTATACCCCCAGAACCATAGTGAAAAACATAATCTTTAAAAGTTTTCTTGTAAGTAAAATCATTCTTAGTATTTCTAATAATTTTCGTCTTAAGCGACTCATGAAATTGCTTTAAGTCATCTGTTTTAAAACTGATATAGTCAAACAAAATATCTTTAATAGGAATTTCAGGACGATTAGTACGATACTGTCTAACTTCGTAAGAATCTTTACCAGTAGCCTGGCAATAAAGTTTAAGTAATAACTCACTACCTAGTTTAGTATTTGAATAGTTATCACAAGGTAATCCATATTTACTTTTAACTTGTTTCCTTACTTCCAACAAAGGTTTTGATAAATACAATACTTTTTTTGTAGTAATAACATCGTTAACACAATATTCAATTATAGTATTAATTTCATCAAGAGTAGTTACCTCTTGAGTATGGTGTATAGGCATACTTTGTAAGTTATGCCAATCAGTAGCGAATTGTAATTCTTTTAAAGATGTAAATTTATTAGTGTTATCCCAGTGGTTAAGTTTAAATACATCTAGCTGACGAATTTTCATTTTACTTTCGTAAAACTCTTGAAACATTTTGTTTCTAGAACGGTCAATAATTGACTGTGCGTATTCGTAGAGATAACGAGCTATTTCATCAGAAGATTTATTTGAAAGAATATCTTTTTCTTTCAAGACCTTCTCAGTGATTTGAGCATCAAAATTTAAACCATTAAAAGAAATTTGCCAAGTCTTGGATTTAACAGCTTCTGATAAAAAATCCACGAACTTTTGAAAATCATTTCTTAGTTCGTGGACCACAAAAACTTTTTTTTCATCCGATCTGACATCAATAAAAACCCCAACAAAACAATTTGAAAGGGTTTCGTAGTCATAAACGAAATCCATTATTCTACTGTTTCAGCTACTTTTTCTTCTTGTAAAGCTTGTTTGTTAAGATCTTCAGACATTTTGAAGTATTTCTTATAATCAAAATTATGAGTGTTAACCGCAAATCTTTCGATGAAATTTTCGATTTCTTCAGGGTTATACATAATATGATCATTAAAGATATCTACAAGACGTCTTTCTTGTTTTACCGAATTGTCTTTTTTGTTAACCATACGATCACCGTTTTCATCTAAACGAGGGACCATTTGGAAAGAGGTTTTTTTGTTTTTATCCAAAACAACCAAGTATCCGGAAAAAGGATCAAAAATCGCTTCCGTATAAGGACAATCAAGCGATGAAGGGATTAATTTAAAAGTTGGAAGTTTCATCTCTGGAGTTCTTTCCCAGACAGATGAGATTAATAACATGTTTTGACTCATAGTGTTGGTTTTAATAAGCGCAAGTTAAGAATTATTTTTCTACTAAAACTAATTTTGATACATCTACCACTAAATTTTCTTTTTCTAAATCAGGTTTAGAGCATAATTCTCCAACTTGTTTCAACAATATGTACATCTTATCGGCCTCCTGTTCGGAAGAACTCAAAGCATCTGCGTACAATCGATTATACTTGTAAGGGTACAAATAACTTTCAATGTAAGCTAAACTATTGGGGTTAGTTTTATAAAAACTTAAGATATTATTTTTCTGATAAACCGAAAGTTTAGAATACTTACCTAATATAAAACTATCCCAATCTTTTTTAAAATCTATTAAATTAAATACAATTATAATCTTTTCTTCGTTAGTTATTTCAAAAGCTTCCTTAAAATATTTATTACCTTTCAAAACATTTTTTATAAATAGTTTATATTCGTCATCCGTTCTGATTTGAAAAGTTGCTGTTAAACAGTAATCTTCCAAACCGTATCTTCCTTCAATAGTAATATAAGTTTGAATAGGTTTTACACTACTACTTCTTTTTATCCCCAGAGCAGGATATAAAAATATCCTACTTTTCTGGGAATAATTTCTATACAAAGAAAAGTTACTCTTCATGTTAAAGAATTACAAGGTCATGGGCATAGTCGTATGGTAATTTAAAATACATATTTTCTATGTGCCACGAAGCTTTTTTAATAATATCGTCTAATCTCTCCTCCCAGAGAGTCATAGTTTCGTCCGAAACAGGAAAAGAATATACTTGTTCGAATTTATCTACAACGATAAAATTAAAAGAAATTGTCCATTCTTTAGTAAGAATATCTTTTAACTCGTGTTGAATAAGCTTTTTATATATCGCGGCCTGAATCCAGTAGTTATAGATTTCAATCGTTTCTACAAAATAAACTATTGATTTACTAGTTGTTTTGAGATCGTTAACAATAACCATCTTTTTACCATAATCAACAGTATAATTATCTAAGAACCCTCTAAAACCAAATGGTAATCCTTCTTGAGATATTTTTATTTCTTTCTCATTAAACACTTGAATATTATCATCATAATTATCCAACTTTAATAAATCCTTAGTTCTTGATTCGGTCTTAAGTATATCTACAATTTTAGCGCATCTATCTAAAGTTTCGGCATCAATTATGTGTCTATCTTTTTTAACTTTTAAGTGTTCAAAGTACTCTTCATTCTGTGTAGTAAGTATTTTTTCAAGTCGTTTTTGATCACCTGTACGTGATACACCGTTAACTGGTTTTTTATCGTCTACAAGAGATTGGTGTAAATTCATTGATAATAGTAAAACAAGAATCTCATTAAAGTAATCAGACAACAAAGTTCTACCATCATTAACTTCCAAGTGTATTTTATAAATATTATCAATTATCAGTTTATTATTATCACCAGGTAAAGTGCCCGGAGATAGTAAAAACTTTTCATCAAAACTCCCGTTATCCAGGAGTAATGAGTGTATGAGCTTTCCTTCCGTATAACGCTCTTCATCTTCTTCTTTTTCTTTTAGTACATAATGTTTGTAATAAAGTTTAGGAGAATAGTGAAGTTTGCTAAGAGAAGAATAACTAAGAAATAAAGGGGTGTTCTTAAACTCATTTTCAAGAACGTTAACATCGATTTGATTAGTCATTAGATTCTGGGTCTAAACATTCTTCTTTTGGTAAAATTAATACATCTGTATAATCGCTCGAAATGACTACATAGTCCCTACCGCTATAAGAGGTACAATGCTTAATTAAACGATTTAATAATAAGTCACAATTAGTTTTTGTAAACTTACCTTTAGTTTTCATACCTTCTATAAAACTACTAAATCCCAGTTGAGATAAATCCGTAGGTTTAAAACCTAGATACTCTAACATACTTTTAAAGTTTACGTGATTTCGTTCTTTAACCGTATAAAATGATTTATGATATTCAGCTAACAGTAATATTAAATAAACATAAGAATCATCGTAATCACAATTACTCATAATTTCCATAGCTAAAATCATGTTTGAGTTGTCAGAACTATTACACATGTTTCTTAACTCTTCATACTTAGCTTCATCAATAAAAGTACTGTTACAATTAATAATTTTTAAAAGATCATCTTGATCTACTATAGAATAGTTATGAGAATTAGAATAAAGCTTATCAGCTAAAACTTCAATGTCATAATCATCTTGAGTAAACAATAAATCTACACTAGCACATGGATTATCCGGATGTTGATTTTCATCAAAATCATCATCGTTTTCGTGTAAGTTTTTTATTTGATTAAAACTAGGACACTCGTCTTCAAGAGGTTTATTATAAATACCTTGTCTAACAAACGAATAATAATTACTACGATGTAAATAAACATACCGTGTATCACCATTTTCTAATTCAAATTGATTAAGTCTATCAATAATTTCATTACCGTTTTGAATCTTTTGAGGATTAGCTAAAACAAATTGTATAAAATTATCTTTAAATACTCTACGTAAGAGTATAGTTTTAAATAGATTTTTAAAAGTATCGTTAGACATAATTACTACATTAGAACCATCTAAAGTTCTAGATATTGACGCATCATTATCTTTAAGTACATTTCTTATTTTAAATCTAGGTACTGTGCAGCCAGGTAAGAAAAATATTCTATCATTTTTTTGAATAGAATAGTTATCTACCATATCGCAACTCAGGTCAGAAATATAACTCAATGTACTAGTAGAAAATGTATTATCATTTTTATTAAGGATATAAAAAATCTTTTCTTTTTTAATCATAAATAAAAGCGGGAGGTTTCCCTCCCTTAATTTTATTTAGAAGCCATTGTAATAACTTCCGGGTTAACTAAAAGTTTCTGAAATTTTTGCTTGTTTCCAGCTAGTAACTTTTTAACAATTACATACTGAAGATCTGCGCTTAAGAACTCTTCTCTCTCTGTACAAACTCTTATCAAACGATTTATCTGAGGTTGCGTAATAGAATTAGACTCAGCGTAATAAAGAGTGTAGTTAATAAGACGAGCAGTTACTACTGAAGCGATATCTGCGCGATAGTTTACACCTCTACCAAAAGAATCTCTCATTTTCTTTATCACATTACCTTCATTATCGTCAAATAAGATTTCTTTAGGATTTACAATCTTATCAAGGTTATTATTGATAAACATCGTAAACATTGTAGTAAATTCTGAACCGGCCGAACCTTCACCAATCATTTGAACCAAAGGTAATTCCTTAGAGAAATCTTCCAAAGAACTAATACAGTTAAAGAAGTTTGTAACACTTCTTGGGTTAACATCTCCTTGGATCATATCCGGATGTAACAACACAAAGTTTATACATCTTGTATCAACACCATCTTTCTCAGCCCACTGAGCCCAACAATCAGAATCCCACTTTAAGTTAACGCTTACAAAACGAGTTGTTTGAGCGTTATCCATAGCGTTAACTAAATAGTTACCGTTATCCGGGTTAGCTGTAAGGATAATATGCCAGTCAGAAGGTAATTTCCAAGAAATATACTCACCACGGTCTACCAATTCCATTATTGCTTGTAAGAATCTAAGATCCGCTCTGTTATAATCATCAATGATTAATATACCACCACCTTCTTTGTTTGCAATCCATTCTGGTGGACAGTAAGACATACGTTTGTTGCCGGTAAAATTATAACCTCTTTTAAGATACTCTTCCGTAGCTTGTTCATCAACCCAAATACATCCTGAATAAGTTGGTTGTATAAACTGTGTTCCAAGAGTTACCGATTCAGTAACAACATCATCTATCATTACAGTTTCTTCAACTTCTATTTCAACGTGTTCTTCTTCAGTATACTCGTAAGGTACCATTTTCTCTACTTCTTTAGTCACCGGAACTTGTGTAGTTACTTCTTTCATTGTCATACGACCATTCTCTAAAACCTGTTTTTTAACTGTTTTAGATTCCATCACTGTTTCTGTAACTAATTCTAATCTTTCTCCGGTTTTAGTAACTATTTTTGGAACAAACTTTTTAACTGTTTTAATAACAGGTATTTGTACAGTTTTAGTTACCGTTTCAGTTACCGGTAAAGCTCTATCTACAGTTTCTTCGTACTTACATAACTCAAATTGTCTTATTGGGAAACCAACAAGGTCACCTAACTCTTCAATCTGAGATAAGTTCAACTTTACAAAATTCAAATTTAATTCATTAGCAAGCTGTAATGCTACGCTAGTTTTACCTAAACCAGATTCGCCCATAATTTCTACGGCTACTTTTTTCTTGTTATTAACTTCAAGAAATCTGTTGTTTGTAATCATGTGAGTAAGAAACCCTTTTAGTTCATTACTGTTAAGATGTACTTGTTTTTTAGACATACTAATTTAATTGTATTTTTATTCCGGGTAATGATTCATTAATAGATGAATTAGAAGAATGAACCCATAACATTCTTCCTCTACTGTATTCTGGGGCTGGTGCTTCACCGTCAGTAAGATAAATCAGACACGTATACTTATGAACGTTTTCTGAATAGTATTCTACTACCGGGTCAAAACTTGTACCTCCTCTACCGAATAATTTTATTTCTTTTTTAGGATCAAAAGGACTAATATCTTTTATATCAGCATCGGCCTGTACTACAGTAATATCAGTTCCTGTTTTGTGAATATGGTTTATTTCTTGAAAAAATTCAATCAACTCACCATTACTTACAGAACCTGAAGTATCTACAGCTACAAGAACGTGTTTCTTTTGTTTAATTTTTAATCCAGGGTTTTCTTCGTATCGTTTACTAAGTTTTCTACGAGACTTTTTTGTATAAATTTTTACTGAAGCTCCCGAAAATCTTCTTAGAAACCCTTTCCAATCAAACTTAGGCGGTTCGGTATAATTAATCTTATCCAAAATACTTTGAAATTCGCCAGGAATAGTACCTCTAGACTTTTTAACCTGATCAGCTAACTCGTTTAGTATATGACCTGTTTGTTTTTCAATAAGTTTTTGGGTAGCCTCGTCTAATTCTACTTTTTCCCAGTCGTGTTCCGGAATATCCATTTCTCCAGGTTCATTACCAGCCATAGTTATTTGTATAGTACCTTGACCTTGACCTTCTAACGCAGCTTTTAAATTCGGACAAGAATTATTCTTAGCAGCGGTTATCATTTTCTCATAGTAAGAAATAGTACCTTCTTTCGGATCGAGATTTAAGTCTGGAAAACACTCCGGTAATACAGGATTTCCTGGTAACCAATCTCTATCAATGTATTGGTTAATCTCACAATCCATAGCAAGATTGAGAATACGTTGATCAGAGAGATGGTTAAAATTAGTAAGATGGAAAAAACCAATGTGTAAAAGCTCGTGTTTAAGCAATCCCATTTTTTGTAAAGGATTACACTTTTCCCAAAACTCTTCGTTTATTTCTAAACGGTAATTTATATCATTAATACTTACTGCAGCAGTAGGTACTTTTTTAGACCATGATTTATTTAACATTATAAGAAACAATCCATAGAAAGGTTCTTTTAACATTAACTCTTTACAAACTTTTGCTAAAGATTCTGTTTTTTTATCCATTGTTGTCAAATTCTTTATTTAATAAAATAGATTTGTCTTCGTATTCGACAATAATATTTTTTAACTGACCGAATTTAAAACTATCAATAAGTGAATAAATACCCGATAATGCAGCTTTAACTAAAATTTCTTCATGTTCTAGATTTTTTATACCTATTAAATCATAAAGTTTTTTAGTAAGCGTATAAGAAAAATTTCTACTAATTAATTGTTTATCAACTACATACTGATAAAATCCGTTAGTTAAAACTTTCCATTCATTAACTGGTACTTTACTATACTTAAATAACATAGTCATAGGGATCATGTTTTTAGCATAATCGAATCTATCAATAACACCCAGAGCCAAAGTAACATTTTCTTTGTCAGGAGAGTTAAGCATGTTTAATAAAGTATAGTACTGTTCGATAGAAATAAACTCAATCTTTGTAGATGAGTTTTCCATAATCGCTTAGAAGTATAGCGTCAACAAGACCATCGTGATCTTTTGTGACTTTGTTTGAAAATTTAAGTACAACGTCAGGATGACGTCTTTTTACAGCAATTAAAGCCATAGATTTAGTATCTCTCTTTTTAACACCTTTAACGGTTTTGATTATTTCATCAACCCCTTCAAACATTTGTTTTTGCCAAGCTTTAGGTGGTACGATATGATAACGAATAGCCAAGCTTACACATAAAGCTTCAATAATACCGGCTTGAAATCCCATACTAAAAGCCGTGGTTTTAGAAGATCCAAAAATAGGAGCTAGTTTTTCAAAAACTACAATACCTCTCATACCTTCGTAGCCAGAAAGAATTTTGTAAATACCTGAAATATCTAACTGATCTTTTACCATTGGCATCTTATAAGATTCTTTATCACCTTTATCGTTTTGAATAAAGATTCCTCCTTTTTTACCTATATCAATTCCTATAGAAATCATAAGTTATAACGGATAATCGTCCGTTTGCGATTTATAATGTACAAAAGTATTTTTAAAAAGATATGTTTCGACAGATATGTAACACTTATTTAAAATAATCGGTGTAACAATTTCTCCCTCCTTCTCAAAATAAATAACTAATCCCTCACATTTATCTTCAGATAAATTGTTTATTCTTTTAAACAACGGAGGTACTTTTAAAACAGCATGTTCCGGGTTTTCAGAAGCTAACAAATTATCGTTATGGTAAACGTTCGCAAAATTGTTTTCATATTTTACTACACAGTTTAAAGTCACTATCATATTTTAAACGAAGTTTACATTTTTTACAACGAAAATCTTGATCACTACATAAATTATTACAATTCGAACACATCTTCATACCTAATTTAGAAAGTTTTGATAATGTTTTAGAAGAATGTTCAATACGATTAGTTACCCGTGGATCCAAAACCTCCCTTTCCTCTATCTGTTTCATCTAAATTATTTACTTCTTGAAATTCAAATTCTTCAACTTTTTCTAAATACATCTGAGCAATACGATCTCCTACTTTAAAAGGAAACTTTTCGTAAGATGTACCTTTGTAAGCAGATTCAGTAGATGTATACGGAATACATTTGAATCTTAACTCGTACTCTCCAGTAAAATCTTCATCACCAGTAGCGGGACTATTTTGTAATATCCATTGTGTTTTAGTAATACTACTGCGAGGTACAAATACAATTCTATACCCTGGAGGCGGAGTCATCTTAAGACCTAACTTACAACGATAATAATTATCAGACTCCCTGATAATTTCTGTACAACATACATCCCAAGCACCAGCTTTAGGAAACATCTTTACCGGGAGCTTATTTTCTGGTTCTAATTTGACAACTTTTATATTCATGATTTAAAATGTTTTATTAAGATTGGTATAATTACTTCTTTTACTTTTTTAATCCCGTAATCCTTAACAGAATCTGATACATCTTTTGACAAAGGTAAATTCAAATAGTCAATGTTATAATAGTTTTTATAAGATTTACTACCGTTTATACCGGCCGAGTCATTATCAAACAAAACACCAATTTTTTTATAGTGTACTTTATAAGCATTTATATGACCTAGATGTATAAAACTAGTCTCAGAGTTAGGAGCTACATACTCTATATTACCTATATTCAGACTTTTAAAAGACATCATATCTTTTAATGATGACATAATGAGTAAATAGTCTGTTTTATAAGTTAATTGACAAGTACCGCTAATAAAATCTTGTACGGCATAAAATTTAAAATCAGAATCCGGGATATATATCTTATACAACATACCATATTTATCAAAATAACCATATAAAATTTCTCTTTTTATAGTAAAAACACCATTTATACTTTGAATGATAAATTCACTAAGAGGTTTAACGTTATAATAATCCAGGATAAATTTATTTATACCAAACTTTAACCAAAAATTATAATTTTTATTTGTCCAATAACCAAGTTTGTAATCAATGATTTTGGTTTTACGAGATTCTATTTGAGTCTCGCAATTATATACTTTAGTATCATCGCTTTTATTATATGCTTCTCTAATAATAGAATTAGCTTCGTTAATGGATACGTTAAATAGTAATTTTATAAAAGTCTCGGCATTACCTTCTACTTTACGATTGTAATCTATAAAAAAGTATTGCTGGAAATTATCATTGTATTTTAAATAAAAACTAGGATTCTTATCATTTAGATTAAAAGGAGATTTGATAGTTATACTTTGACCAACTAAATCAACATCTAAATTTAAAAAATGCTTAAAAATCCATTGAGACGGAATATCTAATTGTGTTGTCCTAAGCATTTAATAAAATAAGGGGAAAACTTTCGTTCTCCCCTCTCCAAATTAAACATGATTAAAGTGAAAATGTATCGTCAGATGCCGGTTCAGAGTCAGATTGACTAAACTCTTTTTGGGCTTGCTTTTTAATATGTTTAGAAGAGTCAAAAATTACTAACCTAGAGTTAGTAGCTCCTACGTTTTCTAAATTCTTTTCACCTTTAGCCGGTCTTACTAAGTTTAAATCAAAAGCTGGATAACCTTGTTTGTTAGTATATTCTCTACCACCAACACATAGATTAAACATAACACCTTTGAAAGGCTTTACTGTATTAAAATTATCCATTAAAGATTCGATAGTATCGTGTTTGTTATCTTGCTCTTCAAACCATTTTATAGCTTCCGAACCGCTTTCTACACAAACATTTTTAACGAATTTCAAGATATCCATATCTCTAGAAACACTAATACCACTTTTAGTAGTACCATCAGCATAAGCGTATTCGTTTGATTTTACATAAGCCACTTGACCTTTGTATTTTTCACCTTCAGGATTTGCTTTGTCTACAGGGATTCCTTGAAAACCTTCGATCTCAGAACCTTGGATAAATAATGTGATGTGATAAGAACCTTCTTTAAAAGGGAATGGTGCCAGGGCTATAGATAAAATCTCAGCCTTCAAATTACCTGGTTCGAATATTTTAGATAACGAACCTGTGTTTACATTTTTTGTACTTAAAGCCATTTTGTATAGTTTTTATTAATTAATCAATATAAATTTTGTCCCAATAAGTAACTAGTTTGTCATCCTTTAATTCAGAGATAACAAATTCTTCGTTTCTTAAATGAGGAGGGCGAGCCCCACATGCAATTTCATCAGTAGTTTTAAAAGTTATTTTATTAACTCCGTTTTTACGATAGAGATAACCTATCGCGTCCGACTGTGAGGTACTTATTCTTTTTAATTTACCAGTTAAATCTAAATCAAGAGAACTTACTTCTACACCAGCTTTGTCTAGCAAAGTATCTTTAACGTGTCCTACAAGAATAGTTCTTGGGGCCCATGTTTTGATAAATTCTACAACCTTAGTAAAAGCTTCTCTAAGATAAAAATAACCACCGCCATTGGGTAAATTAAGTATACTACTATAAGTAGCTTTACCACTATCTTCAGCCAGGGTTCCATCCGGTTTTTTCTTAAACCAGTTTTTACCCATACTTGTCTTAGCGTAAAGCTTTTCAGCATAAGGTATACACATTTCTTCCAAAGCCGTTACAGTATCGACTGCGATATACATATAAGGATTATTAGCTTTCTTAATAGCTTCACCTATTTGTTTAATTTCTTCAATACTTGACGCATGAATTTTCATAGCGTCAATACCGTCTGTACCTTTTTCAAGATCAAGAATTAAACAATTATCTAATTCTGCTAAGAGAGTTGTTTTACCTGTTTTAGGCTTAGAAAGAATAATAAGATTACGAGGACTCTTTATAGAAGCCGGTATCTTAGTTGTTGGTAATACAATTTCGTTCATTAAAGTAAATTTTCTTTTCTATGCTTGGTAATAAGATCGTTAAGCCATTCGTAAGAACTTTCCGGAACTTTCAAATATAAGCAAGCAAAATCACGAGCATCCAGATCTACAATTCGACAAGTTTCCTCGTGTGTAAATTTAGGTGATTTAATTGTATTTTGATCAGGTATACTTTCTTTTTTTTCAGAACCTATTTCAAAATCTTTTGTACTAATTTTTTCTTTAACTTCTAGTTGTTTTATAACTGGTTCATCTTTAGGAACTTGTATTTCAATAAGTTCTGTAATAGGTATAAGATAATAAAAACCAGTAGTTTGCTCTAAAGGTCTAGCTTCATATTCGGTTTGAAAATGAGGATTATACCTCCATTTCCATAACCTTCTTTCAGGATCTTCTACAGTGTTATTACTAGAAGCAAATTCGATATAAATATCTTCAGCTCTTCTAAGTTCGCTTATAAAAAATGAAATAACTTTAGACACATCACCAGTTTTTTTTACAAAAGCTAGTTTGGGTAAAAAATAAGCGTTTGGAAGACCGAGTTTTTCAAATGTTTTTTCATGATGTTTTCTCATCTCAGCCGCGTTTTCCCTTTTTTCTTGCGGGCTTATGGGTTTTGGATAATTCATAATTTAATTTTTGATTGTGTAGGCGGGGTAGTCATCTCTTCGATTCTCATATTCTCAAATACAGCTTTAAAAAAACTCATTCTAGTATCTCCGTTACGACATTTAAGAAAATGGGCTACAAGAATAGTATCGTCTTTAATTATAAATCTTTCTGGACCGTAGTATTCAATTTTTCTTTGGGCCGGTCGGTTAATACCGATTAACATATCAGCGTGTTGTAACAAAGCATCACCACCGAATATATCAGAATCCAAAATAAAATTACCATACTTACCATTTTCAGCTCTTTCAGGGCTATCAACATTTCTATTTAGCTGACTAAGAATTATAAATATAACCGGTAGTTTTCTTTTAAGTCTTGTTAGCTCTTCACCAAGTTGATATAACATTTCATATTTATCTTTATGATTATGAGACTTGTTTAAAAGAATTGAGTGATCTAAAGTAACTACAAATTTTGTTTTGTGTTCTTCGTAATAATTTGAAATAGTTTCTGAAAATTCTTGTACTGTACAAGGTGTATCTACAATATCGATCGGAAGATTTAATCTAGAATCTCGGTATTGTTTACACAATTCAAAATCATTAGGATTTAGTTTATAACCACCGGCGCTACACAACTCTTTATAGGTTTTTCCTAACGAAGCGGAAAACTCTCTAATAGCTGATACACGTCCGATCATTTCAAACTGAAATTCTAAGACTCTAAAATCTTGATTAGGATTTAAGTTAAATGACTCTCTAATGATTTGATCTTTTAATAAAGTCTTACCACTACCCGGTCTTCCTCCTATAACTACCATAGAGTTCCATTCTATACCGTCTACACCTGCATCATTAAACTTAGACCAAGGTGTAATAAAACTTGTAGTTTTACCTAAAGCCCGACTTCTGAGATATTCTAAAGATTCTTGATAAGCGTTTTCTTTAGATTTCCATCTTTTTACTCTTAATATCATACAATACGCTCTTTAATAAACGATTCGTTATCATCAGTACCGTTCATATAGTTTTCACAATAAACAGCAAGATCAGACATAAACGTTTTATCAGATTCTTGTTTTCTTATAAAAAACTGAGATGTTCTCATATAAAGCCAGTTTTTTCTTTGGTATTCGTTTACATATACCACAGTAGCTTCTAATATAATATCCCAGGAATAATCATAAGTTTCGAAAAACCATCTAAACGCGTTTTCTATCTGTTTTCTATCAGATCGTGCGTACTTACCGTTCGGAAGTTTTATTTTAGGAAACAGCGATAAGTACTTTACAATATTATTTTCAAAATTATTACCCAACAATGTAGCTGACGTCTTTTTTTTACTTATTCTAAAATATTTATCCATTTTTTCAATAAACCTTACAGCGTCATCTGAAAGTTTATTGTCATCGCCAACCCATCTCTTACCTTTAAGAGTGTTTAATTCATTAGCAGTGTTTATAAGAACCGGAGCTATCGATTCCCTCATACTACATAAAAGATAAAATTCGTTAGGCGTTATTCCCTGGGAGGTAATTTGATCAAAAAATTCCCTTACATCTACATTAACAGACATTTTTTTTATATTTACAACATGAACAAAGACATAATTTACATTTTAATTATCATTACATTAATTCTAATAGGAGTTATACTATTTAAAAAAACCAATATAACCCCGTCCATCACTGATACTACTAAATATGATAAGCTTCGCAAAAAATATGATTCTTTATATGTTGTAAAATTCGAAGAAAGTCTGTTTTATCGTCATAAGATAGATAGTTTAGAATCTTTACCAGAAAAAATTAAATACATAAATGGAAAAACTAAAATCATTATTGCTGATGGTTCTGTTGCTATTCTCGATAGTATCATTCGCTCAGAATCCGGAATTGGATTCAAGTAAAACTTATACTAAATCAGAGCTGAGACAGATAGCTTTTAAGCTAATCGAAGGTAAAGAATGTTGTCAACTTTTACAAGTTTCTGAGCAATCAAATGTTTATAAAAATAAACTCATTGAGACTCAAGATTCTATAATTATTTTTAAAACATCTTTATCCGATGAGCAACAAAAACTTATTACTAAGTTTAAAGAAAACGAGATAGAATTTCAAAAAGCTCTCAAAAAACAAAAAATAAAAACTAAATTGTCAAACTCTTTATGGGCCTCTGGACTATTAATTTTAGTAGGAGGAGCTGTTGGAGTATTTGTTACCAAATAATAGGTAATTTGTTAAGTCCGATAAGGGCCTCATTTACCTTAATAAATAACTCGTTTGACTCCCAGTTTTTTAAATTATTATGAGCAGCGGATGCCGGATGAGGAGCGTAAAAATTAATTGAATCTTCAGGAATTAACTCATGATATCTAACAGACTGTTTACCAAGAAACATATAAACTATATCACGGCGATCGTTACCGATAGTATCAAGCAAAAAAGTAATAAACGGTCTCCAAATATCAAAGTGGCTTCCAGACCTATTGATTGTGGTTGTAAACGCAGAGTTAATAAGTAATATTCCTTGGTGAGACCAACGCGATAGATCAACGTCCCGCGTATAACTTTCTCCAGGATATACAGTACGTTCGATTTCGTCAAACATATACGTAAGAGAAGGTTGTTCTTTCATTGTATTACTACAAGAAAAAGCTATACCATCGGCTACAGACGGAGTTGGGTATGGGTCTTGACCTATACAAACAACTTTAACATCATCATAAGGACACTCTTCAAAGGCTCTAAATACTTGTTTTAATTTTGGAGTAAATCTTTTACTATCATTTACTTCTTTTACTAAAAATTCTAATATTCTATCAAAATCAGAACTCAAAATAAAAGATTTTAACTTATTACTCCAACCGGAAGATTTTAGTCGTTCGTTAAGTTTACTTTTTACATCGTTAATATCAATTGTTTTCATAGGTTTTTATAACTTTACAATATGAGTGAGAAAATTAAATACGATACAATATTACCTGAAGCTATTATAGAAGTAAAAATCTCAGGAGGATTTTATAAAAGACTAACCGAAGCATTATTAATGATTTCGGAGACTAAAACACCTGATGATTTTAAAGAATCTCTTGAAAAAATAAAAGAAAATATTTCTCCAAGAGATGCTTCAGAAGCCTGTATACACGCTTTGTTACCCTTAATCTACGCTATAGAAACTAGCGCGAAAGAACAAGGTAAAATAACTGTACAAGAATTTGACCCAGGAATGATTCCCGAGGATCAAAAAGAATAGTTACTTTTTATACTCAAAAGTAATTATATCTTTAGATTGTTGTTGTAAGCTATGGAGTTTAATACCGTAGTGTTTAATACCAACTAAATGAGATAACTTGTACATATAATTACCACTAATAAATTTTTTGTACTCGGAAGGTTTGATACCTATATTCTCACAAAAGTCTTTCTTATCTATTTTATAATTAGAATGTAAATCTTTGATACTAGCTATTATTTGAGATTGAGCACATAGATATCTAAAATCTAAATCAGAAAGTTCGGATATAAATCCGTTAATAAGTTTTGTCGATACATTTTCCATTATCTTAAGTTTAAGTTTACAAAATCACCTATTTCAATTATTTGTTGAATTACTAAATTAAGTTCGTCTTTAGAAGCATCACCAAGAGATTTACAAAACATAAATCTTTCGTTATCAACTGTTTTTACAAAACATAATCCAACTTTTTTCTTTATCTCAAGTTTTAAATCTTCTACCGACTGACCAGTTTCTATTGATAATTCTCTTATACAAGCATGTATTTTTGATAATTGAGCTAAAGTTCCGTTGTCCGGACTAGCGTCAAACATTACAGATATCTCTTGACCTTCCTCTAACTTATCAATAAATTTTTCATAAATCTCATTTTTTACATCAGAAATATGAACCATTTTACCATTTTTTTTAACAAGTTTTGTTTGTAATAATTGGCTACTCATACTTACATCCAGGTTTCTTTTGTTATTTTAATTTTATCATTTACTCTTTGCCATCTTTCGAACCATTCTCCCCATTCACCTCTTCTACTTCTCGAAACGAATACGCAGTTGTCTACACTTAAACTTACCATTCTATTAAGTTCTTTTTTTAAAGTCGCGTAGTCTTTAAATACTTCAGTAACACTAGAACTTTTAGATTGACCGTTACGATAATTTCTAATACTTTCGTCTGAAGTATAACTAGCTTGTGGTTTAAATTTACCCATAGTTATTTGTTTTTTGTGGTGTAAGTAGAATCGAACTACGAATGTCTAAGACAAACTCTCCTTGTTACACCTTCCGCTGTCGTATCAGCACGCTATACGCCCGTATTGTACCATCTCCTGTTATTTGGTTAACGCGTTCAACCCGTATGGTTTAGGAGTTACTTCTATTCTGCTTAAAGTAACTAAAGGACTCTAGTCAGATCCTTGTGCGTAGTCAGTCCAGGATTCGAACCTGTATGCTTAAGTATTGCTAAGAAGTACCATAGCTTGACCCAATTCCGCCACCTGACTATAATAAGTTAACTACTACCCTCCTCTTTTGCGCGGCTGCAGGTCACGACTAGGGAGGCGCTTTTACCAATAATTTCTTTAAGAAGGTTTTCCCCGGATAGTAGCTAACCGTTTTAATAATGTAATGTTTCCGGTTCCGTTGTATCAGCATCGCTATACTTTCGAGAGTCTCATCGGTCTCACATGTGTAGCCTCAACTCATCCCTCAGCGGTTTTATCAAGAGGTATCTTTAACACTACAAATCGTCTATTGGAGTAGTATCGTTTTCATCAATTATAATGTCATTTACTTCTTCGGAATCATCTCCAAAGTCTTCATCTACTAAAACCATAAACCTAGATAAATCAAAGAACGTATAAGGAACACAATCAGAAAGATCTTTCTCTTTAAGTTTTACTGCAAGACCGTCATGAAACTTTAAATTACTAACATGTACAACAGTATATAACTCACCTTCTTTAACCCATTTACTATTAGGTATTGTTTCAGGTTTGTCTTTATCATTGATACATATCACCTGGAAAGGAACGATAAGTCTAATTATTTTCCTCGACATTTTCTAAAGGTTCCGGCTCATGATCTAATAATGTAGAAAATTCTTTAACAAAGTGACCTTTTTCTAAAGACTCTTCTCTAAGAGTTTTATGATACTCCTGTTCTTCAGCGTTTTTAGCTAAAGTTAGTATTACTTTTTTAGGAGAAAACTCTTCATCGCATAAAATAATATCGATGTGTAAATCATCAGAAGCACTTTGAATAGTAGAAATCATAAGGTTAGTTTTAACCTCGTTTTTTTTAATAGATAATGACGTAGTTGCCATAAATTTTTTTACAAATTTAAACTTTTCTCCAAATTCTTGTACCTAAATATTTCTTTTTATTATCATAAACTTTAGAGTAAACAAAAACCAATTCGGGTAATTTTTCTTTTTTTGAATCGGTATTCTTTACATTTCTAGAATAACGTCTACGAGCACTGCTTATTAAATTTCTAGCAAATTTTTCATTAAAATTCGTAACAGGTAAAAATAGTGAATGATCATCCACAACTTCTAATTTAAAAATATTATCAATAAATTCATTAAGTGATTCGTTACTGCTTCTACCAACTTTGGTATATACAATCCCTTTTTCAAAAACATAATTTGATTTGCTCATTTGTAAGTAATTTTTGTTTGATCAAAATCTTGTAAAGCAGATTTTACCCATTCTTCGTCTATTGTATTTTTGTAACAAAGAACGTGTATGTTAGAACAGTCATCTGGGTTGAGTCTTAATAATCGACCTATTCTTTGACTGGCCTTTTTTTCGTTACCGTAAGCATGAAGGATTACCCCCGATTTTAAACCAGGAATATTTATACCTTCATTAAGTTTTACTACGCAACTAAGTTTAGTTATTACACCAGATTTAAAATTCTTTAAATTTTCGTCTCCTTCCGGATGACCTGAATAATAACTTTTATTACAAAGAAGATCTGCCTGCTCTTTTGTATTAGTAAAAACTATTGACTTATCTGTAAACGATTCAAATAATTGTTTAGCGTATATAATTTTTGAGTTAAACCCCATCAACGCTTTCATACGCATTAAACGAGCTTTGAGTAACTTATTACCAGATTCAGTACCTGTTAAATTAGTCCAAAAATTATAACTATTTACCTCACTGGTATACCATGTTTTACCAGACTTATTTGTCATTTTTATGTTTCTATCAGAATCTAACGATAGACTATGAATTATAATACGATAATCGTTTAAAATACGATCGTTTACAGCTTCGTCTACCATATATTCATAAACTATAGGACAATAAGTATCTACTAAAATACCTTTCTCAGATTTTTTAAACCTGGGAGGTGTACCTGTTAAACCTAAAATTTTACCAGAATAAGATTTTAACCATTTTGAATGACTAGATAATAAAGAATGACATTCGTCTAGATAAACTATATCATAATTAAGATCTTGATTTGGTAAAGAACGGTAAGTAGAAAATTCAACATTCTCTTTTAGAAAAGACAAATTAAACTTATCCATCTCTTCAAGATACGTTTGAAAAATATCTACTTTTGGAGCCACAACTAAAAACCGAGAATAGTCGGTATAGTTTCTGACCATGTGTTGTAAAGCAATATAAGTTTTACCAACACCCATAGATATAGCTATACCGCAACGAAATTTATTACCTATTATAAATAATGCTTCATCTTGTATTCCCCCTTTTAATTGATTTATCATTTTTTCATAGTATTTAAAACGTGATCCTTAAGTTCTTGAAGAGAATTTTCAGAAAGTTTAACGGCTTGAGTATACTGAGTATTACTTTGTCTTTTAACAGGTAAAATAAGTTTTTTAACACCTGAAAATCCTTCATAACTTTCCACAGTGATTCCGTTACTATGACTTCTATTAACAGGAGATACGTGTAAATAATACCCTCTTTCCTGCGGTCTACCTGTAAAGTAATTCATACCTCCAATATCATATTTTACCTCAATTCTTAATTCTTTAGAACTGTCAGGTACAGATTCATATTTTTTCATAGTTACTTTTTAAAAATCCAATCCAAAACTTCTTCTGAATAATAAGACGTTGTCATACTGGAAAGATACATATACATATCGTTTCTCGCGTTGTAATTATTAATTCCAAAAGATTTACGATCTAATTCTTTAGCAGAACTCTGATCAGAACTTCTACGAGAACCTTTTGAATAATCCCATTCCTTTTGAATAATAGTTACAGTATTGTTTTTAATTTCTACAGTAAGTACTCCACCGGCCATATACTCACCAATTTTCCAGGTCTTTTTTTTAGAAGCTATCTTTCAACCAATTATAAGCTTCTTTAAAATCGTTGGTAATCTTATAAGACTTAGCATCGAGCTCATTTTTAATACCAACCTCTTTAATTACAGGTAAGATGTCGTTATGAAATCTTTTATAACTATAAACACGACCTATTTTAATAGTCGTATTTTTAGTACTCTCTCTAGTAAAAAAACTATTATGTATACAATAAACTTTAGTACTTAAAGGAAATATATTTTCCTTATTTTTTTTCTTAGTCATATTAATCTTCGATTATTTGTTTTATTTTAAGTTTAGTAAGAATACATTCGTGTTGATCGATATCATCGCGAACTCCAAGTAGTACTGGTTGAAATAATGAACCTTTAGTAAAGTAATATAGATATCTTACTTCAACTACAGAACCAATTTCTGGCATTGTTTGATTAGGGTATACCGTAACATTACCTACAGGTACTGTAATACCGTTAGAAAATACACCTACTTCTATAGAACTTTTACTATCGTGTTTACCTATAACTACACACGAAGCTGTACTGTAAAACTTGAATTTTAACTGATCGCCATAAGAATTTGGTCTACCTGGAGAATACATCGAGGATGCTTTTTTAAATACAATACCTTCAGCGTTGTCTTGTACAAGTTTTTGGTATAGTTTATACTTTTCATCCGTAGTAAAAGCTGTTGGTACAATCTTCAATACATTTTTATCTAATCTATTTTCAAGATTCTTTAAAAATATATATCGATCAGTATATTTTTTAGGTAAAGACAATGTGTCAAAAATATGTACAATATCACCAATTTCTTCACCGTCTAAAATAACATCAGTACCAATTTTAGAACAAGCTTGTGTAATTATATCAGAAATACCAACAACTAATCCTTTGCGATTAATAGCATCGACTCTACCGTCAAAATTTACATCAAGTATTTTTCTTCGACCATCGTATTTTTCCTGGGCTATAAAATTATCGTCTTCAAGATATTTTATTAACTCAGACTCATCGATCGGATTTAATAACTGTGGTCTATGACCCGAATCAGTTTTATCTACATGTTGGATAATAGGTTTACCAGAAGAATCTTCTACATAACCTTTACCTTTTTTTTCAGAAACCAACTTATCGTATATAGCTTTAGCTTTATCATAAGCTACAGGAAGAGTTGTTTTAGCACCTGAAGTTAGACTGGTACCTCGTCTACCATAAGCAAAAGTAACTCTGTAACCAGAGCCATCTTCTTTTAAATAAGCGTTGTAAACTTTATCGCTACTTCCTTCGCGATAAAACAGATTTATACTTTCTTCTTTCATAATTTAGAATTGAGTTCTTCAATAGATTCTTCTCCTTCACCTTGTACAAGATGAGCATTATCAATGATCTTTGCGTACTGAATATTATAATTAGTCTCGCCTTTACCACACTCTTCAAGAGCGGGTTCATTTACTATTAAAAATTTAACTTGTTTACCGTGACTTAGAGTAAAAGTAAAATCATCCGGATGTAACGGTAGTTTATTAAACCATGTATTATTTCCGGCTTTTTCAGCTCCGCACTCTATTACCCAGGAATCATTATCTTCTAGTAACGTTCCTTGAATTATTTTCGATTTCATATTCATCTTTTAGTAAAGGATTAGTTTTATCAATTCCGTCTCTTTTGTGTTTAATCCATAAACCAGGAGGATCTCCCTGACCGTCCCATATTTGTAAGGCCGCCAAAGCATTAAATTTATTAGGGTAACAGTATCGACCTTGATAACCGGTAAAATCAATATTATAAACAAGACCGTAAGTGAAAGCGTATTTTTGTACACCACAATAACCTTTTCCTTGAATATATTTCACTCCTTCAAAACCTAATTCTTTAAAAAATTTCTCAAGATGTTCGCTCATAATAGTTTTTTAAAAAATATATCTTATAGTATTCCAGGGTATAATCTTATCATGTAATTCAGTCCACTCTTTGATATACTGAGCTTTTAGGTCGTGTTTATACCTTATATTTTTACCACCGTACTGTGATATTTTATCTTCCTGGAGTTCCGGTCTCCATAAAAGATGTTCTCCCGGTAAAGAATGTCTAAGATTATATTCATGTTTACCTTCATTGTGAGTCAAGAAGATTACTTCAGCTTTGATCTTATCTTTATTTCCTACTATATCAGAAACTTGGTTAAAAAGTTCTTCATATTTTTTAATCCAACCGTATGTTACGATAACAGGAGAAAAATGAGAGAAAATGAAAGACAGAATAAAAAGAAGAAATAAAAACCGAACCGCCAACATTGTGTATGTGCAAGTGGGGGTTTGGTGGTAAATTGAACGGTTGTGGATGTTAATAAACTTTGGTGAGTGTTGAAAGTTTTGTGCTTTCTAATCCCCACCTGACACATACACAAGAACCGTTGGCGGTCAGTTTAAAGGACAACAGAAATTAACGAATAAAATAAAAAAGATTGTGAGACGATTAGAAGAAATTAAAGAAAGGGTTTGTAAACAGTACAAATATTATCCTTAGATTTTAGCTAAACCATTGGTTTGGATACCAATTTTATCTTCAATTTTAATACATTTTTTTGGTGACAGTAATATGATTTTAGAATTGTTATCTAAATTATTTATAGGATTTGCAATTAGTCAAATATTACAAGAATTTAATGGACATTTTGACACAATAAAAATTTTAAGAAGAGTAAGTGAAATTCATTTAACATTGGAAAGGTGGAAACAAAGAATAAGCAGTAATGACTCAATAAATTTAAATGATATTCAATACTTATCGACAGGAATAATTTCAACTCAAAGTGAGTATTCTAAAAAGTATGATATATTAAACATTAACGAAGAGAAAAAAATTATTGAATCCATTAAAGAAAGAATTGAAAATGAAGATAATATTGAAAATAAAACAAAGTTAGGTGAATCATTAATTGAACATATAGAAGAATTAGAAAAACAAGGTTTAACTGATATTAGAAGTATCACTGGAACTACAGAAACATATTTTTCACAAGTAATTAATCCAACATTTGCTCAAACAAACAGGAGAAAAATTTATGTGTACATCATAACCAGCTTCTATAAACCTATCGATAGCTTTTATTCTTTCTTCTATAGAACTAGTTTTAGGTTCTAAATAATCACAATAAGATTGAGGCATCAGACTAAATCTGATTCTAATCTTACCATCCGGATTATATTCAAGCAGTTTCTCATTCACATATTTAGTAGCAAATGAACCCATAGCCCGAGGATGGTTCTTGAAGAAATCAAACAAGTATTTCCAGTCATAGTGTTTAGCGTGTAAAGCCATATCAGAATTACAACCTATATCGTAAGTTATAAATTTCGGATGAGTTTGATTAGGTTTTTCTACATCGGCAAACCAAGCGTGATGATCTACTGTAGTAAGTATATCTCCTAAATTAGTAGCAATATCTACACCTTCTGTTTTATATCTTTTACAATAACAGTAAGAGCACTGATAACCACACCCCATAATTATTGTGGGAGTAAGAAAATCAGTACTTCTTCCTGACGGTCTTATAACCATAGACTTTCTATCTACTCTTGTTACCATCTTTTACAATTTCAATTAATTTTTTAAGACATTCAAGTTCTGCTTCTTCGTAGGATTCATAAGAATTATTTGCTTTAACAATTCTTCCACCTTGTAATATGGTGTAGAAGAAATTAATCATATCACTATTGTATATCCAACTTGATATGTTATGCTTCTCTCTAAAAAATCTAAATGCTTGTGAGTATGTTGGTGCTAAACATTCTTGGTCAGCATGTGTATATCCATCAGTTCTTGTTTTTTCTTGGATTAGCCAGTTTTTAGATTTCCAATATCCAAAACAAGGTTCATTAAAACCAATTTCTTCGAGTTCAAGACTTTCTTGATGTGGCACAAATTCTTTTTCTATCATATTAAATTGTTTAAATATTAGCACCCGTTAACTATCCCCGAAGGAAACGATTTTCATCTGTCATTAACTAGGGTCACATAACTAAATTAGTTACTTGCTGAGAACTCCCAACGGTTTATAATAGCATATCTCATACAGCTACATCCGTTCCTATATTCATCACATAGGTTTCTATCAGGGTTTAGAATAATAACTAAACGATTTCATCCGTTTCGTCATTAATTTGTTTTTCTTTTTCAATTAAATATTGATCGATTTTAAAATAAAGTTTATTGGTTATAGATAAACCAAAACGGGCTCGTTTAAACTGAACCCTAGTTATTTTCAGATCTTTGAGTAATTTTGATATTCTTAGTTTTTTAACAATATGTTCTTCAATAAAGATTCGTTGTTTAACACTAAGACATTGATTTTTTTTAGAAAACATAATTACTTTTTCTTTCTAGCATATTTTTCGCTACAAATTTCGCGATAGCTAATACTAGTAATTAAAGGTTTAAAAATATGATGTTCTTCATCATTTGTTTTATAAATAAAACCACCAAAATCAAAACCCGGAATTTCACCAGGAGTAACTTTTTTAAACTTTTCTTCATTAGCTTGGTAACTTTTACCACAAGCTAGATTAACTGTCATTAATTTTTTAGCCATTATTTACGATTTTGTGAAAACCCTTCTTCTTTAGCAAACAGAGGATTCGTTTCGATATAATTATGACAAGTTCTACAAACTGATAACCAACTTGTAGTATCAAGATAATTACCTCCGAGTCTTCCTTTTTTATGGTGAACGTCTGTTGATACCTGGGTACAGATCCCGGGTATATGAGCTTCACACATAGGTTTGTAAGTAAGAAAAAGTTTTCGTTGTTGAGAATAAATATTATCTAGTTTTTCTTTTTTAGAAGACCGGGGGCGTATAGAAGCAGTTTTCACAGTTGGTTTCTGCTTTACGTTACTAGAATGGCAACTCCAGCAATGCTTACACCACTTCTTACCCCCGTAATTCTTCCAAATTATTTTTGATTTGTTACAACCGTCACACTCCTTCAGACTTTTCATCATATTTTTCAGGAGATAATTGTTTACCGATATAAACACCGTTTTTTACACTGTGATTAAGAACACTAACGGGCCCTCTTATCTCAATGATATTGTTTTCCTGTTTTAAAAGATTTTTAACAATTTCTTCTTCAAGAGGAGTTTGAGGAACTAATATTAAACTAGTTCCTAAATTATTAACTATACATTCAACGTGCATATTTTTACGTTTTCTTTTAGGATTAAAAAATTACTAGGTAAAATTCTCTCTGATATTAACTTGTTGATTATATCTTGTTTCTTGATACCTAATTCTTTGAAAGAAAGCATACAAATAAAATTTCGGTTAGCTTTATCCTGATTCATAATTTTTTCAGCTAATGGGCTAGATTTGAATATAGAAAATATTTTGTTTGTTTTTTCTATAAGGATTTCTTGTTTCCAAAGATTTAAAATAAACTGAGCTTTATGATAGATATTCGAAATTCTTTTCTTTTCGAAATCTGACATGTTACTCAAAACCTTTTCTGGGTAAGAATTTATACCATATAAAGCTTCCTTGTAATACTTTTCCTGAATTTTAGATAAATGATAAGATTCAAAAGGTACTTCTGTTTTGTAAGGGTGATTAAAAGTCTGATAGTTATCTATGACTTTTTTCAAATCACTAATATTATTAGCAATTGTTTTCATTTTTGATTAAGATTTGTGGTGAATAAAAGGTGGAGATATTACTCTCCACCGTATCTGCAGGTATTATATTAAATTTCGTCTAAATCCAAGTTATCAGAAAACTCTGGATTGTTTTGAGAAAGAAGAGTTATACTCTCTTCGTAAGCAGCTACTATTTGCTCTTTATTAGTGTGAGCGATTAATACATCTTCCATGTTTGTATTTTGAACATAGAAGGTTTTACGATAAATAGGCTGATCACCGACACAACATACAACGTTTGTGTTACCGGCAACTTTGTAATCATTCTCAGGTTCTTTTTTGTTGAACGGCATGAGAGATTCTTTGATAATGATTTTACCGGAAAGTTCTTTACCGGCAGTCCATCCCAGGTTTTTAAGATCGTCTTTTAGACCTAGTACCAAGGCACTTAATTTTTGAGGTCTTAAAAAACCTCTTTCATCAATAAGATTACGGGTTTCGGTTACTCTGATGTAACCATACTCAGGATTAGATGTAGGAGTAATTACATTACCCGCTGCATCAGATGACACTTTTACAGCCATTTGAATTGATTTTTGTGATTAAAAAAATGAAACGATTTTATTCTTCCTCTTGATGAGGAGGTTCTATTAGTATTTCCGGCATTTCTTGCGGATCAGAAGATAATATGTCTAAGGTATTTATTATTTGATTTATACCCTGGGATACGCAGCCATCTTCAAGTTCTTCTGAATAATCGATAGATTTATCAATTTCAGTGTCTGTTTTTAAACGTGATTTCTGAGAAATAGAGGAATTAAAGAAAGGTGACGCTACGTTGTATCCTGAATTTGATGCGATGATATCCTGTATATCTTGATCTGTTAAACTAAGATACTCTTCAAGAGATATTTCTATCGTTCTACCGTTAGGTAATGAATACAACATTTATACACAAAAACATTTAATACAAACTTACTTGTTATCTAACAAATTGTACTAAATATACTAATTTCTGTTGTACTATAACGCTAACTTTTACTTAAAAACTCATCAATATCATTTTCAAGATCTGTATGATCTTTTGATAAAACGTATTCAGCAACTTCGTATTCATCAGTATAAAGTTCACCTTTATCATTAAAATAACTAAATTGAATATTAACCGTGTTTTTACTCATAGACACACTATTAACCACAGCTCTAAAACAATTTTTAAACAATAGTTCTTCTTGATTAGATTTATATCTCCAACTAGGACCAGAAGAATAAGGTAGTAAAACCTTATCTCCTGGTTTATATTTGCAAATAATATCAAATCCGCTTAACATTTTAATAAATGTTTCTTCAGTTCTAGTATTTTCTAAAAGTTCAGTTATAAATGAAAAAGCTATTTTAGGATTATCAAAACCTTTCTTTAAACATTCCATCAATTTTTTCTCAATTGCTTCAGAATCTAACGTTATCGAAATTCTCTGTTTCATTAGTTACAATTTGATGTTTAACTTTTAAATGACTTATCTTGGTTTCTAAATAATTTTCTAGAACACTTTTTAAACCGACAGGTGCTTCGCAATTTCTGAATCCTTTAAATTATTGGATTTGAAAATATCTATTTACAGTAAGAGTAAACCTTTGATCAGCACATAAAACAGAATAAATACCTATGTTTCCGTCAATTATATTCCTAGCGTAATAATTATTTCTACCAACACAGTGGTCATTAATACACGATTCTTCAATAATACGCTCTTTAGTATCAATTATTTCTACCGGATATAGATTAAAACTTTCAAATAACTTTAAAAAACAAGTGTCAGGTTTTAATTCTTTCGGAATACCTTTAAGACCTATTAGACTCGAGTTTCTACGATGTTCCTCCTCGATTCTTTTCCAGGATCTAATTTTAATATTAAACGGTAGTTTAAGATGATAAATCTCACGTAACCAATCAGAAAACGTATAAATATGCGCTGCATAATTAGTAAATCCCATAGTAGTAAAAAGAACATGTTTAAAATCAATATACTCAGGAATTATAGGAATTTTTGCTAAAGTATTTATTACACTTCTAAAATCGTTTTTATTCTTCATACGTTTGATTACATTGACTAAATGATAATAATCGTCAATAGAAAAGTTAAAGCGAGAAAGTGTTTTTGAAACTTTATAACCTAAAAGATTATCGATAACGTGACTGTCGTTTATACCGTTTTGGTAATGTTTACTACTTACCGGCACAAGCCTTCTGCTAAATACATCCCTTCCTTCATAGATATTGATAATAACTCGTTCTAATCGATCTAATAAATTAAGTGAAGATCTATCAAAAGAAATATAACAATTATTATAAACTCTAATAAGCCTGTTACGATGAATTTTTGTAAAAGAATATACCTGACGAGGAGTTATTGTTATAATCGGACAATTTTATCTAAAAGGATAAATATTACAGAGTTTATTTATACCATAACCGGAGTAAAATTTTTTGTAACTAAGTTTATCTTTAAGTTTATCATAGCCAATAGTATGATAACGACTTCGATGATATTTCATACCCTTTTCAGTAACAAAATCCGTAGCGTTTTTATAACCATTTTGAGATACATAATCTTTTATGATTTCTATTTTTGGATTTAATTGATCATTTTTGTTTTGAAAAGAGAGATAAATAAAATCACCTTCAGTACACTCTTTAACTAACTTAAAACAATCGAGAGATTTGATAATTTCTAAAACTTTGTGATACGTTTCTTCTATATGTGTCATGATAAAAGTTTAAAAGTAAAAAAAGGACTCAGTGTTTCGTACTCTTTACTCTTATAGAAGTCATCGTGTAACCTAGCCTGGGTGTAATCAAATGTAGCCTGGGCTTTTTTAAGATAAAACCCTACAAGTTTAGGAGCATCGGTTACTTCTATAGAGTACTTCTTGTCTTTAATATCCAAGATAGATACAACCGGTTTATCGATAATAATTTCATATCGAGGATTATCTTTAGCTAATTCGTAATCTGCAGTTATGTAAGTTTTATTATTGTTAAGAGTAACTAACGCGTCATAAAAAGCTGTTTGTAATAACGAGGACTTAAGAAACCAATCTGCTATTTCATCACCATCAAAGTATTTGTGTTCTATAAGAACAAAATGATCATGATTATCTACAATTTCGTCAAACGTGTATTTTAAATCAAAATCAGAGTTTACTTTTAAAGTACCTACAAGTTCTATCAGATGAGACTTTGATTTATCTTTTGCCGATTTATCTCCTACAATCATACGAGGAGTTACTACAGGTTTTATTTTTTTTAAACGAGTGTAAGTTATGGCCATCGCGCTCTTTTTAACAAGATCAGCGCATGAGATTATAATTTTTGACATGGTGTTAAAATTGGTGAATAAAAAATAAAAAAAAAGGTGTAGATTTTTATTATCTACACCTATTATTTACAGCTCTACCTGTTCGTACCGCGGTGAATTAATCACCTTCAGCATCATCGATACCGGATCTGTAACTGTACCATCAAGAACTGACGTCAGTATTGAAGGGCTAAACCCACTTACAAGAGCCACTCCCTTATCGTTCATTGTAGCCGGAACGTTATTCAGTCTACCGTTTACGTTCCAAAATACCACTGAAGGTAATTTGTAACCGGCTCTAGAATACATTTCGCGCAACGAATCAAGATTAGAAAGTTTACCACAACTATCAAATTCCATATCGGATATGATAAGAAGTGATGTCGGCATCTCGTTTTCTGGTAAGTTCTCTCTTACAGCCGAGTCTAGAATAAGACTAAACACAGCGTTTAAATCTGTATTCATACCCCATTCTGCAGTATCTAACTGACGAAATCTCTGATAAAGATTACCTTGTAGTATCTGTATTTTAGGGTCTTTAGAGAAAGTAACAAAAGCATCCTTGAAGATACCTCGATTCTTTTCACTAATATATACCCCCAGGGAAACAGATACTTCCATAGGTAAACCTGACATACTTCCCGATACGTCACATATCGGTAAAATACGATGATTTTCCGACTTAGTAAGGTAATCTGGTAACGCGTTCCACTGAGCCTGAACCTGATCTTCTGATTCATTCATCAAATACGCTCTGTAAAGTTGATTAGGAAATAACACCGAAGCGTTTATTTTCTTATCACCTTTAAGTACGTCCTGGATGTACTGACTGAATCTAGGATAATCATGTTTACCAAAAGACTTAGCGTAAGTTCTCATGGCTACAGACGGAACCTTAGAGTACTCAATAGCATCCCATTCGTTGTTACACATTTGTGTCTCAACTACTTTGGTCATCTCTACGAGAAACTTTCTAAGCGTCTTAGGCTTTTCTTCCTGGTGGATACGAAAAGAGTTAAACCATTTCCCTTTACGAGGAAAATACTTAGCCAGAAGATTTCTTTGAGGATGATGACTCAACGCCCAGGCAAAGTAATTTAATAACTCCTGTGTAGGACGCATCTTGAAGAGATCTTTGAAATATCCGTATTCATAAACTAATGGATATATTTTGGTAAATACATCCGGATAAGTTTTCTGAATATGTGATAAGATTATCTGAAAGAATCTTTTCTCACCAGCACCTCCACGCGCATCACGGGCCCAGAACAACACTCTAATTGTTGTCAAAGGGTTTTGACCAAAAGCTCTTTCGAATACTAGAATTATATCTTCTTCAGACATATTACGCGAAGCTCCGGCCAGGAAAAACATGTCTAAACAAAAGTTAAGACTTGTACTGTTAGTAACAGCACCATTGTTGGTTAGAGAATCTTTAGTTCTCATAGCATTTAATAAACTCATATTTGGTAATTGATTTGGTGACAAAATAATGAGAGGGAAATCCGCTCTATCAAATCGATAGAGCGAATTTTTTGGGCAATCAGGTTAGTTTAATTCGCTCATCAAATTGACGATTACGAACTTCCCCCTTTTACAACTAAACTAATACATGTTTGTAGATGTAATTTGCTGATCTAACCTTTAAACCCGGGCAAAGACCCATCTTGGTACGTCATTACTGACGTGATGGATACTTTAAAGTTACCACCTATCTTTTATAGGATATTAAGGTAATTGTAGCGGAAGTGGATTCGAACCACTGAAGTTACCGACTTAACTTCCGCTGAATTTTTACTAGAATTTAGATAATAAAAAACGGGATGTAATAAAACAAAATCCTCAATTTTGGCTTTTATAATGTGCTGAAACATCCCTTAGTATTATTCACCAAATCTAATACTTAACTTCAAGCTCACTTAACTCTAAAGTTAGCAAACTTATTTCTTCATTAAATTCTTCTTTCATCGATTTAATCTCAGAAATCTGTTCGTAATAATCGTCAGATTCATGATTTAAACGAGTTTCCTGTAAAGATAATTTAATTATCTCTTTTTTCAAATCTTTGATTGTCTGGTTGATATCTCTTTTTGTCATAAAGTTAGGTTTTAAAAGTTAACTATTATTTTTATCTAAAAAATCTTTTAACTTTCTTAATCTATCTCCTAATAAATTCAAATCTTTAGACATTCTTTCGTTTTTTTCTATACGAGCAAGATTGATAAAACTTAGATCTAACAGATAAACTATTTCAGAATCTTTTAAACCACTGATAAAAGTTACTAAAACATCTTCTAAAGAAGCTGATGTAATTATCGTATCAAAAGCTTTTTTTTGAAGATTATTCATTTCTTCATCAGTTAAATCTAAAGCTACATGTTGACAATTTTTATTATGTTTGTCACACGTACCTTTATTTGTAATAGATTCTAAAATAGAGTTTTTACTTGTAGTACTTAAAGACTTAGCAATAAATACTCTTTCTGAGGCGTCCAATTCATGTTCGTTTCCTGAGAATAATTTGTCAATAATTTGTGTTTTCAAATTCATGTAATAAAAGTTTAGTATTAGCACCCTCGACTTTACGTTAGGGTCAAGCTTGGAACTCATTCGCACACTTCCAGGTTAAATATCAATTATAAAAACCGTCCTTTCCAGGGGACATGTACGTCGCGATTTTCACCGCGTATTTTGAAGAGAAACCTTCCGGATCAATGTTTACCGTTTATTCAAACCCACAATTATTATCTTTATCTAACCATTTTACTTCACAAGCACAAAGTTTTTTTTGATTAGAACCGGCTTTATCAACACAAGTAATATATCCGAATCTTATAAAAGTAAGGTACAGAGCAGATATAAGAAGAATCATTACGATTAGTAAGACTAATCTAAAAGCAAAATTATTTTTCATATCGGAGATTAAGATAGTAAAAAAATACGTTTCCCATGCTTACCGGATATATCACCAAACTCTCGACACGTCAGAGATTGGTTTCATCGGGACTTTACACCAGTACCTGTTTCCTGGAAACGCTTAAGATGTGTAACCCATCCCTAAAAGAGACGGGTTACTAACAAATACAGAATAGATACAATTCAATTTAGCAGATTGATGTTTGAAATGTGCTGAACTATTCTTTGGTTTGTTATTTCTTAAATACATTGTTTGTCGATAGAGACAAGTTTTTTGATACGGTCTTCAACACGAATTGCTCGAAACGGAGAGTTTTTGAGATCATACCCGGATTCTTTGAGAGCGGTAATCATAGGTAACGGACAGTAAACAACGTCTACTAGATCATTATCCCATAACGTTTTACATTCCATCATCCTGGTATGTACTTCTGGACCCAGGGTAAAGGATAACTCAACATCGCCATTATCATGTACATTTTCGATGAATGTTACTTTTAAACGCTCGGCATCTTCGTCAGATATCCTGGGTAAAATAGTACCATCAACAAAATGAAAATCATGAGGAGACGAAAAGTTTATAACTTTCTTATCGTTAGAAAGAGTAATGATAGGTGAAATCATATATAGAAGGATTTGGTGAACCTGATTAATAATCAACGCACGATTTTCACGCCTTAATCACCTGGATACTAAAATAAAAGAAAGAGGAATCAAACCCTCGGTTACCAGATACAAGAACCAAGTAAATGATAAAACAAGTAAGTGAGTATACGAAACAAGTATACGAGAAACACTATAACGAGTATAGTGTTTCAAGTATAAGTGTATCTACTCTCTTAGAGACTAGCTATGAGGTGCGCCGGGCGCCCAGTTCTGATTCTCGTACAATTAAGTGGACAATGAAAGAGGGTGAGGTAACAATACCTCTCCAACTCTCTCACTATCAATCACTTATGAACCACAACTAATTCATATAACTAGTTTTCTAAATCCGCTTCTGGCCCGTTATCCTCACCTGTAACTTTTTCCTCTACCTTTGGTTGAGGTTTAGTAACAGATTTCTTGGCCGGAGCAGCGAAGATGTTACCGAAGTTTAGTTCGGCCAACGCTTTCTGGGTTACGACCTGGCCCCAATCGCCACCGTTCGCTTTTACGAACGACTTAACGCGATCCATTTCACTAGTATCAACAACGATGTTGTCGTTCGTAGTGATCTTTAACTCGATGTCGTTACCGTGGAACTGTGGTGTAAAGAACAGAACTTTACCCAAGGCCTGGTCGAACATGTCGTAACCTTCGTCCGCTTTGATGTCCAAGTATCTTTGAACATCTTCTTCTTCACCGTCAACGGTGTAGATGAATTTTGCAGTCAAGATCTTGCGCCCGTTTTCGTCCAGTATCTCTTTACCGGTTTTAGGGTCTTTTTGTACGCTCTTATAAGAGTCGTGATACTTAGCAATTAAATTGCTCATGGTGTCCTCCTTGTTTTTTAGGATTTGTGAATGAAAAATGAAACGTGTAAATGACTCGGGAACTTGTTCTAGGTCTAGATCGAGGTACGAGGCTCTTGTATCTAGGTTCTAGGACATAAGCCCTTGGATTCTAAAAAGTAGGGTATATATGAAAAAAATCTTGGAATCTAGGAATCTAGACAGAGGACTCAAGTAACTTGATCTAGACTCTCCTAGAGATCTAAAACGTGAGACTAGTCTACAAGAACAAAAACCTCTCCAAGACATGGAATAGAGGATTCTAATCGTTAATCTTGAACTAGTTCTGGAGGAGGGCTCAGATCTTGATACAAGACCTAGAACAAGATCATGTTCTTGGTCGGAGACGTGGCTGTGTTGTATTCTAATAGGTAGGTTGATATGAAAAAAAAAGGTAACACGTCGTATTGACGTGCTACCCAATGACTAATCTTCAAAGTCGGCATCATTTTCGCTTGGAACGAACTCAGGCTGTTCTAGTGTAGGTGGTGCTACAGTAGCCTTCTTGGTGTGTTGCTTGAAGATTAGGTCAGCAACCCTATCCGCAAGTTTATCAGCCACCGCACCCTGATAGGTACCCACTAGTTTGACTAACTTATCGGTTTCGTCTTCTAAGTGGATTATTTTACCACTTTCCGAAAAACCGATGTTAAAATCCGCGGCTTTGAATTTCGTACTGTACTTCGGCATACCGAAATAATCCGAAAATTCATCGGTAATGGTACTAGCGTACTTACCACGGGCTTTTTGGAACTTATCCAAAAGGGCTTGGTTGTCGCTATCAATGGCGAAGAAATTAACGCCTGTCTGTGGGTTGCTATCAATGTAGATAGCTTTTAACGAATTTTTCATAGTACTTTGTTTTTTGGTACTATGGTTCTATTAAGTAGGTTGATATGAAAAATTAGAGTAATCATACCAATTTAATCAGGAGTACTTTTGAAAAAAAACGGTAACTACTTACATATAGCCCAACGCCGTGTCACTGCTAGGATTGTATCCGTTTTTGTATTCTAATAGGTAGGTTGATATGAAAAAAAAAGATAATCCTAATGGATTACCTTTTAACAGTCAATGATTGGGGAAACTTCGACTACATCTCAGTAACACTCCACAGGTGCTGTAATAACTCCTATCTCGTTGTAAAGAGTCGGTGTGTGGTGGCGAAAGCTAACCATATCCTGAATAGACTTTCTATTCAAGTAATTGTTAACATATTCTTCAACCCTTTCAACGTAATCTTTGTCTGATACTTCTAAATCATTCAAGTCTTCGATTAGTTCAAACGAAATACTTTTTAGATAACCCCCATTACTTGCTACAGGGATAAGACCTAATAAAGTCTCGAACTGTCTTTTGTTTAACACAACAGGTAATTCTTCAGGATTAGTATTTCCTTTCCTGAAGTCAATAAATGATTCTATCATAAGTGTATATTTTTTGGTACAAAGGTTCTATTAAGTAGGTTGATATTAAACTTTTGAGTTTTATACCAACCTGTATTTTTACCCTAAAAAGAATAACCCGCTAACTTTATACGTTAACGGGCTTAATAGCGCTCACCTCAAATATTCCGAGGTAATAGGTCCAGCTACCACAAGGTAATCTGATCTTGGTCGTGAAACTTACCGATCCGCCTGGCGATACTTCCTTTATCCTGGTCCTTTGACCATAGACAAGGACTTCAGCCCCGACTGTCATAAACAATCAGGGTTTGATTTCCAAGGACGAAACTTCTGTTGACACTCACACATGTCAATCTCGGTTTTACTTTTAGTTATACACTTGATGTACATCATAGATGATACACATACGTACAACATAATAATAACACCGGCTACTATAGCCGACATTACAAAACGGTCATTTTTGTTCATAGTATAAATTTAGTGTTCAATAATGTAGGTTGATATAAAAAAATAATAAACAAGGCTGCTAATCCTTAAAATATGACAATACATTGCTTGTTCATATATAAATAGCACTTTATAGCACCTTGTTTATTATTGATAGAACGGTGTAATCACACCATTTGTAGACTCAAACTGTTTACCATAATAGCAATCTACACGTTCTAACTCACGGATGTTAGAAATGTGATTGTCTTTAATGGTGAGTAATAAGTCTCCTTCTTCTGCTATAGCTTTAGCAGCCTCCCATTCGAGGTGATTAAAAACACAGTTGTTCCTCTTAATCACCGAATACGTGTGTAACATATAGTAAGATTTTGATACAATAACTCGAAAAAGTAGGTTGATATGAAAAAATAATAGTAGACGCTAAGTCTACTATCTTGGTCAAGGCTTACTTAACAGTAAGATTCCAACCTTTCTTGTTACACAATTGTGATAACAAGAGAACTAATTCGCTTTTAGCCATTGGTTTAAGATTTGGTACTAAGACTCATACAAGTAGGTTGATATAAAAAAAGTGAGTATAAACTCACTCTTTTACATCTTCGTACCACCAGTAGATGGCGAAACAAGTAGTAGTTGTATAGTACATTATTAGTACTATCCAAGCAAATACGTTGTATTCGTTGAAACTAAACGCGCTTCCTAGCGTCATCATCCCGGCTACAAAACTAGCGATTAAGAAAGATAGGCTAACACAGCCTATAAATGTTACTACGTTTTTCATGGCTATAAATTTTATAACTCTAATATGTAGGTTGATAAAAAAAATAAGAGGGTTATTCACCCTCTTTCTTTAGTAAGACCCTAAACAAGTAGTGCGTAGCACTGCTTGTAATATCATACTTGATTAATAAACCAGTAGTTGACCACTGGTTTAACTTAGTTTGTGTTTGTAACAACTCTTTTGAGTCACCACAAACTACTTCAATTAATACCGTTCTTGTCTTCATAGCTTTAAAGTTTGTGGTTCTGATATGTAAGTTGATATAAAAACAGTCTTAATATACCTATATACTATTATTATTACTATTATATAACAATACAATTCTTTTCTTTGTATAATTTATTAGACATCATCTTATTATAATCATCATAGTATCATCTATACATTACTATACACTATACATATAATATACTTCCCCTAGATATTTTTTTTCAAATCCTAGCGGACGTTTGAAACACTAACGCTAGAACATGTAGGGGGTAGGGGGTTCGAAGCACTGACGGGGGGTGAGTTTGGTACCACCCCTCTCCTCACTCTAACTTAGACCAAAAAAAATACCCAAAAAAAATTTAGTTGTTTCCTAGAGTCTTTTGATCTTTCTCTATACTAATTGTTCTTTCTTTCTTTCTTTGGTTATACGTTATTGGTACCTGGTAGTAACCGAGGCGAAAAAAGAGAGTGGTAAACGGTGGGACTTAAAATCCCATGAGCTTGCTCGTACCTATTCGAGTCCGGTCGGAAGTACAAAAAATTTATTATTTTTGAGTTATGATACCAAAAGTAATTTACCTTACGTATAAAAATCATAATATACCTGATTACGTTATTCCTAATTGGGAAAACTTAAATCAAGAATATAAAGTTGAGTTTTATACTGATGAGGATTGTAGAAAATTTTTACAAGAAAATTATCATGATAAATATCTTGAATTTTTTGATTCTGTAAAAGACGGGCCTATAAAATCTGATTTTTTTAGGGTTTGTATTTTATACAAATTCGGTGGGATTTATGCTGATATTGATATACAACCTATCGAATCTATCGATTTATTCCTGGGTAAAGATGTGTCATTTTTAACAGTATTATCAAAACCATCTAACGGATTAATAAATCCACATTTTATAGCATGTACTCCTAATAATACAATAATCAAAAAAATAATAGATGGGTTTTTTGATTTAAAAAAAAATAAAGTCCCTTATTCTTATCACGCTTATTCTATTGTTCCTATTACCGGTCGAATATTTTATAAAATGTTTGGTGGTAAAGGTACTACAATACCTATGAAAGGACCTTGGACTATTTGTTCAGATTATTTTAATATACCTGAAGGTATTTATAAAAAACCTGAAGGAATAATTCAGTTATTACAAGAAACTTGTCCTAAAGATTTTTACGAGTGTGCTGCCTGGTATAAGGGTAAAAAAATATTATTAAATAGATACAAAACTTATATAGATCATACCTTTTAATTATAAATTATAATTAATGTAAAGCTTACAAAGATCTTATAACAACCATTCGATAAGGTTCTTTATCTTCAGTTAACATACTTTCTGTAAAAAGTTGTTCATTACCGTTATAATCCACATAAGTTAATTTATGATTTTTAGACAGCGATTGGAAGAAATATTTCCCATTTTCTAAATAATGAGGATAAACAAATTCTAATAAAACAACACATTGAGGATTTCTTTCAAGAAGTTTTTGCATACCGTTCCATGCTAATTCTTCAGCTCCTTCAATATCTAATTTAATAAAATCAACGGGTCTATCTATAGAGTCTAAAGCAATTGTTTCTACCTTAATTGTCTTTTCTACAGGTCCGTCCGGGTGTTGGTAAATTATAGTAGAATTTAAACTACTAGTTAAAATATTTAATTCGATAACGTTTCCGGTAACATCGACTATTGCTTTATTTATAACTTTAACTTTAGATGCACAATTATTTAATTCGATAGACTTTTCAAGAAACGGTATTATCTCAGGGTTAGCTTCGATAGCTAATACTTCGCAATTTTTTTTCTCTAATAAGAAAGTATAATATCCATAATTAGGTCCTCCGTCTATACAATAAGAACCTGGTTTTATATTTTTACTCATCCATAAAGTTATCCAAGCTTCCCAGAAACCGTCGTCTTTAAAATGATGAGAAATACCTTTATCGTTTAATTTACTAGCAATTAAATAAGAGTCTAATTGTTTAGAAATTTGAAAAGAGTTTTCTATAAATGTTTTTCTACCTTTTAAACCTGTAGTTTCTACATGAGCTCTATTTTTGAATACCATAATTTTTTTTTGGTAAAGGTAAAGATTATTTACAAATACAGAAAATAGTATTATTATACATCGATGAAATAGAATGAACATATCCAATATTACGAAGACGGGCAGTAGAAAACCGACTATTAACTGGAAAATCCTAGGTTTGAATCTACAAAAGGAAACTTTTAATAAAGTTTTATATCTTTATTAAAAATAGAAGAATAATGATTTTTGAATTTACAAAAGGTAAACATTTTTCTAAGCCTCGTATATGGCAGATAACACCTTTTACTAAAAGAGTAAAAGGTTACGTTCAGTTTACTAAAGATTCAAGATATACTTGTGATGACCAGGATGATTGGAATAAATTGTGTGGTATATCTTTTGGTCTCAAACCTAATAAAAACGCAGTAATGTTTGCGTATAAATACAATCCTCAAGAAGATTACTGGCAAATAATACCTTATATAAACAGAAACTTTAACAAAGAATTTGACTTCCCTTTTCTTATTCTTAAAGAGGGTGAAATAGCTTTACTAAACATAGTAGTAAACAAACATAATGTACTATTTAAAGCAAATAGAAAAAGTTGGATTTTAAAAGCTCCTGATACTTCTTGGTTTAGTACTATAAGACAACCGTATCACGGAGGTAATACTACACCTGATAACGATTATTCATTATTTTTTAAATACTTATGATACTTAAATCACACGCCTGGGGAATTAAAGTAAAATTACTCCAACAACTTTTAAACATAAAAGACGACGGTTTTTTTGGAAACTTTACATTGAATAAAGTAAAAAATTTTCAAAAACAAAATGAACTTAAAACAGATGGTATAGTCGGACCAAAAACGTGGGAAATTCTTACTAAAGATATTCCTATAAATATTAATCCTGTTTACGAGCAAGAATTTAAAGAAGATTTTTCGGATCCTGAAGAAGAAATGATTGTAGGAGAGTTTAAAGAAGCTGAGCCTACCTGTAAAAATATTGGAGAGTTAATTGCTTATATTAACTCTTATAAAATAACTAGAAAAATAACTCGTGTTGTTTTTCACTGTACAGCTACAAATCAAGCGGCTACGGTCAGTTCTATCAAAGATTATTGGAAAAAGGTATTAAAATGGAATAACCCTGGTTATCATATTATCGTTACTCCTGACGGTTCCTGGACTTTACTCCAGGAGTTTAACAAAATAGCTAATGGTGTAGCCGGTATAAATGGCGATACAATTCATATATCCTACATCGGGGGAATATTACCTTCAGGAAAAGCTATAGATAACAGAACTTCTAAACAGAAACAAATTTTTGAAACTATTTACTTTACCTTAAAAAATAAACTACCGGGTATTACTTTTCATGGACACAACGAGTTTTCAAATAAAGCATGTCCAAGTTATAATGTAAAACAAGATCTTATAAAATTAAACAAAAAATTAGTTTAATTGTGTAAGATATGTTATATTATATAATACTGTTTATAAATTTTCAAAAATGGATGTAACACAATTAAGTTTTGGTACAAAAGATGTTATAGCGATTGTTTTAGGATTAGTAAGTATTTTGGGTTTTCTATATGCCTTGAGAGAATCAACCACTAGGGTTACTATTAAGTGTGATAATCTTAATTTTGAAATTACTAATTTAAAAGTAGAATATGCTCAAATAATTACTGAGATGAAAACAACTACAGCTAATCAGATTACTCATCTTCATGATAAAGTAAAAGAAAAAGAACAAGATTTGTCTAAAAAAATAGAATACGTTAGAGAAGAAGCTAAAGAGTCTAACGAAAAACTATCGGCCCAGTTATTAGGATTCGGTGTTCAGTTAACTCAAATAAGTTCTTCTTTATCAGAACTAACCGGTTATATAAAAGCTAAAACTGAAAAATGAATAAATTTAAAATAAAGTGGTCTTATTATTCAGCACCAACTCCTCGCGCAATGAGAAAGCTTGGAGACTCTTTACTAGCTGTATCTACTTTTATAGCTTTAGGAGAATTGTATTCTTACGAAATTTTGAAAGAAACTTTTGGACCTTTAGGTATGAAATTAGTAGTTGGCGGTACTTTACTAGCCGGAGTAATTGGTAAATTTTTAACTAACTTCTTTAAAGAAGTCAATGAAATTAATTAACTTAGATTTTATTAATTCACTAAAAACGTTCAACATGAAAAAAGAACAGGTATTAGGAGTACTTCGTCACGTATTAACATTCGGTGGCGGTTTACTTGTAGCTAAAGGTCTTCTAGATGAAAACTTAGTAGCTGAAATTATCGGTGGTGTACTAACATTAACCGGAGCTCTTTGGTCTGTGTTTTCTAAAAAATAGTTAACTTTTGATAGTTTAACTTTTTTACCATAACTTTAACAAAAATTAGTTATGGAAAACCAACACACTGAAGAAAAACAATTGACTCCTGAAGAAATACGAGAAAGGAATAAAATCTTAGTAAAGTATTACAATTCTCGCACTGAGTTACTACAAGCTCAACACGTTGTAGAAAAATTACAGTGCGAGATTCAGGAGTTCCAAACAAAACGTTTGGAAAACTATCTCAAATATCTACATATACAGGCTACTATCAATCAAAAGCCTGAAGAAGAAAAAGAACAAGAACCTTCTAAATAATACCGATGGCCACAACAAAAATTGTGAACAAAACGGTATTGATGTCTTTAGAAGATATTATTCAATACCAACTTATTACTCATTGTTTTATAAATAAAATATTACTTACAGAAAGTGATATAGAATGTTTTATCAAACTTGCTAAATTGGGAGAAACTAATTTAAGTAAATTTTGTACAGAAATTTCTCAGAAGTGGTATTTAGAAAAACTAGAAGTTTGGAGAAAAGATCGTAGTGGTAAAGAACCTTCTATATCTACTCAAACAGTTAGAAATATTATATCTAAACTTGAAAAGTATAGTCTTATTTATAAAACTGAAGGTACTAAGAAAAAAATAGTTATAAATGAAAATTTAAAATTTCAGGTAACTGGTAATATTCTTCTTAATTTTAAAATTGGTCATATAGATGATTCCTCGAAAAGCTAAAACACTTTACAAAGAAGTTGCGGATGAGGTTAAAATACCTGAGTCTGTAGTAGGTGATGTAATGAAATTCTATTATTCCATTATCAGATCTAATCTTACCAATATTGAACATATAAATATCAATCTTCATAAAATTGGAGTATTTACTATAAAAAAATCAAAGCTTCAAAAGCAACTTGATATTTTAAAAGCCGGTTTAGAAAAGTGTAATACTTCTACTTTCGTTGGTTATGATAAAAAGATGTACCTTAAAAATAGAATAGTTAAAGTAGAAAGAGCTATTGATATGGTAGCTTTAGAAAAAGAACGTAAAAAATTAAAAAAATCAAAAGATGCTATTTAAAAAAATCTGGAAAAATATTTGTCAAATATTAGAAGGAGTTTCTAATACTATTAGTAAGAAAGAACACATAGAAAAGATTGCAGAATCTAGAATGTATTCTTGTAGAACTTGTCAACATTTTGATATAGAAGGTACTAATTGTATGATACCTGGAACACAACCTTGTTGTTCTATTTGTGGATGTAATTTAAAATTTAAAACTCGTTCTTTATCTTCAGAATGTCCTCATCCAGAAAAAAGATGGGGTGCTGTTTTAACTCAAGAAGAAGAAGACAAACTTTATAATGATATTAATTATGACCCAAACCAATCGTGATTATTTAATAGTTAAGGAATAAAACAACATTTAAAAGCTAAAATTTATGATACTAAAATTTGAAGAAAAAGATCACAAATACACTAGTCTAGATTTAAACGATCCTGTGGATTGGATAAGTGTAACAAATTTAATAGGAAAATTTAAAGAACCTTTTGATAGTGTTACCACAGCGGAAAAAGTTAGTAAAAACAAAAAATCTAAATGGTACGGTGTAAAACCTGAATTAATAGTTAAAGCATGGGATGATGAAAGAGATAGAGCCAATAAGTTAGGTACCTGGTATCATAATCAAAGAGAGGGAGATGTTCTTTCTTTAGAAACAATTTCTCGTTCCGGTATTGAGTTACCTATAATAAAACCTATTATAGAAAACAATATTAAATTATCTCCTCAACAACAATTAGTACCAGGAATATACCCAGAACACTTTGTATATCTTAAATCTGCAGCGATATGTGGTCAATCCGATAGAGTAGAAATAGTTGGTGAATATGTTGATATTACTGATTATAAAACTAACAAAGAAATTAAAACTAAAGGTTTTGTAAACTGGGAAGGAGTTAGTAAAAAACTTTTAAAACCTGTTTCTCATCTTGACGATTGTGAATTAAATCATTACGCTCTTCAATTGAGTATATATATGTATATTATTCTTAAACATAATCACAGACTTAAACCAAGAAACTTATCTTTACAACATGTAATTTTTGAAACAGACGATGAAAATCAATTTGGATATCCTATTACTAAATTGAACGATGTTGGTGATCCAATAGTTAAAGAAGTAATAGAATACAAAGTACCTTATTTAAAAAGAGAAGTAATCGATATTATTAACTGGTTACACGAAAATAAAACTAAAAAATGATAGATAAACCACAAGTAGATGGATTATTTTGGTTGAGCGATACTCTTGCTGAAGTAGTAATCCCTTTATTTAATAAACGAGATATAGAATTAGGTATAAAAGGTAATGTGTTTTACGATAAAGAAATAATCGATCTTACAAAATTAGCGTGTATTAGAGATTATCATCCTGATGATAATGATTCAGAAAATTATTCTGAAGACGAACTTGATGAGGATGGTAAATCTATTTACGAAGTATTGGTTGATATTGAAGGGGTTAATACCCATGTTTTGAGAATAACTAAAGAAGATATGGTTAAAGTTTGGTTGTATGTAAAATCTTTAAAATGAACATAAGACTTTTTGATATACAAAATGGTAAAGTAACAGCAACAGAACATTGTTATACACTGAGTACTCTTAAACGACTTATGGAAGAATATCCCGATAGTTATAACCAGGTTTATACTTACCTCTATTATAAAACTTGTCCGGATCCTCAGAATAATCCTTTCTTTAATGTTCCGGAAGAAGATAAAGAAGAGCTTATTTTATTAGAAGTTAATCCAGATTTTTCTGTTGAAGATGATTTAATTATTGAGGCTATAGCGTTTTGTAGTAAACTTTACGAAACTCCTACAGTTAGAGCTTACAATGGAATAAGAAGTATGTTAGATAGATTAGCAAAATATTTAGAAACTAGCGAAATTACTTCTGGGAGAGACGGTAATATTACAGCACTTCTCCGGGCGGCTAAAGATTTTCAGGATATACGACTATCTTTTAAAGGAGTTCTTAGAGATCTTGAAGAGGAACAAAAAACTCGTACTAGAGGTAATAGAGAAAAAGCTTATGATCAATAATGGTATCTCCTAATAATGATGGTAATTTTATAACTGTACCAACCTGGGATAATGGTGAATGGTTAGAAACTGTATTTGAAACCAGAGATGAATTTAAAGAATTTGTACTTTCTGTGTTTAGAGAACCCGGTAAATATGAGTTTGATGAAACTTCAGTAATATTTAACGAACAAGCTCGGTTTTTTAATACTAACCAATATTTCTGTGCAGCCCCTTATAAAAGTAAAGATTATAAGAAATACTGGGATGATCAAAAAAACAAATGTCGTAAAGGAGTTATTTTTAAAAATAACGATAACGTTTGGTATTTGAGTAGAGATTATTATATGTGGTTAAATTTCTTACCTATTAATAATAAAGAATTAAGAAGGTTTAGTTTTCCGGATGTAAGAGATGCTCAGTATCACATGGCTCTATACGAAATACTAGCCGAACTACATTATAAACACGCGGCTATTCTTAAGAAACGTCAGATAGCGTCTTCCTATTTTCACATGGCCAAATTAATCAATCAGATTTGGTTTGAAGAAACACCTATTTTAAAAATGGGTGCTAGTCTTAAAGATTATATTAACGAAAAAGGTTCTTGGAAATTCTTAGACGAATATCGTAACTTCTTAGATCTTCATACCGCTTGGATTAGACCGATGAATCCTGGTAAAACTCTTATTTGGCAACAACAAATTGAAGAGACTATTAATGGTCGTAAAACTAAAACCGGTTTAAAGGGAGTTCTTCAAGGTATGTCTTTTGAGAAAGATCCTACAAATGGTGTCGGTGGGCCGTGTACGTATTTCTTTTACGAAGAGGGTGGTATCGCTCCTACTGCAGATTTAACTTACGGTTATATGAGACCAGCTATGAAATCCGGTATGATGACTACTGGATTATTTATTATAGCAGGTTCTGTCGGTGATCTCAGTCAGTGTGGTCCTCTTAAAAAATTTATTCTAAATCCTGATATAAATGACATTTATTCTGTCGAGACGGATTTGATAAATAATAAAAGGACTTTTGGAAAATCAGGTTTGTTTATTCCGGAACAATGGTCCATGCCTCCTTACATAGATAAGTATGGAAACAGTCTTGTAGAAAAATCTTTAGAGGCACTTGACGAATATTTTGAGAAGTGTAAAGCTAATATGGATCCTAGAGATTATCAGTTAGAGATTTCTCAGCATCCAAGAACTATTGAAGAAGCATTTGCTAATCGTGAAGAATCTATTTTTCCTACTCACCTAATTAATCACCAGATTAAACTAATAGAAGATAAAGAATATTCTATACAGTATATTGATTTAGTAAAAACACTGGAAGGTAAATTTGAATTTAAAAGTACTTTTAAGCTACCAATTAAAGATTTTCCGGTTGATAAAAAAATGATAGATAAATCAGGAGTAGTTGTTATTACAGAAAAACCTGATCCTAACGCTCCGTGGGGAACTTATTACGCTTCAATTGACCCGGTAGGAGAAGGTAAAACAACTACGAGTGAATCGTTATGTTCTATTTATATCTACAAGAATCCTGTTGAAGTAACTAAAATAGAAGGTGATGAAACCACGGTTTATGTAGAAAGAGATCGTATTGTTGCTTGGTGGTGTGGTAGATTTGATGATATCAATAAAACTCATGAACGTCTTGAACACATGATAGAAGCGTACAACGCTTGGACTATTGTAGAAAGTAACGTGTCGTTATTTATTCGACACATGATATTTCACAAAAAACAAAAATATCTTGTACCAAAAGATCAGATTACTTTTTTAAAAGATCTTGGTTCTAACAAAAATGTGTATCAAGAATACGGTTGGAAAAACACCGGCCAATTATTTAAAGCTCACATGTTATCTTACTTGATAGAGTTTATCAAAGAGACTATTGATGAAGAAAGTAAAACTGATGGGACTATCGTAAAGAAGTATTATGGTATAGAAAGAATACCTGATATAATGGCTATGAAAGAAATGTTAGCCTATGTCGATGGGTTAAACGTGGACAGATTAGTTTCGTTAGCAGCTCTTATATCCTTTGCCAAGGTACAAATTTCATCCCTGGGTTATAAAAAGAGAATAGATCGTGTACAAACTACTAACTTTGACAAGTCGAATAAAATGAGTAAATTATCTATAAGTCCATTTAGACATATAGGAGGTAAATCTCGTGGTTTAAATAGTATTAAAAGAAATCCATTTAAAAATATACGATAATGCAAATATATAACGCGTTACAGTTAAAGAAAGGTGCTAAAGTAGATTATAATAGAATGAGTAGTATTACTCAACCTATACAGTTTTTGTCTTCTAAAGATAAAGACGATGAATGGTGTGCCTGGAATATGGATTGGTTAGAGTGGATGGGAATACGTCAGGTACGTAAGAACGCTACTAGACTTATGAAAAATTACAAACTCGCTAAAGGTCAAATTGACAAGTCTGATTATATAGTAGAGAATGATAACGAATACTTAGATTTAGTAGAAACTCTTTCTTCCGGTAACGAGTCTTCAGTGTTAGAATTAAAATTTTATCCTATAATTCCTAACATTATTAATGTATTAACCAGTGAGTTTGCTAAGAGAAATACTATGATACAGTTTACTGCTGTAGATGATTACTCTTATAACGAATTAATGGAGAAGAAAAGAGCTGATATAGAAAACTATCTTGTACAAATTGCTGAAGAAAAAATGATGATTGGGATGTTAGAACAGGGTTTAGATCCTGAAGATCCTCAAGTACAAGAGTACATGGAGAAGCAGATGTCCAGAGAAAATCTTAAAACTTTACCTGAAATACAAGATTTCTATACTAAGAGTTATAAAAGTATTGCTGAACAGTGGGCTACTAAACAAATGAAAATAGATGATCAGAGATTTAGTATGGAAGAACTTGAAGAGCGAGCGTTTAGAGATATGTTGATTACTGACCGAGAGTTCTGGCATTTTAGAATGGGAGAAGACGATTATGAAATAGAACTATGGAATCCGGTTTTAACTTTTTATCACAAGTCTCCGGAGGTACGTTATATATCTCAAAGTAACTATGTAGGTAAGCTAGATATTATGACTATACCGGATGTTCTTGATAAGTATGGCTGGTTAATGACACAAGAACAACAAGAATCTTTAGAGTCGCTATACCCGGTAAGATCTGCAGGATATAATATTGGAGGTTTACAAAACGATGGTTCTTTTTACGATCCTACTAAATCTCATGAATGGAATACCAACAGACCTTCGTTGGAATATCGTCAGCTAACTTCTATGTTAGAAAATAGTTTTAACGATAATGATGTGGTTGGTTTAATAACCAGTCAATCTGAAGATGGTGGGGATCTTAATATGGCTACCATGTTAAGGGTTACTACTTGCTACTGGAAGTCTCAGCGTAAAGTAGGACATCTTACTAAAATAACAGAAGCTGGTGAAGTAATAAATGAAGTAATTGGTGAAAATTATAAGATTACTGATAAACCTGTTTATAATACAACACTGTTCAAAAATAAGACAAAAGATAATTTAATTTTTGGTGAACATATTGATTGGATATGGATTAACCAAAGCTACGGTGGTGTAAAAATAGGTCCGAATCGACCTACTTATTGGGGTATGAATAATACCGGTGGTATAAATCCTATTTATATTGGGATCAATCAAAACCAACTAGGACCTTTGAAATATCAGTTTAAAGGTGATAATACATTATATGGTTGTTTAATTCCAGTAGAAGGTTCTGTATTTTCTGATAGAAATACGAAGTCTACTTCATTAGTAGATCTTACAAAACCTTTTCAAATTGGATACAATATTGTAAATAATCAGATCGCTGACATTCTAGTAGACGAGCTTGGTACCGTGGTATTATTAGATCAAAACTCTTTACCTAAACATTCTCTTGGAGAAGATTGGGGTAAAGGTAACTACGCCAACGCTTATGTTGCGATGAAGAATTTCCAGATTTTACCATTAGATACATCTATTACTAATACTGAAAACGCGCTAAACTTTCAACATTTCCAAACTCTTAATCTAGAACAAACTAATCGTTTGATGTCTAGAATACAGTTGGCTAATTATTTTAAGTTGCAGTGTATGGAGATAGTAGGAGTTACTCCGCAGCGTATGGGTCAACAAATCGGTCAGACTGATACAGCTAGGGGTATAGAACAAGCCGTAGCCGGTTCTTACGCTCAGACAGAAAATTATTTTATACAACACTCGGATTACCTTATGCCCAGGGTCCATAGAATGAGAACAGACCTTGCTCAGTATTACGCTAGTACAAAACCTTCTTTAAGAATGCAGTATAGTACTAGTAACGATGAAAGAGTTATGATGGAGTTAAACGGTAACGATTTATTACTCAGAGATATAAATGTTTTCGCTACCACTAAAGCTAACCATAGAGCTATTTTAGAAAAACTAAAATTAATAGCTGAAAGTAATAATACTACAGGGGCCACTATATATGATTTAGGTAATATTGTTCAATCTCAATCTTTAGGAGAATTGAATACGGTTCTTAAAAAACTAGATGATAAGCTTCAACAAGCTAAACAACAAGAGATGCAACAACAACAACAAATGTTGGAGCAAGAACTACAATCTAGAACTCAAGAAGCTCAGTTAGAAAGAGATTATACAAGTTTAGAAAAAGAAAAAGATCGTAGAAAAGATATCTTGATAGCTGAGATTAGAGCAGCCGGTATGGGATCAATGGTCGATTTAGATAAGAATCAACAATCTGATTTTCAAGATTACATGACGGATATGAGAAAGTCTCAAGAATTTGTTGATACAATGAGTTTTAATAGAGAAAAAGAAACAACTAAATCTCAATTATCTCGGGACAAATTAAGTATAGAAAGAGAAAAAATAAACGCTCAAAAAGATATAGCTAATAAACAACTAGAAATTGCCCGTACTAACAAAAATAAGTACGATGTAAAACAAAAAGATAAACCTAAAAAATAGTTAGCGTTATAGTGCAGTAAATTAGATATGTTAAATATTCAAAAGCAACTTTTTTATGTTTAAGTTTATATTTTTGAGTATATTATTAATGTCAAAGAAATAAAACCAACCTTATGACGCAAATTAAAGAAAGTACCCAAGTATTAGAAGAAGATCTAAATCTTCAAAATCTTTTTGGAACATCGACAGAAGGATTGATTAATACTGAACCAGAGAAAGAAAAAATGTTTCAAGCCCCTGGTAAAGATGAAAAAGAGTTCCTTGACAACCCTGATCTAAAAGATAAAAAACAGGTAACTGAAGAAAAGAAAGTAGAAACTGTAATTTCGGCAGAAGAAATAGATGATACTTTATCGGTAGAACAAGAAGAAGAATTAAAAGATAAAGGGGGTAGACCAAAAGTATCTAAAGATCTTATGGTATCAACCCTTAATAAACTTTTTGAAAAAGGTTCATTAGTACCTTTTGAAGATGATAAACCTTTAGAAGATTATAGTCAAGAAGATCTTGAAGAACTTATTGAAGCTAATCTTCATAACCAGGAAAGTAATCTTAGAGGAAAAACGACTAAAGAGTTTTTTGAAGCTCTTCCTCCAGAGATGCAGTACGCGGCTAAATATATAGCCGATGGTGGTAATGATTTAAAATCTTTGTTTAGAGTTCTTTCTCATGTAGAAGAAGTTAAAGAACTAGATCCTTCTACTGATAGTGAAACGATAATTTTTAAATATTTGTCAGCTACTACTAAGTTTAATAACGAAGAGATAGAAGAACAAATCCAGCTTTGGAAAGACCAAAACGTTCTTGAACAAAAAGCCGGTAATTTTAAACCAAAACTTGATGAATTAACTGAGCAAGAAGTAACTAAAAAGTTAAAACAACAAGAAGTTTTAAAAAGAAAACAAGAAGAACAGGCTGAGATATATATCGAAAACGTATATAATGCTTTGGCCCCTGGTGATTTGAATGGTATAAAACTAGATAAAAAAGTTCAAAACATTCTTTATACCGGTTTAGTAAACATGAATTATCCTTCAGTAACCGGTAACCAGACTAGTCTTTTAGGTCATTTACTTGAAAAGTATCAGTTCGTAGAACCTAACCACGCTTTAGTAGCTGAAGCTTTATACCTTTTAGCTGACCCTAAAGGTTATAGAGAAAAAGTTTTAAATCTTGGAGAAAAGATTGCGACTGAAAAAACTGTAAGAAGTTTGAAAACAGAAGAAAGTCTTAAAAAAGGTGGTTCTGCTGTTATAACAAACGATGATGATAATAAACGTAATTTGAAAAAACAAACAATACAAAAACCATCAAAAAACTTTTTTAGAAGAGATTAACATTAATTCACAATAAAAACAATTATTTAAAAATGGCAACTCCAGTATTTAACAATGGTATTTTCCTACGCGACACGAACTATCAAGCTTCGTCTCACGTAGATTCTTATCACTTGGTGAACATGCTTAAAGACGCTGAACCTATGGACATGGGCCCTGTAGATATATGGGCTATGACACAGAAGGTTGAGATGCCTCTTTATCAAATGTCATCATTTGGTGGAAAAAACGTTATCATGGTAGATAACGCTCGTGGTGAATATAAGTGGCAGACTCCTGTATCTCAGGATCTACCTTATGTAATCGATGACGTAGAACCAGATAACACAAACAAAGGTATTGATGGTCAAACCTTTAAAATCAAATTATCTCGTAGAGAGTTTGGTAGTGGTGACATTATTACTTACGACAAGTACAATGGTCTTGAATTGTACATTACACCAACTGAAGATATTTTACCAGTATCTGACGGTTACATCTACACTGTTCAATTAGTGAACAATGATAACTTTAAATTCTTGGATAACAAGTATTTAGCTTCTGGTACTAAATTCTTCCGTAAAGGTTCTGCTCGTGGTGAGTACGGTGAAAGATTTTCTGATATTATCACTAAATCTGGTTTCCGTGAATTTTACAACTACGTAGGTGGTGCTGAAGCTCACGTTCATTATTCTATCTCTAGTCGCGCAGACTTGATGATTAAAGGTGGTATGAAAGCTGATGGCGCAGTTCCTGTAACTGAAATCTGGAGAAATTTTGATAAATCTTTAGATCCGTCTATTAGTAAGATTGAAGATATCGTTGCTTTTAAGGGTAAAGATTATGTTAAAAAAGCTATGGCAAATGGTACATTAACTAGAACTTTCTTGACTTCTTTAGAAGCTGCTCACTTAACTAAAATTGCTACTGACATTGAGACTTACTTAATGTGGGGTCATGGTGGTAGAGTTAAACAAGATGGTCCGGATGATATCAGATTATCTGTAGGTCTTTGGAAACAATTAGATAACTCTTTTAAACGTGTTTATAACAAAATAAGTTTTAGCTTAGAGTTGTTCCGTTCTGAGATTTATAATTTCTACAACGGTCGCGTTGAGTTTCAAGGTCCAGATCCTAAGAGACAACTTATCGTACAAACTGGTATGGGAGGTATGAAACTTATTAACGAATCAATCAAAAGAGAAGCTGCTAATTCAGGTCTTGTTATCCAGGCTGCTGCTAATAATGGTATTGGCGCTATCACTGGTCAAGGTATGGACTTGAATTTTGGATTTGCTTATACTAGCTACGTTATTCCTTTCTTAGCAAATGTAAAATTTGTATTGAATCCGGCATTTGACAACGTTCATACTAACGATATTGAAAACCCATTGATCGATGGTTTCCCGTTAAGTTCTTATAACTACATTATTTTTGATGTTACTGATAACACTAATGATAACATTTACTTGTTAAAATTAGCTTGGGATAATCAATTGAAATGGTGGTATCAAAATGGTACTATGGATTACATGGGTAAAACTCAAGGGTTTAACTCATCTGGTCAATTTAACGGTTACCGCGTGTATATGTCTCAAACATTCCCGGCTATTTGGGTAAAAGATCCAACTAAAGTGTTAAAGATTGTTATGAGAAACCCGATTACCGGTGGATCATTCTAGTAAAAAAAAGAGGGCTGTGAAAACAGCTCTCTTATTATTATAATCACTAAATTTTCAAACAATGAAAACAAAAACTCCTACTAAAAAAGCTACAAAAACAGCTTCAGCTAAACCTTCAATGATGTATGGCGGTTCTAAAAAAACAAGTAAAACCTCTATGATGAAAAAAGGTGGATCTATGAAAAAAGCTTGTTAATAACTATTAAGCTGAGTAATATGCACTTTGACGGGTTCGTATCCTGTACTCAGCTCTTAAACCAACAATTATAAAACAATGACTAGTACTTTAGAAAAACCAACAACTACAGTAGAAGTAAAAAACACAATTACTGTAAAACCCTATGTAGATCGTGCAAAAGAAAACATGGGTCTTGAGAATTACAACATGGTTGTATTCGATGGAGTATACCAGGAAGAACAACTCGCTTACGTTGAAAATAACGGAATAAGAAGATATCTTACTGGGTTAAACGAATTTGCTCCTGAAATTAAAACAATTGCGGATCCTGAAGAAAAAAAAGGTAAAATCTTAGAAATAAGAAGAACTGTGGCCCAGCTTGAAAAAGAATTATCGTCTAATATTATAGACGAAGATGATCCTCAGTTTTGGTCTAAAGTAAAATTATTAAGACCTGATAATGATATTTTTTGGGGTAATATTACTATGAGATGTAGTAATAGTGAGATCCATTTGAATATTCATACAGAACCTATGGATCTTATAAAACTTCATGCTATTGAAGCCGGTGGATTTTCGTTGATAGCTAAAAGTTTTGAATGGGCCCGTATGAGTAGTTTTCCTTATAAGTTTTATTTAGATAAATCTGTAGATACTATTTCTACTAAAACCGAAATCAAAAAATTACGTAATAAAGCTCTTGCTGAATTACAAAAATTATTTGATAAGAATACTAATAAGTTGTGGTTAGTAGCTAAAAGTATTGACGGAAACTCTGTTCAATATAAAAAGAATACACCTAACGATATTGTTTATGATAACATGGATAAGTATATAAACGGGGAAGGTATTGAAAAAAGTACTAAGAAAGCTCCTAAACAATTTATGGAAGCTGCCGCTTTAGATATGGAAACGTTAAAACTTAAAGCTATAGTTAACGATTCGTCTTATTACAAATACATCGCTCCAAAAGCTGATGGGGTTATATATCACTTATCGACTAATACAATTATCGGAAGAAATCCTTCAGAGTGTGTAGAGTTTTTAAAGAATCCTTTAAACGAAAAGATTCTTGAAGATTTGATGAAACGATTAGAAGTTCAATGGAATAAGTAATGACTAAGAGTACTAAATCAAAGGTTAACGAAGCAGGTAACTATACCAAACCAAGTATGAGAAAATCTTTATTTGAAAAGATTAAAGCTGGTTCTAAGGGTGGCGATCCCGGAGAGTGGTCGGCTCGTAAAGCTCAGTTACTAGCAAAAGAGTACAAATCAAAAGGTGGTGGTTATAAAACTAAAAAATAGTAATCATGAAAAAAAGTACATCTAAAAAACCTAGCGTTAAAAAAACTGGAGGTTTGGTAGCTTCAGAAAGAAAATGGGAAATCGAAAATGCGTTGAGTACTTTAAAAAGAGCTGACGAAATACGTAAAGATTCTAAAATGATGTCTGATGTAAAAAAATTAGCTAATGAACAAATGTCGGTTTTAAAAACTTTTAGTAAATAGTGGCTAAAACTATATCACAAAAAAGTTTAGATCGTTGGACTAAACAACAGTGGACTACTTCGTCCGGTAAACCTTCTGGGGAAACTGGTGAAGTATATGCTCCGACCAAGACTATATCAAAATTAAAAAGTACAGAATCTGGTAGAAAAAAATTAGCACAAGCAAATGCTAAGAAAAGAGAAGCTACAAGAACTGGAAAACAACATGCGTCACACGGTTTACATAAAGGTAAAAACAGATAGTTATGTCTACAAAAAAAGATTCTAGACTTACTAAAGCCGGAGTTAGTGGTTATAATAAACCAAAAAAAACTCCTAGTCACCCGACAAAATCGCACGTTGTAGTAGCTAAATCTGGTGATCAAGTAAAGACTATTCGCTTTGGTCAACAGGGTGTATCTGGTTCTCCAAAAAAAGAAGGAGAATCAGAAAGTAGTCGTAATCGTAGAGAATCTTTTAAAGCAAGACACGCTAGTAATATATCAAAAGGTAAAATGAGTGCGGCTTATTGGGCTAATAAAGTAAAATGGTAATTAATGTTAAACAATGAGACAATTTTATTAAAAATAAAACAGAGGTTGAATAAACTGTCTAGTAACGATTTTGACAATATCGAAGACTGGGCCATTATAGAAGCTTTTAATAAAGCTCAATCAGACTGGTCTCGTAGAAACTTACATGGTATTAATCAATTAAAAGAAGGGGATGAATCTTCTTCTAGACGTATTGATGATTTCCAGGTTTTACTTACTATTCATGACTTTAATCTTTTCAAAAAAGATTTGTTTTACGAAACTTCATTGATACCGGATAACTATTTTCATTGGAAACGGTTAGATATTAAAGGTTCAAGCGATTGTTGTCCAGGTTCCAAAAATATGATTGTTTATCAAGTAGAAGAAGGTAATATACCAGAAATCTTAAAAGATTTTAATAGAAAACCTAACTTTGAGTGGAGAGAAACTGTTTGTACTCTATTAAATAATAGAGTTAGAATCTATACTAATAATGAGTTTGACATTAAAAAAGCTTCTTTAGTTTATTATCGTCAACCTCGTAAAATAGAAATATTAGGACAAAGTAATCCTTATACCCAAACCGTTTCTACAGTCAATGTTACTTCAGAATTTAAAGATGATATTGTTGAGGTAATTATTGACGAAGCTTCAAAAATAATTGCAGGAGATATAGAATCGTTGGTTCAATATCAAAGACAATCACAACAAGTTGAACAAAATAATTAAAAAATTTGGATAGTAAAAAATTGTTTCTTATATTATAATATTGTTTATTAATCTTAAAATCAAAACACAATGAGTTATTTTAATCATTCTTTTACAAAACGCTTCTTAGTTAATGGAGCAACTTTAAATCCAGGAGACAAAGTACCTGGTACTAATATTACTACACCTGTTGAAACAGACGCAGGAGTAATTGTATCTCAAGATCCTAATTTTACTACGGCAGATCTTGCAAAATTTCCTCCGGGTTATATAGGACTTTTTGACGCGAAAACATATAAGCTCTATAATATAGAGGATACAGCGTCATCAGGATATGCAAATACTAAATGTTGTCCTTTTATTATTGCTGGTTCTTCCTTATTAACCAACGATAAAATTGGACCATATCACGGTGGTTACAAAGAAACAAATAAGTCTAAAGTAATTAATCCCAAGTATATTCAGAAATCATACGCTGTTGAATCATGTTTACCAGAACAAGCTGTAGTTCATATCGGATTAACCAATCTTAGATTATCTGGTAAAATTGTTAGTTTTACTACCGATGGTTCTTTTGGTTCGATTCCTGCTGATGGAACATATACTATTGCTCTTACAGGAGGTACTGGTTATGGTGCTGTTGTAACAGTAGTTGTTGAATCAGGTGCTATTACTAGTACTACAATTACCAATGCTGGTGTAAAATATACTGATACTGATGTATTAATAGCAGAAGCTGGTGGTGAAATATTTACTATTACAGTAGCAACTGTTAGTGTAACTAGTGTTGATGAAAATTGTTGTCCTACGTTTTGTTGTGAAAAAAATTACTATCTAAGAATTGATGTAAAAGGATCTCCAGCATTACGTTTCGCTAATCACAATCTTTATAGAACTCTTTTAGCTCAGGGAGGTACTTGTTGTAATCCAGTTGTGACTGAAGCTCAATTAAATGGTGGCGCAGCATGTCCAAGTTTAAGAGAAGCAATTTGTGACGTATGTACTCCTGTTGATCCTACTCTTATTTATTTACAGTGGGCTGAACAAATTGTTAATGATCCTTATTTAAGAGATTTTATAAGCCCTGTAGTATTTGATTATACTGGTCAAGCATGGTTTGCTCCTGGTACTAATAACGGTATATTCGAATGGGCTACAATAAATCCTGACGGAACCGTAACTAATAATTACAAAGAGTCTCAGACAGCTATTGATTGGAGTACAACTTGTCTTGTGGAAGAACCTCCTACTTGTTGTGCAGGTTTACGTTTAGAAGGAGCTTATGTTGATACTAAGTTTGGTAATTGTTCATTCCAAATTACAGATTTCTTTGAAAAAGAACCTATTAAGATTTATGCTCAACTAGTAGATATTAATGGTGATGCTTGTTTTAATCAAATTTGTATTGTAGAAGAATGTCCTGGTAAACAAGGTATTGGTTTTGGTGAACAAGTTTTAAGAGATTTAATTTTATCGGAGTCTTATTTACAAAACTTTTTTGCAACAGATATCAGAATACGTGAGATTACTCAAGGAAGCGATGTTTTAAATGCTGTTGATAGAAATGCTATGTACGACCGTTTTTATATTCAACATAGTGTTCCAAGATTTAATAATCCTACAGGAGTATTTGATAATGATCGTTACTTATTAGAGGTAATTTTTCCAAAATCTTTTCCTGTAAACGCGTTTTTAAGTGTTTGGGATGGATCTATTGGTAATTGTGATAACTGTCCAGATACAGAATATTTTGGATGTTCTTCTTGTGATACAGAACCTTTACCGATACCTGTTGCTCCGTTATTAACTTAATTAATTATCTTAAAAAAAATAACCCGGCTTAGTCCGGGTTTTTTTATCTTTATACTTTAGTAATAAGTCCAAAATATTTTGTATATTTTTATAAAGACTAGTCATGGCCAATCACGTTTTGAGTTTAGAAATACCTGAAGTAAGTAATACTTGTATAATTAAAATCATTGACACTAGTGTTTATAGCGAATACGTAGCTTTAAAGTGTCCGGTATTACTAGTAACTCCTCCAGGATTTAATCGTTCTATTGTATTTGAAGAGAGTCGTTTATTTCCTGGTAACATAGGTGCCGGGTTTTACTTTAATCTAAATCTTACAGCCTGTGACTTAGAATTACAAAAAGATGATTGTGGTAACTCTTATAATAATCTACCTGATGGTATATACATTATAAAATATAGTGTTTCACCAAACGAAACAGTATATGTAGAATATAATCATCTAAGAATTAGTAAAGCTTTAAGAAGATATAACAATTTACTTTGTGAGTTAGAATTGTCTGATTGTGAACCTCCAAAAGATATAAAAGATAAATTAAACTATTTAACTTTAATTAAAAGATATATTGACGCGGCCAAAGCTAAAGTAGAGTATTGTCACGAACCGGAAAAAGGTATAACTTTGTTTAATTACGCAGTAAAACTTTTAGATAAGTTAGATTGTAAAACATGTTAAAATAAACCAATTATGATATGTCAAAATTGTAAAAAAACTTTATCGTGCGGATGTCAGTCTCGTAAAGCTTCAGATGGTAGAATAGTTTGTTCTAATTGTATAACAAAGTATGAGTTAAATCTTAAGGTTCTTAAGAATATTCAAAAACCACCTCAACAACAAACACAACCCTAATGGCTGTTGACTTAAATACTATAGATCTTTATCCTTTTTGTAACGGTTCTAGTGGACAAACTTCGTTTCTACAAAACTTTTGGACGCGTTATATTCCGTATACTCAAAACGCACAAGGATTTTGTTCTATTCAGGAAAACCCTGTTAACTATGTTACAGGTGATCCTATAAATAATATAGAACCTACTCAAGAAATTAAACTATGTCTTGAAGATAATTGTAAAGTGTATTTACTAGTTAGTGGTAGTTGGTTGGCATTAACTTTTAATTCGTGTGCTAGACAGTATTTTAGAATAATTATATGGGTTTACGATCCTACTGGAACTCTTGCTCCCGGTACTGGATTAGGAGGTAGTTCTATTTACGATACAGGTACAAACTATATTATTTATGGTGGTAATGCTAATTTTGGAGGCGGGTGGACAGTAAATTATTCAGATCCTAACGCTTTTGGTATTTGGACAATACGTGTTACAGTATCATTGTGTAGCGATCCTGCAGGACCTTTGAATATTTGTGACGAAAGATTCTTTGATTTTTTAGTTACAGACGGGTGTGATCCTGAAGATACTTCTTGTCATAGAATAACTTTTTGTCCAGTTGATGATATAACTGATCCTTTTAATGGAGAATCATATTTAGCAAGTAATATACCAAATTTATTTAATGGTAAATATGCTATTGTAAATGTTACACTAGAATCTACTAATGAAACTTATGCTAGATGTATTTTCATAGAAAAGGTCGAAAGTTGTGAAGATGTTGAAACTTTACAAGAAGTTTTAAACGATCCTAACGCATATATATCTGAGGGTGTTTATGATAATTGTAATTGTCAAGGTCCTTGTGAAGTTTGTCCTCCGGGTTATGATTTTATAGTTGCAAGTAACACTTGTGAAAGAGTAATTATTACTGATGTTATTCCTGGTCAAACAAGTATAACCACTGAAATTTGTATACCAATAGTACCAGTAGTAAGTGTTTTACCGAATAGTAATTACAATTCTAAAGGTGCTCTTATTTACGAAGAAGTCTTAGATAAAGATTTACCTTTAATATTAACTCCTCAGAACGTTTTTCCCGATAGTAATTTACAATGTACCAACGCAGAGATACCTCAGCCGGGCCCGGGATACGTTACTACAAATCCTGGTAATTATACTTCTGGATTTTTACCATGTCCTCTTACAGGAAATCGACATAATAATGTAAATACCGCAGTTCCTGTAATTTGGCCCGATACTGTTGTTCCGGGTTTAGTAAATTCTTTTCAGATAGCAGAGTTTCAGAAAACAGTCTTTAGACAAAGTCCGATTTTTAATGTACCTCCTACGACTAAGTTCCTGGGTCAAGGAGCTCCTCTTAAAGCGTTAGTTGCAGTTCTTGGACCACCGTGGGTACAACCAGGTGATTCCTGGATGAACCGTATTGGTAAAACCGGTAAGAATGGAGGGTTATTAACAAATACTACTCAAAATGTAAACTACGGTTTTCTTTATAACTGGCACGCGTTAACTAACGGTGTATCAGGATCTGATGGTAGAGGTACTAGAGGTATAGTAAATATTAATACCACGGGTAACTGGCGAGTACCGACCGATGCTCAATGGGATACTCTTATAGGATATATAGATCCGGGATTTTCTCCTATACCTACTATAGGATCTCAAAGCGGAACTGTTGGAGGAATTTTAAAAATAGGAGGTACAGCCGACTGGTTTCCTTCAAATGTAGGGGCGACTAATGGTGTAGGTTTTACTTCTTTACCGGGAAGTGTACGTAATCCTCCTTTTGGTTTACCTAACATAAGTACATATTATTGGACATCTACTGAAAATTTTGGAGCTAACGGTTTTTATAGAGGTCTTTCTGGCGGTAATGCCTCGATAGATAGGGGAGCTGCAGCTAAGTATACTGGTATGAGTGTTAGAATTTTTAGAAACGCATCTGTAACCGAACTTCTTTTAACCGATGGTACCTGGATATATAATGCTTATCAGGATAATACTGGTAATTATTATAACGGGGTTAAAATTGGAACTCAAGTTTGGATTACTGAAAATCTTAGAGACGAGTTTTATAATGACGGAACACCTATTGTAAATATTATAGACGATCCTACGTGGCTTGCTGATACTACAGGTGCTTACTGTAGTTATAATAATAACCCTCCTATAATAACTAGTGTTTCAAATATAGATATGGTTGTTCCTGAACAACAAGATAATGTTTGGTACGGTGTTACAAAGGTTTTAATATCACCCGATAATAGAGTAACTCATTTAGCTATTTCTTCAGATAATAGTTTTAGAGTGTTTTTGAACAATAATCTTCTTATAGAAGCTAACGTTGGAGACGGTATTAAACCTACTTTTACATTTGCTCACCTATTCAAACTTACATTACCTGCAGGGACTCACATAATGAAACTAGAAACTCTGAATTATTCTGGTGATGCGGGCTTTGCTTATCAATTACTAGATGCTGAGTTACCTCAAATATTAGCTGTGGCTACAGAAAGTGATTTAGATAATCTATCTGTATTTTCATCTAAAAATGATGATGGTTTTGAAATAAAAGATAATACATATCGAGCGCCAACAGTATTTCCTTGTTATACTTGTCCAGAAGGTTTTGAAATTATTGGTCAAGGTACAAGACAAGCTTATTGTTTAAAAGTTGAGTCAATACCTGCGGGTCCAGGATGTCCACCTAGTCCTGATAACATAACACCTTTTGAACCAGAATTAAAAGTGCGTTGTATAGAACCGGGATTAAAAACAGATGGTTGTGTACCAAATGATTTCACTAAAAAAGATTGCGATACATCATGTCATTAGAAATACTTTTTACTACAACAGGTAATGAACAAGGACTTTACGATCCTTCAGAAGGTTGTTTAAATATAAACGATGGTACTTGGTTATCTCCAGGATATTTTTTAAAAATACCTAGAAATTTAAACGATTGTAGTGCTTGTTTTCCTACTTTTATTAGACCTGATACTATAATTGCTCCAGATGTATGTAATATTTTATGGAGATTTTCAATGTGGATAGAAACATCTACAGGAGTATATGTGAATGGTACTTATACAGGAGATAATTACGGTAACGCAGCTACATTAGGTAGTTCTGCTTTTAAATCTTGGAATGTTTTTAGTTATTTAGACCCTTGTGTAGAATATAGAATAGTTCAACAAATAGAATTTTGTGATCAACAAGGTGATGTTCAAGGAATAACAAATGTAATACCTATAATAAGATGTACAACATCTAATAATTGTTATACTTTAACTCCTTGTAGTGAAGAATATCCAGTACTATTTATTAGTAACAATTTTGAAAGTTACTTAAATCAGACTGTTAAATTCAGATTTACTTTTGAAAACGAAACTTCAGAAGATATTTGTTATTTAGTAACTAAGTCTGAAAATTGTTGTAACCATGAAAATATAGTAGGTTATGATATAAATGGGGAAATTGTTGACGTTTATGAAATATTAGGAACCTTTGGAACTTGTGAAAGTTGTCAAGAAGAAAACACCCCTTCTACTTGTTGGGATATAGAGTTATGTGATGATGTATATGTTGTAGATACAGAAAATCCTGAAACACCTCCTTTAATTATTTATCCGGCAGGAACCGTTCTTAAAACTACAGATGATCTTTCTAATCTTAACGGTTCGTTTGTAAAAATAAAATTTCAATATTGTTTCTTTTTAGGAGTATTAAAAGTATGTCCAATAAATGTTACAGTTTGTGCTAAGATTACTCAATCTAATGTTTGTATAGATGCAGTTCCGTTAAATGATTTAATACCGTATCCACCTTTTGATCCAGGAATTAAAACGGTAACTATTCTTAAAGGACTATTTACTACTTGTGGATGTGAAGAGTTAGCACCACCAGCACCTCCTACACCAGATCCAGAACCACCGTGTTTTTACAAACCGGTTTGTTCTGTACACCAGGTTAAAAAAGCTTTGTGTAATTTTTCTGAAATGATGTATAATATCATGTTGAAAAATAGATTTGGTATAAAGAACTGTTGTCCAGTAAATGAGGAAAAAACTATTATAAAAAAAGAACAAGTAGATGTAGCTAATAAATACGATTCTAGATATTGTGGTAGTTGTGAAGATTGTGTATAGTCATTTTTTTTCAGTATATTATTAATAATAAAAGGTTATGATTCCATTAAACGGTAGAAATAAAAGTTGTGATCCGATTTCTTCAGATTGTGTAATCTGGCAAGGACCGGATATCCCATGTATAGAACTTTGTAAAGGAGATTCTGTATCAGATGTTGTGTTTAAACTAGCTACAGAGCTTTGTACTATTATAGATTTAGTAGATTTAACTACTTATGATTTATCTTGTTTTACTCCAGATTCTAAACCAGAGTCTTTTAAAGAACTTATTCAAAAAATAATAGATAAAGTTTGTTTAGGTTCTGGACTTACAGGCTTTCAACAAATATCCGGACAAACTTCAGTAGGATGTCCTGATTGTCTAGTAGAGTTAGCTCCTTGTTTACAGTATCAAAACGAGCTTGGAGATACTATTGTTAATTTACAATTAACCGACTATGTAAGATTAATCGGTAATAGAATATGTTCTATACTTTTAGAAATAAGTGTTTTAACAGGGAGAGTTGATGATTTAGAAGATAGAATAGAAATTTTAGAAAGTTATTTCCCTTTACCGATTCCGGCTCAACCTCAGATAACTCCGGTTTGTGTAATTACACCTGCTATTCCTACAGATATTAGTATCGTATTAGCAGCATTAGAATCTCAGTTTTGTCAATTAAGATCGGCCACCGGTACTCCTACACAACTGTTTGGTGCTATCCAAGGTAATTGTTTACCGTCTCAACCACCTCAAGCACTGTCTACTAGTGGTAATATAGCTAGTTGGCAGTTAGTACAAAATTTGTCTAATGCTATGAATAACATATATCTTATGATATGTGATCTTAGACAAGCTGTTTCTACAATTCAACTTAACTGTTGTCCTACAGGATGTGATGGTATAGATGTACAGTTTCAATACGCGTACAGTAATCCTAATCTTACTTTATATTTTACCGGAACAATCCCAGCAGGATTTATTTATTGCGGTGGTATTACTCCGAAGATAAAAATTACAGACGGTAATGGTAGCTTTACCTACGTTGATGTTGATATCATCGGCTCTATCAATGACCCTGGTGGTATAGTTATAGATTTATCGTCTACAATATTAGACGTAAACTCTAATTTCTTATTAGAATTAAGACCTTGTTACTTTAATCCTGAAACTAACAGTACTTGTCAATATGATTACTGTAGTACGATTGTGAATCAAATAGACTGTCCAGTATTAGAAACATCATCTATTACTACTACCTCGTTTAATTTTGAGGTTGACATACTTACAGGTACTATAGATGTTACAATTAACCTATATGATGCTACCGGTACAACTTTATTACAATCAAGTAGTAATCCTGGTGTAATCGGTCCAAGTACAATATCTGGAACATTCGCAGGTTTAACAGCAAACACTGTTTATAAAGTGCAAATAGTTATTGTGATAAACGGTGTATCTAAAACATGTCCTTGGAATATTTTTACAACATCCGAACCAGAATCAGAAATATTACCATAATATATCATGAGTATAGATAAATATAACAAACAACTTTGTGATATATTACAAAGTCTACAAGATCAAATAAATAATATAGAACTTGCTAGTGATGTAGGTGTTATGTATCTTAAAAATAACTCTACAGTAACTGTTATAACAGCTATAAATGAAAGAAAAGTAGTAGCTGGTACTATGCAGACAGGTATATTAAAGAATTTCCAATTAAATGGTCAAGCTTTAGAATATATAGGTTTAGGTGGTAGATTCCATATAGTAGTTACTTTTAATTTTAATGGTGGGAGTCGTGACACTTATGGATTTTATATTGGTAGAAATACTAATCCTTTAAGTACGTTAGATCCTAATGCAGATCGTATATCCGAAAGTGAAATATATGTTAACTCAAATCAATTAAACGACCAACCAGTCGGTGGTGCAATACAAACTATAATTGACTTAAATACAGGTGATAGAGTTTTCTTTATTGTACAAAATAGAGAAACTACTAGTGATATTACTGTAGAGTTTATGAAGTATACCGTTACACCTATTTATAAAACAATTTAATAAACTAAGTAATAATTTTAATATCTATCATAACCGTATTATCAAAGAAAATGATTAAATTATTGTATCGATAACTAAAATATAATGGTTAAAAGTATAGATAAATATAACGAACAACTTTGCGCTTTGATTGCTTCAAAGCAAGATTTACTAATTAGTGGTGATACCATAAAAACAATAAACGGCCAGTCTTTATTGGGTTCTGGTGATATTACTATACCTGGAGGTGGAGGAACATTAGTAGCGTTACCATTTACAACTGATCATATAGCAGCAACAGGAAATCCATATTTGATTGGTGATCTTGTTTGGTATGGTGGAAATGTATATAGATGTATAGCTAATAATGATTCATTACAACCAGATCTTGCTCCTGCTTATTGGGTAAATCTTGGTGCGGGATATCCGCTTGTTCAACAACCTTCGGATTGGAACGCAGCAACTGGAAATAATCAAATATTAAACAAACCTACTATACCAACAGTAGGTACATGGGGTGCATTAAACTATCCTACATGGGTTAGTGACACACCATTTGTAAAAATGACTGCTGTTGGTACGTTTGCTCTTGATACAAATACTTATCTTACGTCAGCTGTTACAAGTGTAACTGCAACAGCTCCACTAGTTTCATCAGGAGGAAACACACCTGATATATCTACCTCTATGGCTACTAATAGACTTATTGGTAGAAGTACGGCAGGTGTTGGAGTAATGGAGGAAATTACGATTGGTAGTGGATTAACTTTAAGTGGTGGAACTTTAACAGCAGCAGGTGGTGGAATAACAATAGGGACAACTGCAATAGCAAGCGGAACAATAGGAAGATTATTATTTCAAGGCACAGGAGATGTAGTTCAACAAAGTACTAATCTATTTTGGGATAATACCAATAGTAGATTAGCTTTAGGTACATCTTCACCAATAGCTAGTACAAGATTAACTGTATTGGGCTCGGGGATTACTTCATCTACATTTGGTTTACAAATACATAATAGCACAGGAACTAATAATGCTCTAGTAGTAAGAGATGATGGAAGAGTAGGTATTGGAACTGCATCACCAAATGGTCAATTAACAATTCTAAGTGGTACAGCATCAGTAGATTACACCACATCACCAACATATAATCTAGGTCAAATAACTGGTGGTTTATATATAAAAGACACCGCACAAGGTATAACAGGTAATAATGGTTATATCGAGGTATCAACTGAAAATGCAAATGCAAATATATTAGGGTCAATGATTAATTTAAGTTCTGGATTAACAACAAATAATTCAAGTCTTAAATTACTAACCACACACGATAGCGCAGCAGTAAGTTCATATACCGCTGGAAGAACATATATTGTTGCAGATAAACGAACTGGTGGGGGTTCATCACAACTTCAATTTGGTGTTCAAAATAGTGGGACTGCAACTGCAAGTATGTATTGGACTGGTGGGAATGCTGCTAATACTATTGCTGGTAGTCATATTGGTATGCAATTAGATTTTTCTTCTTTAGGTAGTGGTGCTCCATCAGAAACAGCAAAATTATCTATTAACGGTGCAACTAATACAGCAATATTAAATGTTAAAGGCACAGGCAACACACAAGCAACATACGGATTACAAATTCACAACTCAACTGGAAATAATAACTCATTTATTGTTAGTGATTTAGGTAATATTGGTATTGGCACAACATCAGCAGGTACGAGTGCAACAAAAACATTGGTAATTAATAATGGCACAGCACCAAGTGGTAATGTTACTGATAGTTTTCAACAATATTCAGCAGATGTAGTAGCTGGTAATGCAGCACCACATTTTAGAACTGAAAATGGTAATGTAGTTAAAATTTATCAAGAAACTACAGGAATAGTAGCAGCAGCCTTTGTAGCCAATACTTCATTAATAGCAAATGATACAGCGACATTTGGAGGATATACAATAGGTCAAGTTGTAGCAGCGTTAAAAGCACAAGGATTATTAGCATAATTTAAAAATAAAAAACAATGGCACTTTTAATTAAAAAAACAGGCTTACTAAAAACAGATGGTACAGAAATATCAATAGGTCAAGGAATTAACGATGGTATATTAATTCGTTTTTTTCCACAAGGTGAAAGAAAAGGTTTTAATCAAAAATTATTTTTAACCTATAACGTAACTTTAACTTCAGATTTAGAAAATTATAGTACTATTGATATTATTTACGATTTGAATAATAAAGCTACATTGGTCACTTCGTTTGTAGTTGAAATAGCTGATTTTCAAACTTTAATAAACGATTATGACGAATGTGTTCAAGAGTTGCCAGTAGGTACTCATCCGATGGCTATTGTATCTTATGGGTATCATAAGTTTATAAAAGAAGAGTTAGAAAAAGTTTTAGGACAAGACACAGTTGAAATTAGATTAGATTTGATGTAAAATATAAATTATGAACATTACAAGAAAAGAAGCTAAAGAATTATATTCAATATTTTCATTGAATAAAATGGAAGAACCTAAATTAAATTGGGTATTCCAACGTAACATTAAAAAATTAAAATTGATTGTAGAAGATACTAACGATTTAATTGAAGAACAAAGATTATCCTTAGTAAGTGTTGATGAAAAAGGCAATACTATTGTTGAAAATGGAGGTTATAAGTTTACACCAGATAATCTAAAAGAATTAAATAAAAAAATAAAAGAAATAAATAATGAAAAAGTAGAATTTGAACCTTATAAGTTTACTAAAGAACATCAGTTTTTAGAAGAATTTAATAAACTAGGTAATGATTTTATTGCCTGTTATAGTGATATTATCATAGAAAATGATTAAATTATAGTATGAGTACCTGTACTAATTGTAAGAAAACAAAATCAAAGTGTGGTTGTGCGAACAAAGGTTTGACAACTCCACCTCCTTGTGCTACCGATACTCCTGTTTGCCCGGTACCTGAAAGGTGTGCTGAAACTTTTAGCGCAGAGTGTATAGTATATATGGGCCCGGATTTACCAGAAATAGGTTTAAAATCAGGAGACCGTGTAGATAATATTATACAAAGAATATTTTCGCTGTTTCTTAATCCTGGCTGTATGTTACCAGGTAACCCTTGTCAATCACCTTTAGGGTTAGATAGGATAGCTGTAACAAGTAATTCGATTAGTATCGAGTGGGATGCCGTGACTTTAGCTACTAGTTATACTGTTAGTTATAAGAAAGCAATAGATGTAAGTTATACCAATTTACCATCTACATTAAATACTAGTCAATTAATATCACCTCTTCTATCAAATACAACTTACGATATCAAAGTAATATCTAATTGTGGTGAAGATCCGGGTTCTCCGAAATGTTCTTCTTTAGCGATTAGATTAACTACTAAACAAGCTTTACTTTAAGTCAGAAATCACAACTTGTTGGTTTGTTTGTGATAAAGACCAGGCCCGGACACTCGTCCGGGTTTTTTATTACTCGAAAATTTCGTATATTAATACTAACTTCACTTCATGATAAACCATCTGATAAAAAAACCAAATCTTAACGCACCGCGTTATAGGAAAGAAGTTAAAAACGTCTTAGACGAAGAGTTTTTTGAAATGTTTTACGATAAGTTTCCTAAACATAAAAATCTTTCGGAAACACAGATTCGCAAGATAATCGATTCAGTAAATACTCTGATTTGGAAAACCGCGATAAAAGAAAGAGATGGTGTAGAATTTCCAGAAGGTCTTGGTTATATATTTCTAGGATCCTGTAAACAGTCTAAAATGTTTAGTACTGATTACGGTAAATCTTTGAAAAACGATGTGAGGTTTAAAAATTATAACTGGGAATCTGATAATCACATGTTAAAGATTTTTTACTCAAACTTTTCTACTAAATATTCTTTTGAAAATAGAAACTTGTGGGTATTTGAATCTAGTAGGAATTTTTCAAGAGAAGCTTCTTCTGTTTATAGAAACGAATGGAAGAAATATGTTCAAGTAGAAGATCATAGAAAAATATCTTCTATGTTTAGAAACTATATTAAAACACAAACTATAAATAATAAAAAAAGGGATATTCCTGATAATTATGACGAATTTGATTTAATAGACTAGTATGATTACAATAGCCGAAGCAGTATCGAGAATAAGAGCCGTTTTAAAATTTACAAAAGAAGATACTTTTGTTACAGATAGAGTTATTTACAGTGTTATAAGTAAATACTCAAAACTTGCTCTTAAGAAGTTAGAAAAAGAAGGTAAGTTATTTGTTAACGATGACCTTTTTACAGAGATCACATGTTT